TGGCTGCGGAATTATTAGCCTTATCAGCCGCATTATTGGCATTTATCGTTGCGGTGTTCGCATTCTCGGTCGCAGTATTCGCATTCTCAGTTGCGGCATTGGCGTTATCGGTTGCGGTCTTACATGCTTCGGTCTGTGTCCTGGATTCCGCAGCAGCATCGGTAGCAGGCTTCATCAGCTCTGCCTTATCGCTATCCGTGAGGTCAGCAAAGCGGAGACGGATTCCCTTTGGAATACCGAGATTAAGCTTATAGACAGGGTTTCCGTTTGTATCAGTACCAGAAGCTGATACGGAAGCCGTAGCTTCTGCGTCCTCGGCTAGGGTAGTCACATTGCCGATGAGGAACTGAGGGGTCTTGCCCGTGAAGCCACGGAAACCGCTCATATCAACAAGATAGGAGTAGAACTTCCGTCCTTGCTCATTAAGAGCGACTACATAAAGTTTGGCGTTATCCTCGTCCTCCACATTAGCGGTATTGATGAGGATAAAATCATTTTCAGCGAAAGTATTTACGTCCGTAGCATTCATTGCAGAAACGGAAGCGAATACCTTCTTAATCTGAAAAGCCTTACCTGTAAGGTTCACGTCTGTCTTGCTATAAGCCTTAGTGGTTGTATCCCATCTATAGAAGTATCCGTCTGCGTCTACGTAAGGAGGGTGCTGGGCGACACCGTTAGCATCCTCTGTCGCTTTGTCGGCAGCCGCCTTTGATGTTGCAAAATCTGATTCACGCTGAGTCTCTGCTGCCACACGAGCCTTTTCCGCATCTACCCTTGATGTTTCAGCCTTAACACGACTGTTTTCCGCAGTCACACGACCGTTCTCCGCAGCAACACGACCTTGCTCGGAATTGACGATGTTTTCATACGCTTCTATGAGGTCTGAGATAACAGGACTCATCGAAGTATAGAGTGCAAGCATACTCCATGTAGAGCCGTTGTCGTAGCTCACCTCAATACCCTCATTTCCACCTCGGAACTTAGGTGTCACACCCTCGGCTTTCACGCCTGTAGATTCTCCACCTATCACCCAATTACCATCGCTGTTGATGCTAGGCTTAATGCCATTGACGAGATAAGCCTTTACAAACTCGGCAGGAATCTTGACCTGCAAGCCGCTAGCCGTGTAGACCCAGAAGAAGTCGGTGCTAACTACTAGGCGTGAGGCGGTGCTCAACTGACTGGCTATGTCATTTATTTTTGTTTCTGTTGCCATAAAATTATTGATTTAAAGATTCATTGATTGCCTTGCTGACTGCTTCGATGAAACAAGGAGCGGTGGTTTTCTCCACCAGCCCCTTAATGATATCTAGCTCTTCCTGCGAGTAGTCGGTTTCATCACTTCCGTTCCACATCTTGACGGCAAGAGCCTGTCCTGCCAATCCAAGACCTGCACCCTGCGAATAGATGATGTTCGCAATCTGCTTGCGTGCGTCTACTACCTGACACTGGCTCTTGTCGAGTGTCACGAATACTTCGAGATGTTCTAACTTAACTTTCATATTCTTTGATTTTTATTATATAACCATTTTTTTATTCCATTAACCAGCGCTACATTCGGAAAACCACGTATCCCCATCAAATATGAGATGTATTTGCTCGTCTTTTTTTGTACTTGTAAATTCTCCTGTTTTTCCGCTCGAAGTACGATAACTAACTCCCGCAGGTGCTTTTATTGTAACATCACCCGTTCCTGCTCTTATAACAGTAAAAACATCTCCTGTTTTAGCACCTGTTGCAGAAGTTGGCAAGGTAATCGTAATGTTACTTGAATTATTGCAACGAACATACATACCTGATGCATAAATAGAAGCGCTATTACGCAAATCTATACTATAACCAAGTGGGATTACAGGAACACGGAAACCGACGAATGTACCATTCTCCATTACGATGCCAGGGTACTGAACATTAGCATTGGAAGCACCAACGTTAATGTGGATTCCAGCTTGAGTTGTAGAACTATGAGTAACAATACCATAATTCACCACAGAGAGAGCAAAGTTATAACTATCATAAGAATAACTCTTCGCATCCAGAACCACCATGCGGGTAAAGTTTTGGGCTTCATTTCCAATAGCTAATCGCGCATTACTACAGACAAGATTCTTATCTTCAATTACGAAGCCGCCAATCTGTCCGCTAGAAGCTGTAATCTTACCCGCAATATCCGCATTGGTTGTCTTCAGCTTGCCGCCCTTGGTGATGGAAGTAGTAGCATTGCTGCCTTCAGTACCGCCTATCCAGAACGCATAATCTACATCATCCTTCACCCATCGGAACGAGCCAAAGATATTGTTACCTTCCATCAGGTTAAACTGCTGACCTTGGGCGAACTTCAGAACCGCATTCTTTGCCACGATAAGAGGAGAATACATCGGACCAGTATCACTCAGTTTCGTCCACAGCTTATTTTTGTCAGAGTCAACTGCTGATGGGTCGAATGAACTGCCCGTAGCCGTATGCGTAACGTTGCATTGATAGATAGACCAGCCATCGTTAGCATTGTTATCCTCAATATATATCAGGTCGATATACTTCTGTTCCTTGGTCAGGGCAGAATCATTATGATAAGTTGCACCGCTCTTCCATCCTTCGGAATTACGGACGATGCAGCCGTTCTTGCCCATCTTTCCGGCTTCGGCAAAGTTGGCTACCACAACAGGCTGACTCCAATCGTCCTGAACAGAGTCAGTACCATGTTTTCCTGCACGAACAGATTCCCATATAAACCTGTTTGTAGACGATACTGCTAGCCGTTTTGCCGTCCATCCTCCCTGCAAGATACCATTTGTACGGTAAGGCTTGGCTGGCACTGACGTATCGTTAGCGGTAGCGATATAGGCGCGCTCCATAACGATGGCTTCAGCCTGCATCGGCATCGCCTTGCTCCAAGTTATGTTGCTGGCATCATCTACGGTTCCGTCGGTACGCCACAAACTCTCAGTAAGAGCTATCATTGCTTGCCAGGCAAAGAGACCATAGTCTCCGAAGAAGTCATTGCTACCATCCTTGAAATATCCGATAAAGAAATAATATTCTCCTGCATCAGGCATGGATAATTCAGCAACAAGGCTCTGTCCGTTGCCGCTTATATCATAGGCATACTTCGATTTGCTGAGATATTCATCGTCTGTCTTCAGCTGATTACCTTTGTCATTGATAACCTCAGATGGAAGATAGAGACGGGAGATACATACCAGGTCGTAGTTAGCTTCAGAGTAAGACTTCAGCATCACTCTGAGATAGCTATCCCGAAAATGGTTAACAACCTTAATACGGCGTATGCAATAGCCGTTGTTACCAAGAGAGGCAGGCGTCTTATAGAATGTTTTCTTCTGCTTTATACCATCTAACAGAATTTCACTTTCTTCTGTTCCCCATGCGTTAGTACTGCTGTTGTATCGGTCGCTAATTTCATCTGTTGTAATCTTACCACCAAGCACGATACTCTTACCTCCCGTAGCTGGAGCCGTCTTTGTCCAGCCGTTGCCAATATCATCCTGCGCATTATCATAGTCGGCAAGCGTTTTCGAAGTAGGAAGAACTGATGGTTCTGAAGCTGAAGACTGATAGCCTACGAGGAGACTATGGCCGTCCTTAGCCTTATATCCCTCGCAGGACACTGTGTATTCAGGAGCATCCTCAGTATAGTCTGTTCGGACCACCTTCCACAACCAAGGCTTGTCGTCACTGAAATTGGTCGGCATGGTTGTAGAACCATTATCCCAGATGTAGTTAGCCTTAGGAGCATCAGTCAGAGAGTACCATGCAATAAACCTTGTTTCCTGACTGACGATACTTTTGGGATAACGATTGAAAAGTTGTGGCATCGAGAACTCACCATCACTGCCAAGTTCTCCCCGCTTATAAGCCACGAAAACATATCGCTTATCTACAGTAGGAGCCATCAGGTCATCCTGCCATCCTTCAGTAAGTTTTCCGTTTGTTCGGCTTGGTGCAGAGAAATAATTATGGAGATAATTAGACTGATAATAGATATACTCATACCCGTCACCATCAGCACCCGTCACGTTTGGCACTATCTTCACGGTCACATAGTCTATATAGGTTGAGCCGTCAAGTGTGCCCGTAACTTTGAAGACTATAGTCTGTGCAACCATTCCGAGTCTCGCACCTTCTGCACACGATATAGAAGCCGTATTACCACTTATGTAATAAGACACATTAGTAGTATTTGCCCTGTCTCTAACAACTTGACTTACATTACAGTCCCTTCCGTCTACACGAAGGCTAAAATGAATATCCTCGCTGAACGCTGCCAGTGCCTTGCCAGTACTGTCAGTAGGTATCGTAACAATATCGTCCGTAGATGAAGCCTTAGGCGCATGCTTACCATCGGTAGCGATATAGCCGATAAGCTGCGCATCAGAATAAGTCGTATCCCCGTTTTTCCATACTATCTTATCACGACTCCAGATGTACGTTCCCTTAGAGGCATCAGTAGGATAGGCATCGTCCCATGAAGTAGGCTTATTTTTGTCGGATGCCGATGTACCATATTGCTCTGTTACCGATGCAAGGTCAGAGCACTTACCGATGCAGTAGATGCCAGTCAGGGCTTCAGAACCGTTGGTGTAGACAACCTTGTCTGCGCTCCATACGAAGTCATCCTTATATTCTTCAATCACCGCCTCTGACAGCGTATTAAAATTGAAGCTGCTAGGCTTCGAAGTCATGGATTTTGACAAGCCATACCATGTGTTCACGCTCTTGATACCGATACCATCCTTCGCCTTATAACCCTCGCAGGAAACCACATCGTCCGTAGTACCATCAGTATAGGTTGTTCTGATAATCTTCCACAGCCAAGGATTGCTATCATTGAAATCTGTCGGCATAGTGGTAGAACCATTATCCCAGATTATTATAGCAGGAGGAGCAGGAGTTAAAGAACTATTTGTATAGAACCTCGTTTCCTGCTTAGAGATACTCTTAGGGAAGCGGTTGAAGAGCTTTGGCGTTGAGAACTCGCCATCGCTACCAACTTCACCCTGCTTGTAGGCTACCCACACATATTGCTTATCCTTGGTAGGGAACATCGGGTCGTCCTGCCATCCGGTAGTCAGCACACCGCCCGTTCTGCTTGGCTTCGCAATGGCAGACGCAGAGCTGGAAGCTGTAAGGTAATAGATATATTCATACCCGTCACCGTCCGAACCCGTCACGTTAGGTACTACCTTAACCGTTACATAGTCGGAATAGCTTGAGCCATCGTCAAGCGTGCCCGTCACCTTGAAGACAATGGTCTGCGAGGTAATACCGAGGGCAGCACCTTCCTCGCACGTTATTGTAGCCACATTGCCGCTGATAGAGCAGGACACATTACTGAGCGTAGAACTGTACCTTTGAATTGATGAAATATTACACTCATGTCCGTCTACGAGCAGACTAAAGCCAACTTCCTCGCTGAATGCCAGAAGAGCATTGCCATTACTGTCTGTCGGTATAGTGACAATATCATCGGAAGACTTTGCCTTAGGCGCATGTTTACCGAAATGTGCGTATTCCGCAGGTTCAGAGAACGCTCCCCAATGACCATTTGTAGATACTCGCTTGCATACCCATTCGTACAGATTCACTGCATCCACGCCAGTAGGGTCATCCGTCCATCCATCAGGAACAAACTCCTGGTCTGTGCGCTGGTATTCCGTGTTTGTAGCATAGTCGCTAGGAGTAGGGTTAGAAGGAGCGGAGTTTTGCAACTTAAAGATATACTCGATACCCTTACCGTCCTTGCCGAATGCAAGCACAGGTACAGATTCCTTGTCGAGAATGTTATTATTACTGTCATAGAGAGCGAAAGTAACCATCTTGTCGTCTGAGGTTACATCAACACCAGCACCAAGAGCCAAGTCTTTAGTAGCATTCTCGCTCTTTCCGTATTTCAACGATATTCCAGCAGGAAGAGTAGTCAGCTTGTATCGCTTGTCGTCAGATGATGTTGCATAGACATCGCAGCTCACGAAATTGACAGAAGTACCACCGTCCTTATCAACTACGATGCTGTCCGCAGAAGGTATCAGCTCATACACGACCGTATCAGATGATTTGAGGATAGTCAACTCCCTTGTATACTCATAGTTTGCACCCGCGTATCTTCCAACAACCGTAATGTTCATCTTCGTTACCTGAGCGAGGGTATCGTCGGTAAGGTTATCCGCATCAATAGTGATTACCTTTGCTTTGCCCTCAATGCTCATAGAAGTCTTCAGACCAGCTACCTTAGAGATATTAAGTGACGAGATAGTCCAAGGTTCATTGTGATACAGAAGTGACACCTTAGTCTTGATAGGCAAGCCGATGTACTTAGCTGTCTTGGTATTCCATGCCACCGATGCACTCTCATTGCTCAGGTCGCACACCATAAAAGGCAGGGTATCATGCTGAATGCGGATAGGCATCTGCACCATCTTCGAGGTCTTACCTTCCAACTCTACCACAATCGTTACCATTGCATCCGTAGCCTTGCGCATAGCATCATAGTCAAAGGTGGCATCATCTTTTGTTCCTGCAACGCCATCCTTGATATTGCGGATAGCAGTAACAAAGACGGTAGAGTTCTGTACCATCACTTCGCAGTCCTCGCTCACGGCATGCACACGATAATGACCTGCTGTCACGTCCTCAGTATTGCCATCCTCTTCAAGCAATATATCCATTCCCTTGCGCACGAATACAGCCGTAGAGATACGGTATTGTTTTGTAGTCTTCGCCTCGTCCTCAGTATAGAGACCGTTAATTACATTGCCCATATCATCTACCGTAATAACGCTTTGGTATTGAGACAGACTTACATCGTAAGCCTTTGCCTCCTCACGCAAGTCATCGAGTCCCGAAAGACCTTGCAGGAAGTTGAGATTCCCTCCGAAATAGATGTTGTCCTGAACGTAGATACCATTGCCTTCAGGTCGCACGATTGAGCCATCCTTCTTGACAAGTGCCAGACCGCCCAACCATCCGTATCTTGCTACACGGTTCTGAGACTGCACTTCCCACGTGCTGACTCCATCCAATACCTCGATAAAGCTGTTACCGCGAGACGAGAAATACATGCTGCTCTGTCGTTTGTCATCGGTGAAGCTACCGTATTGGGCAAAGTCCATATAGGCGCAAGGGTCAGGAGTCACTGAACTTCTCTTGCCGTACTGAAAGACGAATTTTCCCTTTTCGCTCGTGATGATATGACTCACGTAGAAATAAGTAGAGAAGAAACCCTTGTGCTGTACGAAGTTGCAATCATCCAAAGCTCCCTCCTCAGTCTTATCCGAACTATATATGTTGTCAATATCAGCATAGAGACCACGACAAATATCACCCACCTGTAAAGAACCGTAATCATTCTCCTCAAGATGCAGGGTGATAGTACGGTTCTTCACGTCCACACTCTCGATAGTACCATATCCGTTCGTATTCCACTGCTCTGCCTTGGTAACGGAAATCTCATTGAATACAAACTTAGGAGCAGATATAAACTGACGAGCATAGATGCTGTTTGCCTCTATATTACCCTTCTCATCTATCTGAGCACCATGACCGTAAGGACCAGAGTCGAAATTATTGGTGAGGAGTTTGAAGAGGCTCAGAGTACCATCAGCCGACCATGCGCCGTTTCCGTCACCAATATTCAATCCTTGCAAGAACTTCTGCACCTTCTCGAAGGTGATAGTGCCGTAGGCGGTATCATCCTTATCCTTGGCAAGAAAATGTTTCACGCCGAACTGACCGAGATACTGAGGCGTAACCACGGTAGTATTGCTCGTTTCCAGGGTAGTATTATCAGCTACACCCGTCAGTTCCTTACCGTTCAAGATGAGCTTGATGATTTTAGCATCCTTAGCTGTCAGTTCCTCAAAGTTTGCTTTCAGAATGGTTTTCAGGAAAGTGATAGTATCTGACACGGTATTCAACTGCCACCACGATCCTTCACCACCGCTAGCCAATGCTTCGTCCGTAGCAAGAGAACCACAGTCTACATGCTGTTCCCACTCACGCTTTCGAGTGTTGTCTGTATCGGTCTTCACCTCAGAGATAATACCCTGCAGATAAATATAGTAAAAGTTCTCATTACCTATCTGATCACCAGAAACCAGTTCCTTGCTACCGTCTTCCTTAGTCTGCTCAATGATAGCCTTTCCGTAAATATCAATGCGCTGACTCGGGAAAACCACAGTAGCTATATCATTATCACCCGTACGGACACGAGGAATGGCGACATAAATGTATTTCTTTCCGGAATCGGGAAAAATAGAAGGGTAGGAAGCCAGCGTCCATCTCTGATAGTTGTGACCTACATCATAGCCAAGCCCAGGCACGTTGTTCATATAACAGAGGATAGAAGCACCGCTCACTACGCTGCTCTGGATGTAGTCAGGCTCACCCATCGCATTGAGCTGGATATAGAGCGCACTGCTCGAAATCCAATAGTTCGTATTTTTTACTTCTGTTACCATTTTTTGTGATAAAAATTATTGAATATAGAGCAAAGATAGGGATTTTCGCTTTTTTAGTTGGGACAAAAAAAAGAACCCAGCGATAGAATCACTGGGAACGGGGGCGAGAAGGAGACATGCAGTTTGCTGGGGCTAGATAGAGGCGAAGGGGTCACCGTTGATACCAAGCTTGGCGGTAAAAGAAACGGAATACATATTTTTGTTGGTTTCGTCCTTGATGGTTATCTCATCTTCGAGGTTGATAATACAAGGAAGCCAGGCATCATTGGCTTTCAGCCATACGTGCTCAGACATCAGGAACTCATGGAGATACCATTGTAGCCATTCCTCAGTGAGCGGGTCACTCTGATAGAGCCAGCTTTCACGATCATTCTGCTTCTGAATAGCCGAACGGGAGAACTCATTGAAAGTTTCCTGAATAGCTTTCGTATATTGCGTACTCTCTACACTCATCTTCTGAGAATAGGATTTCGGCACGCTGATACTCTCCAGGCAACCGAAGCGGTTAATGAAACGGAAGGTGGTACGGTCTTCAGCTTCAGAGGATGGTAGAGCATAGATAGGGTGCCCCTGAATACTCTGCGCACCTTCCTTCGTGATTTCCTGCTCCCTAGATACAGGGGCGGTCAGTGAGCTGCTGGTAGCTAAGTTCTGCCCTGCGCTATAGGAGACAGGATAAACGAAGCTCTCGCCTACAACGGCTATTTCGTGGGTATCAGTCGGTTTGCAGGAGAGAAGGGTGACAGCCTTCGTTACGCCCGATTTCAATCGTTCTATATCGCTGAAGGCTCCGGCTATGCAGCGAAGGTTGGTACTCCCACCCGATAGGGGTTTCTGTGGGTAATAGACTTCACCCACATTGGTATGCACCTCACCGTTGTTATCCATATACTCATCGTAGGCTTTGATATACCAGCTTACCACGGGGTAGGTGGTCGGAATGGCGGTATATTCGTAGTTATCCAGCGGAATACGGAGAGCAGAGGATATATCGAGCGATACATCTCTTCCCTCGGTGGTAACAGGAATGGTAAGCTTATTGGTTTCGTAACTGCCCGTGCCATCATCAAAATGCACTTCTACGATGACACGATGAAAAGATGGCTTTGTAGCCACGGAAGGGGTGATGGTAAAGGTTATCGGGTTTCCGGCAAAGACAGAACCCGATGTAAGATTGATTTTCTGTGCCATGTTATTCTTTCTTTTTAATTACGAGATTGACTATATCGGAAACTAACTTGCAATCTTTTGCTTCTTCGGGGGTAATTTTGATGTGGAACATCATTTCCACCTGCTGAATCATATCGAGGAAATCAATAGACTCCAGTTCTACCTCGTCACGGAGATTAGAGTCTGGGGTTACCACGTGGTTTACCCACGATGTCTTCAGGCTGTTCACGATAGCGATAATGCGAGAGGTTATTTCTTCTTTTTTCATAACTATGCTTTTGAGATGATAAAGGATGAATTGGTACCACCGAAGCCGAAGGCATTACAGAGGATATGATGAGGATCGTAATACTTAGGGCGCATCACCAGGTTAAGATGTGGGAAGGCATTCTCCTCGGTGGTGGCTGCATGGAACAGACGGCCATAGGTGAACATCGCTACAGCCTGCACAGCTTGTGATACACCTGCCATCCAACACTCGTGACCCGTCATACCCTTAGTGGCTACAACGTGAGGGCAGATAGGGAAGATCCTCTCTATTGCCTTTGCCTCGGCTTCATCGCCCATCGGGGTACCTGTAGCATGAGCAAGTACTACGTCTATCATACCTTCATCCAATCCTGCATTCTCGATAGCATTCAGCATAGATACTTCTTCCTGATAACTATCAGGGGTAGTGATAGCTTTTCCATTGGTAGAGAAGCCATAGCCGGAAAGGGAAGCGAATGAATGCACCTTCTCTTCTTTCAATCGAAGACTATCCGATGGTTCGAGAATAATACAGGCTGCGCCACCCGATGGTGCCAATCCATTTCTGCCTTTACCAAACGGCTGTACTTTATCAGGTGAGAAGACACCGAGGGCATCGAAAGCTTCCATGCAATATTGAGATCCGCATTCCTGCGCACCAATCACAATTACCATTTCAGTCTGTTTGCTATCGAGCAACATCTTTGCCAGTCCGATGGCGTGGCCACCTCCTGCACAGGCTGCGCTTACGGTAAGCGATAAGCCATGAATATGAAGGATAGATGCAAGGTTCATGCTGATAGTAGAATTGAGCGAGCGAAACAATGTTTCTACAGACAATGTTCTGTTATGTACTTCCTGGCCTATATGATGCACCACCGACCGACTTTCGTAGCATTCAGAATCATTACTTACGATAATAGAGACGTTATGATTTTCGAGAAAATCCTTACTAACCTTTGCTTCTTTTAAAGCTTCAAATACTGCATCGAGTACATAAAAGCCATGAAGGGGAAGGCATGCTCTCTGCGCACGAGTGAGAATTTCGTTATATTCTTCTACCCAAACAGGCACATTGCCGCATAAATCGGAATTGTATTTATCGCGGCATTCGTCGTGATGCAATCCGCATTTACCCTTATAGAGGTTCATGGCTACTTCTCTTGTACTTCTGCCTAGGGCAGAATGAATACCGGTTCCGGTAATCAATATCTTTTTATCCATTTTTATTTCGTTTTTATGTTATAAAACATATTTTCTATTTAAAAGCTTTTGCCCTTACAGGGCGACATAAACCACATCCTATATACCCAGGGTGTTGCCCTGGGCTAGGAGCTTCTGCCCTTACAGGGCGTGTGGAGCCAAGGGTCTTTTTACCTTTTTACTTTTTTACCTTTTAAAGTGCGTACACTGTTAACTCAACCTCGCCCATTCCCGTCTTGGCATCGATGGTGGTATTCACCTTGTCGATGAGGCATTTCATGCCGCCTATGTTCCACCATTCCTGCCAGTGGTTCGGTATATCGGCCACTTGCGCTACGGTGGTGGTACATCTCACCATAAACTTCTTTCTGTTCAGAAGGAAATAGGCGTAGGGGAGAATAAAGGTATCAAATAAGCCGCGGGAGCGGACCTTCTTAACTACCTTACCGTTTTTAACTTCATCGTTATCACAAAGCACTACATTTTGATACTTCGGATCACTTAACCACGATGGTTCCTTGAAAGCACGTATCTTGAGCGAGAATTTTTCACCTTCGCCCGTTCCTTCCTGAATACCATTATAGTCAAACTCGTTACCCATCATATCCAGTGAATCGCATGCCAGGGCATACTTACCAGATACGGTACGCCATTTGGACGTTCCGAAGTGGTCGTAATTATAATCGTAAGACTGGCGGGTTGCATCGCTTCCACCTCCTCGCATTAAGGCTACGGCAAATCCCCAGCGGGAATCATCCTGCAAAGGAGAGTTACCATCATCGGTGCTCGACGGGTCGTAGCTTTCTACGAGTGATAGTGTCTGCTGCATGTAGAAATCACAGAAAGCAGTAGAGATAGTCTGATTGATAATCTGTTCAACAAACTCATGCTCCATATCCTCATTCACATAAGCACAGAGGATAGGCTGACCGTCGGCGATGGTTACACCATATTTCTTGCCGTTGTAGGAGTCGATTGCCTCGTGAGAGCCATAGGCAGCTTCTATCTCCTTGAAATAGTTCACGTCATTGAACGGAACAGGAGTAAAATCTACAGAAATATCGTGAACGAAATCTTCGTTCTCATCGCTGCAATCTCCATATTCCACGCCCTTGAACTGACCTACCTCAAAGAGTACAGGTTTCAAGTCGGCCGTAGATGTGGCATCACTATTCACTTTTACGCGATAAGCGTTGCCAGTCTTGCGGTCGATATAGCAGTGTTTATCTCCACTACTCAGATTATGGAAGAAATCTTTATAGTCGAGATTATAGACGGTGGAGTTATCGCCACTATCGGGTGCAGGGTAATCGATGTAGTCGTAATCTGTAGAATAGTCCATGTTCTTGTTTTTACGACTATCGAATACATTCTGCCGCTGATCCTTGGCATCACTCTCTGCCGAATAGCGCATACGCACACCCGTAATCTTTTCGGTCATCGGGACCATGGAGTGGATATTGGCATGAAATATTCTTGCCTCATTACCGCTCTTGCGCAGCACATCACGAGTAAGATAAGCTGTCACCTTCTTCTGTTCGTAATCATACGAAAACTTGATGCCAAAGGCACTTTCAAGTGAAGATATAACGGAACTTACGCTCTCGTCAGGGAAATTGCCGCTATTGGCTACCATATTGAGCACGTTTGCCTGCACCTTGAACTTGCTGATTTTTGCCTCGATACTAATACCGGTAACTTTGCCGCCATCATCACGAACCTCACCAACCTGTATATGCTCGGTGGTGCCTTCAGGTGTGTGGAGTGTTAATTCCTGCACGTCCTTATTCTCTGCCTTCACGATGTTTATCTTTCCACCGCAACCACGGCTTTCCAGCCATGAATTGATATGCTCCTGACTTTGGAAATAACCCGTCTTGATTTCACCAGCTTTCTTCTTCTTGGCGATGACTTCCGCATCGGTTTCGCTGTAATAAGTACCGTGATGAGGGTGCTGAATGGTATCGTAGCTGCATACGGTCGTGAAGAAGCAGAGGTGTTTCAAATCCTCTATATCCATCAATGCCTTCTTATCGAAAGTAACGCCCAGATAGGCAAATAAGCAATCTAGGAAATAGAGAACATAGAAGCAGATACCCGACTGCGGACGTTTTGCATCCAATACCCAGTAAGGATAAAGGTCTTCGTTCGTCCAGGTGCAATCTTTTATGCTGATTACATCACTTGCGGTCTTTCCGTCATCATCTAACCCGTGATGCTTATAGCAGATACGGGCGTTACAATAGGTAGCGGCTCTGCCTGCACCATCTGTTTCTCCATAAGCTGCTGCGGTATTGATATAATTGCCATTGCTGGCAATGGCTGGCTCATTTACCTTGTGATTCTGAGGATAAGAACGCTCTGAAAGCTTCTGTGCATCACCCATATAATGCTGGGTAGATGTAGAAGTGTATTCATTGCAGCTTGCAGGGTAGGAAAAACCTAAAGCTTGCGGTTCCAATACCTTGCTTACGCTTACATGGTCTGCCCTGATTTCGTGGGCTTCCGTATGATCATGCTTATGCTTGCCTCCAGTAACAAAAACATCTACCTTTACTACCGGATCACTTTCAATATCCACCCTTACGTTGCCTATCTTCTCGCCGATGATAATTTGGTCCTTGACCGGAATATCACGGCATTGCAGGTCGCTGATAAGTTCGCTGAAGCTCTGCGTGCTGGCATCGATATTCATGCTGAGTGAATTGGTTATTTCCTCATCATCCTGCATTACGAGCGTACCGCTGCGGAAAGGCAGTCCGTCGGCATGAATGCGTGTAGGCAGGTGCTCCATATTCACGGCTTTCATGGCGGCATGAATATCTTCGATGTTCTTTACCAGCCAGCGGTTGCCTTCCAGCGGGATAGAGAAGGGATAGGAGAACATTTCTGTATCGTTGAATACTGGGTTCTGGTCCTCTATATCTATAGAGAAATCATCGGGGAGCGCTACAGGCTTATCATTGATTAATATCGTAAGATGTGAGTTCATTTTCTGATTTCTATATTTGCGTTATCGTACAAATCTATGAGGCGATCGGTGAAGGTATCGATGGTTGCCGTGCCAAAGGCATTGATTTTCTGATGCCCATGGTCGTGAAGGGTGCCATCCGTGATGAAGACTACACTCTGGCCGTAGCTTTCCGCTTCCTGGCAAGTTACCATGTGGGCATAGTTTCGGGCGATGCCGTAACCTGCCTTGATAGTTGCCTTGCTGCCATCAAATAGCTCTACCTTGCAGCCTTCATTCATTACCAGGGCGGTAGCGGCATTATGGAGAATGACGTGCGCCTTGCCTAAGACGTATATCTTTCGGGAGGAATAGAGGTGGATTTCCTCGTCTGTATCACCTACAAGGACGATACCGGTAGGCGAGTCTTCATTATAGAAGATACCGCCCTGGTTAATATCTGCCTTAAACTCCGGATATACCGCCTTGAAAGCATCGATTACCTGCTGCGGTACCTCGGTGATTAAGCCATGCCAGTATTTACGCCATGCCTCGCACATATCCGGAATGCTCTGCGTGCTTTTGAAGGCATGCTGGGATTCCTGGCAGTTGCCGCTCTGGGCGAGGATATTGACGCAAAGGGTCTTGAAACGCTGCGTGCGCTGTTCTGGGGTTTCTTTATTCTTTGCCATTTTTACTTCTTTCTTTGTTTATAGGGCAAAGATAGGAGGTTTTTTCTTATTAGGGGGGACATAAAAAAGAACCCAGCGATGGAATCGCTGGGAACGGGGGCGAGAGGGGGCGGCATTATGCTTCGGCATCCTCTTTTGCTTCTTCTATAGTTTTTGCGAGAATAGCTTCATAGCCGGAAAGCTCCTCTTCGGTCACGATGTCAGAGTAATCCTGGCGAAGTTGGTCTATGCGCTCCTTGATACCTTTCACTCTCGTCTGGGTAGATGGCTTATCCTTACGAAGGATATACTTGATGCGGGCATCGGCTTCTGCCTTGTGCTTGGCGGCTGCATCACGAGCTGCCTTTACTTCTGGGCGATCGTTGGCTATCTTCTCGGCTACCTGTTCGGCAAAATGAGGGTCACGAGACTGCGCCTTCTCAAAGAATGGCTTGAACTGGGTACGGAGGGTCTGAGGGTCCACGGTAAAGGTTTTCTTTACGTAGGCGATGTATTCAGGGTCTCCAGTCTTCTCGCTCAGTCTCAGATAGCATTCGCCCATCTCTCTATCTACTGCCTTGAAGATTTCCGGAAGAATATCGCTTTCGATTTCTACGGCTCTTGTGGCGAGTTCGGCTATCTCTTCTTCGGTGTAGATGGCGCTCTTGCCTTGCGAGATAGCTTTCTCGTTGGCTTCTGTCATCGTCTTTGCCTGCTCTGCCTTGCTTGCCATCTCGTTACGGAGATCACGCACGGTGTTCACCTGCTCCTGAAGGGCAGTAGAGAGGAACGGACGCAACTGCATCAAGTTTGGCATGGTGGCAGCGATACTTTCGCCATTAGGGTTGGCTACGATACCGTTGTAAGTGAGTGGCTGAACGGTGGTGTCCGGTTTCAGATTAGGGAAGAGAGACTGCTTTGCCTCTTCCAGAGCCTTCTGCTTCTGAAGTTCGGCATAGGCTGCCTGCTCCTGCTTGGTTGGTCTGCCCACACGTCTTTTTTCTGTGGCAGATGATGATGTTCCGGTATCGAGGGTTTGGAGATAAGTTACCATCTGACGCACACGGCGATGGTAATCTCTGAAACGGCGAGCATCTTTTACGAAAGATTTTGCCTTGGTGGTACTTTCCAAAATGGAAAGACCCTGCTCGAAAGCTTCACGCTGATCTGATGTAAGCATTCTGGCTCCGATAGCTGGGGCGAGAAGTTGAACAATCTGTTCTTTAGATAAATTTTCCATAAATCCTTTTTGTTGTTACTTGTTTGAAAAATAAGAATATTTTTAGCCTGTTTTCAGCTTGATTTCCGATTAAACGTCAAATTAAGCTGGTTGGGGGACGCTTGATGTGACATTAATGCGGAAATAAGGCTTTTAAAACATTCAACACAATATTGGGGTGACGAAAATACGGGAACCCTTTTGATTGTTCTCGTAACCTTCGCTGCCGTCCTTACTGCCCGATGAGGAAACGCTGGAGGCGTTACTCGGTGATGATGAAGGGGTGCTGCCTTCTGAGCCGTTCTCGGCTTTGGCTGCATCGAGTTTAGCCTGTTTCTCGGCTTCCTCTTTCTTCAGTAAGCGATGAATGCTTTCCCTTACGGTAATGGCATCATTATGCGCCGTAGAGCGGGTTAGCTTATCAAAACTGATAACTGATGTACGTTCCTTGAGATAGGCGGCTACCAGCTGACGTGCCTTCTTCAGCATCTTATCGTTCTCATCGGCTTGCAAGAGACGAGGTATGAAATCTTCGCCAAATGCTTCTTCTAGGTATTCGCTCTGAATGAAAAGCATATCAGGGATGAGACGGACGAACTTATCTCTGTTGCCGTAAATATCGAGATATGGCTGCAAAGACTCGCAGGTAGGGAAGAGCAAATCACGATGGTAATAGTAGTACTTGCTCTCCTGCCAAAGGGTTACGATTTCCTCTATCGCTTCATGCCGCTTTTTCTCGGCTTCGGCTGCATCATTGTTGCCGCTATCGGTTCCTTCAGATGAGGAACCTTGATTGCTGCCATCAGATGGAGTACTGCCTTCTGCGTTATCGCCCGATGCTTCGTCGATAGGCATAGGGGTATTCACTTCCTTTGCCCATCCCTCTAAGAGAGAAAGCATGTTATTGAGCGAAGTCATTGCCGACTGGCGATAGCTTTCCTTGCCTTGTGCAATCTGCTTGTCGGTGGCTACGGCAAAATCGTTGCTGGAGGCTACGTTGATACCAGTACCATTGATGGAGAGGGCTTGCTTCTCGATGTTCTGCGCCATCGCATCGTTTACGATCATGCGCTGGGCGTAAAGCAGAAGCTCATTCCATGGGTCGTTGACGTAGGTACCATCAGCAACCGCATCGCAGAATATTAAGGGTTCTATGCTTGCATACTGCTTGCAGAGACGGTCGTATAGGGATGCTCCCAGGCGAGGCTTCAAGAAGTCCTTTTCGCTATTGTCGAGCATACCCTGCAGGTTGGCTATCTCATCCAGGGCATTGCTGGGGAGGTGGAGCCGGAGTTCTTGGTTTGTGAAGAGTATCATTTTTTTGCTTTTACGTTATTATATATGGGAAACCAGCGATGGAATCGCTGGGAACGGAGGCTATTCCTGCTTCGCTACTCCGGTTTTGGAGTTATCGAGAGTGGTTAATACCTCTCTATCTATCTGCCATACCAGGTGCTCATCCCAATCATTGAAGCGGGTGAGGACTTCCAGCGGACGGATCATCAACTGCTGCAAGGGGGCAAACTGGATTTGCTTCACCAGGAAACGTTCTCTCAGGTCGGTACCACCGGATGATGCGGTATCTCCTGGGGTGTTACCGATGAGCTTGGCATCAAGACCCATAGCAAAGAAGATGATGCTTGATATTTCCTGCAGCTCGGTCTTGTCGGCATTCGCCTGATCATTTGCCTTGGTTTCGATTTCCACGATTTCCCAAGCCTTGTGCTCCTTCCCATCGCTGCCCGTGAAAGCAGAGGAGATGAGTGCCTGACCTGCATTATCGGGGTTGGCGAGCCATGTATTGATAGAGGTGAAGATTTCGTTCTGAATCTCACCGATGGTTTTCTTCTTCTGCTCGCCCTGCTGCTGATAGAGCTTGCTGATATAGTCCTGGTGGATATAGATAACTCTACCGATGATGTTGCTGTTGCGCTTTCGGGTGAGGCGGTCATCCACGATGGTGAAGGCATACTCAAAGATGCTGCCGGCAAAGATGGAGTGCCAGAGGGCATCGGCATAATATGGACCGCCGAAATCTCTTGGCGACATGATGAAGCGGGTAGGGCGTTTCTTGCGGCTTACCCGCTGCTGACGTGCCTCACGGACTTTGCGCTGCAAGTCCTTTACGGCTGACGTGGCAGGAAGGTAAGGGATGGCGGCTATCTTGCGGTCTTCCTCTTTCTGCACGCCGACGTATTGGGTTGGGTCGAGCCACTGATTGCTGACGTAGGCATAGTTGATACGGTAGTTTTCATCCATGCGCTCTAAGCGGGTGGTGAAGATGCTGCGGTGCTTGATGCCTACTACCTTGGGGGTCCACTGGGCAGTAGGAACAGCTTTGCCGTTCTCGTCGAGGGAACGCTGATTGAGCTGGAGTTCTACAAAGCACTGAGACATCAGAGCCATATCGCCTGCCAGGTCGAGAAAGGTCTGCATCAGGTCATTGTTTTCCAGGAAATCACGAAGCTGCGCATTGGTTTCTTCCCATTTGTGGAGGGCTTCTTTCAGGGATTTCATCTCCTCGCTTTCCTCTTCATCGGAGGATAAGACCTGCGATTGAACCGCAGAGAACGGTGACTCCTCCTGCTGAGACTGCCCGTTCTGGCTCTGCTGCTCGTTCTGTCGCTTGGCTTCTGCGGCTGCCTCTTCCTTGGCTTTCAGGTCAGCTATCTGACCACGGAGCAGGACTCCTGCACTCTCGTAGGGGATATATTTCTCTGTGATGTTGCCGCCAACGTACTGGGTGTAATGATACTTGGCTGCGGGACCGCGACCTACCAGTATTTTCTTGATGTAATCTACTCCTGCTGCTGTGAAAGGCGACATGCGCGAGAGCATCCAGATAAGGTTTGGCAGTCGGTTGGCCATACCCCATTCCATAAAGCCTAAGCCTTCGGTACCTACGCCTTTTGGTTTGCCCAGGTTCTCGCCGCCACTTGATGCAAAGATAGTGGAAACCTGCTGCCGTGCTGCAGAACCGCTTGCGTCGCCACCACTTGCCGACATACCGGCTGTGGTTAGGAGCATGCCGTGAACGTAGTCGTTCCAGGAAAAGACTTTACCGCCGCCATTTTTAAGCGGCGTAAAGGCATCCGGGCGAACGGCTACATAGCCTGCATCTTTCAGTTCCTCACTACGATTTTGGAGCTGCTGCAGGGTGGTTACTCTGTTTTTGTTTTTGCTTGCCATTTTTGCGTTTCTTTTTTATGTTATCCTGAATGTGATTGAAAGAGAGAATGGTGGCGATATACGCACACCCGCTTTTTCTCTTGTTTCTGAGTGTAAAGTTAGGGCTTTTTATGGTTTTAGTGGGGACAAAGAGGGGAGGGGACCAGCGATAGAATCGCTGGGAACGGATGCTCCTCTTCTTATTCATAATTGATAATGATCATGAAATCCTTGGCGATGGAGGAAATAGCGTTACTGATGCAGTCTCCGATTTCGAGCCTTTGAGAGTGAGGATTGGAATACCAATCTCCATCGGATCTGCCTCTGCTTGCGCAGGTTCTTATTCGTATTGTTGCCATAAAAGATTATCTTTTGTTACGGTGGAAATGCAGTTACTCCAGGGGTAAGAGCTTGGGCGATGATACTTATCCTTATAACGACAACCGCCTCTGTCGCCGTGTATCTTGCGATATGCCTTCGCTTCCTCAGTTCGATAGTGGGTGATGATGGCTTGCTTAATCATATTTTATTCATAACTAAAGGCAAGGAGATTGTCCTTTGTATGGAAGGTGCCGATGCACTGCATCAATGGGCTATCACGAAAGAAGACGGCTTTATCCCGATAATCGTTGGTGCCGGTTCTTCTGCGCACTTCCTTGGCATGCTCGGTTCTTGCCTCGTGAATGGCTAATATCTTAATCATATTCTATTAATAGGAGTGGAGGCATATCATCAAGATCATCCTCTTCTTCTTCAGAAAGAGGAACCTTGCCTTTATCTATTATAACCTTATTCATACTCTAACAATATTGCCGCAGCCTTTATCTGCGAGTTTGTATTTGGAAGGATATTCGATACCCCATCCTTAAAATAATGAGCAGTGATAGCACCACAGATTATGGGGGGGGGTATTGATTGTTATCAATCTAATCATAAACTAACAATAACATTGTATGCTGCCCGTGGTTGTCGTGCAGCCCCCCCCATCCATCATACCTTGATGATAAGGCGGTGGAATAGCCATCCAACCTTGGGCATAACTCCTTGAATCGTTTTACGAAAGGTATAACCTTATTCATACTCTAACAATATCTTTGGTTTATCAACATCGTGCCCTTTGCCCCCCCCACATAGGCATAAAGCGATACCTTTAGGGTGAACGATAATGCCATTCTGGGACGGGCTATAAGAGCCGAGAATAATGGGACGATTACTATTCATAATTCTACTGCTACATAATAATGGTTCCGACTGCTTACACCTGCTAATATGGTATAGATGATACCCCCCCATATTGCTTGTTGTAAGTATCTACCCACAAAGCGTGAGATGGACGGAAACCACGCTGATACATCTGTTCTAAGCGAGCGTTCTTTCTAAGCATATTCTATCAATACCCCAGTTCGGGGGAAGTGAGCAAGTGACATAAAATGTTCTACGCACAACTGTTCATATCGGGTGTTAAGCGTTACGGCTACTTCCCCCATACAAACGTTAAGAGGTTGTTGTTTAATCATACTCAATTACAATCTTGGGCAGACCTAAGTCTGTTGTGCCTAAAGCTGAACCATACCCCCCCCACAACAAATTGTCTCACGCAGTGCTTTTGCAGAGAACCGAGGAAGAGCTTTTGAAAACTTATAGGGATATGAATCATTTTATTCAAACTCATATAATACTACTGTCATGGGATAATGTGCAAGCGTTAGGATATTGGTGGGTCCTATCCGCTCATAGCGAGTCGTTAAGGTGGCTGCACATTCCCCTTCTGTTACGTTTACTGCCTGCTGATACCCCCCCCCTAATCATAGGAAAAGGTTTTGCGACATGGGTTAGACTGCAAATCATTTTCTCTCCAAAAACTGATGGTACATACTTTCCAACTTAGGATTCGAGAACTTGCCGTTTTCTTTCCAATCGTTGAACAACGTCATTACGTCGGTATGGATGGAAGAAAGCTTTTCCTGCATCTCTTTCGGAGCGTGGTACCAAAAATGCGACTCTTTCGTGAAGAGGGTGAGGATGGCTTTTAATGCCATTGCATTCTCGTGGCTCGGCTCTATCTCGAACTGATGGAAGACACAGGTGTCTTTATCGTTTGCCTGAAGGAACTTACTGACGGCTTCATCTTTCAGGAAAAACCTTGTATCTACTTCTTCCTGCAACACATCTTCCAACTTTCTCTTCAGCGGAATAGGGGCTGGGAACTGATAATCAAAGGCTACATCTTTTCTCATTGAGAGACAGAAAACACGGTCACGGTTCTGAGGAACACCATAGTCTTTGGCATTGAGGCGTGCCCATCGGCTTACGTAGCCGAGAGAAGAGAGTTTATCAAGCCACTTCTGAAAATCGGGCATAAACTTTTCGCTTACCAGGGCTGCCACGTTCTCCTGGAGCAGATACTTCGGACGCAAAACTTCTACGGCATCGGCTACTCTCCACAATAATGCCGAGCGGGTATCGGAGCCTTCCTTCAAGCCCATCTGCTTGCCGGCTTGCGATATATCCTGACAGGGTGAGGAATAGGTGAAGAGGTCGATTTCTTGCCCCCCCCACATTAGATTTTACCTGTTGCCAGTCGATTTTGGTTATATCGCCCAAGGCTTTGTCGGCAAACTGCGGAAAGATAAGGTCGTGCATCTGACAGGCGTATTTATCTATATCGCTCCAGCCTACACATGTCCAACGGAAATCAGGATGCTGCTGGGCGAGGACATCGGCTGCCATGAGCTGCGAGTCATAACCGGAGAAGGTGGTGAGAATAAGTTTTTCACCGTGGTTCTTATCTACCGGATAGGGTGGAAGTTGGTCTTCTGGGAAGAAATCGGCAAAGAAAGAGGTCTGCGCCTCACGCTTTGGCTCTTTCGGGTACCAAAGCTGCTGATAGATGGCAGCGAGCACATCTACAACGATGGAGTTACCAGCCTGCTTGTATTGCTGGCTGGCTGATACTGCCATATCTTCTGCCTTGCCCTTACTCTTGTAGCCAGGCACACGCTCGGCTGCCTGGGCATTGGTGCTCTGCATCGTGCGGATCACATCATCTCGCACACCCATGAGTCGGAAACACTCGAAGGGTGTCAGCTTTCGGATGGCATAAGACTTAATGGTCTTATCCTTGAAATTGAATTTTGTTATCATTTTGTTTTGCTCTATAAATCGTTAATCATACTCAAAGAAGACTCCTGTCCTTGGAAGATGTTATTTGCTATTCTTCTCTACAGCCAAATCCCAATTAATCTTCTCGTCGTAACCTTCTATATCGTAAGTAGAATATATATCGTATGGACGAATATCATTCCGGCTATGTTCTTGAGCTTCCTCGATCATACCCCGTGTGTAAAAATCGTAGCACATGAGATGTGCCAGCGCTTTAAATTCGTCTTGCTCAAGACACACGCTTTCTGAACCACACTTAATTACAACCGTATCACTTACGGTTGAACGAGATAAAATTACAGAGTGTTCTCTGAATTTATCCTTCTCTATTTTTAATGTATTATGACTCATAAATCTTTAATCATACTCAATGAATACTCCTGTCCTTGGGAAATGAGCCAAAGACATCAAATGCTCTACACACAAACGCTCATAACGAGTATTTAGTGTTACGGCCACCCCACCCATACAAACATTCAAAGGCTGTTGTCTAACCATATACAAATCAAAAGAACGAGTCAGGCTCCAAATTGCCAATATAACAATAACGCAGCACGTCGTATTCGCTAATAAACATTCGCCAATACTGTTCGTCGTGGGAGAAATGTTCATGCACAAAATGAGTGCCATCGCGTCGCCAACAAAGAAGCGACCCTATGCAATGCGGTTTCTCTATGGCTGGGTGCCATAATTGAACAATGTTGCGATATTCTGCTGTTTCATTCACTTCTTCATCACAAAGGGACACATTTTTAGCGCTTATGCCATTTGCTTCATTCTCAAGGCAAACTACATTTTCTGTTGTCTGACTTTCTATCATCTCAGAAGCCTTTTGTGACAAGAATATCACGTTAGGCAGTCGGTCGTTTCTTTCCATAATCTTAGTGTTTTTATAATCGTCATTTGTTCCTCCTCATTTTTTCCATCTCCTCATTCTCTTTCGACAACCTTTCGAGGTGTTCTAGAACTAGGGAATAGGATTGGGTGTTGACCTGATCTTCTGTCAGGCCGGCATACTTCTGTATCGTGGCGGTGGTGGCGATGTAGATTTCCATCGGCGTGAGAGGCTTTTCGTTGGTTATCTTCTGCACCTTGAATACATGAGGGTAGCGAGCGGCTAGGGTGTGCATGATGCCGGACCACCAAAATAAGATGACCTGCCACTGGGTTTCGGAGAAATCGGAGAAATACTTGGCATTGGCGGTTAGCTGGTTTGCCTCGTAATGGAAATCGTATTTCTTCATGCCCGTGGTAGGGTCTATATAATTCGTGGTGGTGTTGAAGATGACGGCTAGAAACATGTTTCTGGCGCTTTGAACGCTTGCGGCTTGCTGCTGGAGTTGTTCCTCGGTGAATTTATTCATCTTCTTCATCTTTACCAGGTTATTGCTTAACTTGGTGTAGGTTTGCATCATATCACTGGCGAAGCGGTATTGCTGCCAGGAGAAGCCATCGAGGTCTTGACGTGGACCTTGGAAGGTTTTGTTGCGATAATACCACTTGGCTTTCTGCTTGATGACAGGATAGGGGAAACGGGTGAGGTAGTTGCCGCTATCTGCATCCAGCCAATCCAGGAGACCTGCGCCCTGAGCGATGTACTCGGGGGAGGTTTTATCCTTGGTTTTTGATTTCGGGGTGAGCCAATAGGTGAGCTGCCAGAGGTAGAGAGGGAAGCTGCTCGTTGGCGAACCAGCGATGGAATCGCTGGGAACGGTGGCTAGATAGGAGCGCTTTTTCTGCGGTACCACGCTTACGTAATAGCACTGCTCTTCTATTGGCTGGCGTGGGTCGGGATATACATCGACTTTTAAGCCGGTAAAGAGGAAGAAGACGGCTATCTTTACCTTCTGCATATCGAAAGGGTGATAGCGGTCTATCTTCTCTACCTGCTCCTGTGTGATGGCAGCTATCTGCTCTAGCTGCTCAGGGGTGCATTGGTTCCAGCCGCGGGGGAGGATGAGGTTTATCTTTGCTTCCATACTACCACTTGATTTCTTTACCGCCATTTGCGATAAGACTACCGTAATTGATGGCTTCTAAGCGACGGAGCCAGCCTTTCTCGAAAACCTGCTGACTAGGGTGCTTGGCGATGATGCCGGCAATATATTGCTTGCGGCGAGCCTTGATGCGCTCGAAGAACTGCTTAGGGGGCTGGGCATTAAGCGCTTTGAGGGTTTTGTTGCCTACGATACCATCGGCGGTTACTCCTAGCATTGCCTGTACGAGGGTGATGCCTGGGGTACCACTAAGCCATACCCAATCTACCAGGATGTTGGCGATGCTCTGGTCTTTGATAGCATCGGCTTTCCATCGGTTCCAATAACAACGGCGAAGGATGGAGATAGCATCGGCTTTGGTGATAAGCTTCACGTCCTTTGCGTCTATGCGACCATCATTATTCTTGTCGTAGCCTTGGGTCTGCCAGGTTTTGAGGGTTACGCCCATGTTGGTAGGACCGCCCTTATCGTTTGGGTGGTTCACGTAACCTCCCTCGAAGGAGAGAATGAAATCTGCAAGAGGTTGAATCTTTGCCATATCTTTTATGTTTTATCGTTTTTATTTCTTCTGAGGGCAAAGATAGGGGTTTCGATTTTATTCGAGGGGACAAAGAAAGCCTCCCTGCGGCTTTTACAGGCGCAAAGAGGCTTCAAAAAATGTTATCCCAATCTTTTTACTTTAAATACTTGCACTCGCTAGTGCGAAATCCATATTACCTATATCAAAACAAACTACATCGTAGCGTGAGCGGACATATAGTCCCATATCTTAGTACAATCGTCTTCTTCGGGTTGCCAGTCAGCGTCCTGGAAATAGAAGAGATAAGCTGCCTTGATGATTTCATCTTCTGTCATATCGCTGCACAGGTCAGCATACATGGCATTAAAGGCAACATATTTATCCCAATCGTTCACCTTTTCACGGAACTTCATGCCCTTGGTGGCATTCACTATCTGCGATTTTGTCCAATGCGCGCCGGATCCTATCAACTCACCATTCTCACCTTTCTTGCTGTACACAAGATGGCAGACATCATGGTTGGCCATTTTCTCACTGTAATGACGATCATAGAACACTGCGTGCTGGTGACGGAGGATGCACCAGTACAATTCCGGATTTGTTTCCTCCAGGGAGGCGAGATCGCAGCTCAACTGCTCCATCGCCTCCATCATCTTCTTCTCGGTAGCCACGCCGTGAGCGCGGGCCTGATCTATCAACTGAATATACTTCATCGTCTTTTACCTTTCCTTTTGTTAGTGGATAGTCATGCGATGGTGAGTGTTAAAGGAGCATCGCACACGAAAGTCTTGCTGCAGGAGCAGCAGGCTACCTTGACAAGACGGTTTTTCACGCTGCCAAGAGATGTGGTAACGTTCGTGATTGCCGTAGCAGAGAAGACAGGAATGGTGAAATCCTGACTTACTACCTGCGAGCGGGTGCAGCAGGAGCCGCAGTTGCAAGGCACGTAACTGATAACACCCTCTACGTGAATCGTTATGAGATATTGCGAAGTACCCACGTTGTCAATACTCTTTACAGAGAACTGAGGGTTGAAAACCGGAGTCTCGTCCACGCATGAAGGAGCACAGAGCTGCTGCGTGATATTTACATCATAATAGGGAGCAGTGGCGGTTGCACCTACTGCAAGCGTAGCCATGATGCAGGCTGGAATTGTTCTTTTGTTCATAGTCTTTTCTGTTTTAATAGAGCGACGACTTCACCGCCGCATTAATGTTTCACTTGATAGCCCTGGGTCTTCTCTACCGGAAGGTTTTTCTGAAGAAGGTCGGCGAGTTCGTCAAGATCCTCCTCGTCAAAGGTTACCACACCCTCCAGGATAGAGAGCGGTCCTTTGTAGCGAAGCTGCTCTACCACATCGTGCGCCATCTGCGGAATGCTCTCTTCGGGAATGTTCCCGAAATACTTGGCGAGCATCGGAGTGACAAGCGCATTGACCACAGGCTGAATCATCGGTTCTATATCGGCTTGCAGAGAGTAGTTGCCACTCACCAGTCCCATGCTGCCGATGGTAGCCTGAAGAGACTGGAGCATTGGCAAGTGCATCAGATTGCCAGCCGCTATCTGAGAGATGGCAGGGCGTGCCCATTCGGACACCACCGCTGCCAGGATTTGCGAGTTCTTGTAATCCATATCGTTTCTTCCTTTTATCCGAAAATACGGTTACTGGTTACAAGCGCATCCACACCCCATCTGACAAACATTGCCCGATGGAATCATCAACTTGGTAACATTCAAAAGTGAAGCTACCTGCGATTTCAGCACGTCGATGTTGGCGTTGGCAGCAGCATTGTATGCCATCTGCTCTGCGTTGACCGCCTGCTGTGCATCCTTGTTGGCATCCACCTTGTTTTCGAGCTGGCGAATCTTACCGTCAAGATACTGAGTAACCTCTACCATCTTCTTGTCGGCATAGTTCTCGCTCTTCTGGATAGCCAGTTCAGTCTTCAATGTAGAGTTCTCCTGAATAAGGTTGGTCTCACCCTTGGTTACAAAGCGTGCATCCGGATCACTCGGATTGGCAGTCATACCATTGTTGCCTCTACCGAGGTTAAACAAGGATGCACCGCCACCCAGCAAACTGGTAGCCAAACCTGCGATACCAAGTCCAAGGGCGGTATTACCCAATCCCTTGCTGGCAACATCATAGTTGCCATCATTCGTTTTTACCTGCATAGTTTTTTGTGTTTAAATTCTTCCAATATCGGAATCACATGCAAAGGTAATAGGAATGAAGTAAACAGAAAAGTGATTTTCATTAGATGTTCTTGCGGATAAATCATGAAGCAGGAACACTAATAGACGAATAAGAAAAAGTACAAACGTGCAGAAGTACATAAGTACAAATGTACTTTGGTACTAAACTACATAGTTTCTTCCAAAGCCTTGATATAGGGGATGGCTTCATCCCTGATAATGTCGAGGAAGAGTTGTGCCGAACGTTTCATAGGCACATCCTGCATCCAGTGGGCATTGCTCATCAGCCCATCTCCTATGCCCAGGATAGGACGGGCTATAAGGGTAGGGTGGTTCTTCAGATACAGCTTCGGCATGAAAGTAACCAGGTGGGTATCTTCTACGATGGCAAGGTCTTCGTCAGGGTCGCTCACGATACACTTTACGTTCAGTTTGGTAAGGTCGTTCTGCAAATATTGCTGAAAAGTGTTGAAAACACGTTCGCCTACATCGGGCATGATGATGCCGTGCTTCAGCAGGTCTTCGTATGTTACCTTGTCTTTCCTGGCTAGCGGGTGTGTATTTCGCATAATGGCGCAAATGCTGAATGGGATGCAGGGATGGCTCTCGATGCCCTCGTTGGTATAGGCTTCGTTCATCGTAAAAGCGAGATCCAGCATGTGGTCTCGCAACAGGCGGTTCAGGCTCGTTGCCTTGGAAAATTCGGCGTTCAGTCTTACGTTAGGGTATCGTTCCATAAATATAAGTGCAGCCACACGGATATAGGGAGCAATAAAGGAACCTACACCGATGCGCAGTTCTCCGGTCATGCAGTTGTTGAGTGCATTGATATGCTCCTTGCAGTCTTCCGTCAACTTCAGTATCTCCTTGGCACGGGGCAGAAGTGCCTCCCCGTTCTCGGTGAGCATGATGCTGTGCGATGTGCGTATCAGCAGCTTGCAGCCCAGTTCGTCCTCCAGAGCCTTGATGTGCTGACTGATGGCGGATTGGGTGACAAAGCATCGGGTGGCGGCGATGCTGAAAGAAAGCGTCTCTGCCACATACACAAACGAACGTAAATGTCTTAGTTCCATAATCTCTTACTCTTTTAAATACATTATATATATTAAAATTTTATGCTGCAAAAATAAGAAAAATATTCTATGCGGAAACGCATTTTGCATTAAAAAATCTAATTATGGGATAAGATATTAAAAAAATGAAAGATATGTGCAGTTTTAAATGCGAAAAGCCCCGGTATCTTACCTTATTTTATAAAGGCTCAATACCGAGGCTTTGATTTATAGAGTAAATTGCCAATGGAACTCATGGGATAGGGGAGCGATTATTCATCGTTCTCGCCGAACATAGAGGTTTCATCATTGACAGATGCTACCTGCTTGCTCCGCTTAGATGACTGCCGGGAAGCGGAATTGGTATCGCTCTGGTCAGTTCCGCTTACACTTCCCCCGATGTGCCTACGCCGTTGCAGAGAGAATCCCAACCACCTTCTGGGGTGGCAATCTCATAACGGCCGTATGTGGTAGGACTGAGGGTTCCGCTCAGAGTAACCGTGCGGTCATCCTCAGGCTTCTTACCTGTATCACCCTTGATGTTACCAGAGTCGTACTTGAAGTCGTGCTGCTTGTCATAGACGATGATTGACTTATCACCATCCTCGATGATGTAACCACACTTGAGGTTGTTAAGACCGCGAGCCACATAAGCTGTGTTGGCGTTTACGCTCTCAAGAACGTAGTCCAAGGTCTGCTTGAAACCTTTCTGATAGCCCAGGTTCTCCCAGGTGTGACCCTGACCGCCATCCTGGCACTCAAACTTGTAGAGACCTTTACCTTTCTTGAAGGATGCAGCAGTCAGTGCTGCATAGGTGTTCTTACCTGCCTCTGGTGAGAGAGGTGCTGCAAGCTCACTCTTCAAGAAAACATATACATTTACGCCAAGACCACCGAAGTTTTCCAAGCAATCGTTCTCGGAAAGCAAATCCTTGATCTCTGGGCATGTTACTGTTTCTGCCATAATTGTATCTTTTTTGATGATTAAACGAAATGGCGGCGGAAGCCATATTCCGCCAGGTCAGGCGACCGCCGCCGAGGATTTATAGAGAGCTGCCTTTTCCCTTATTGACCAGCGATGGAATCGCTGGGAACGGGGGTGAGAGTGGGCTAGGCTTTCTTGAAGAAGGCGGTGATACCCATGCTCATGCCGGTGGCGGTGAACTGGATCTTCTTCTCCTTGCTGCCGTTGCTCCAGTGAGAGAAGGTATCGGTGGTGCCGTTCTCTGCCTCCAGGGTGATAACCTGGTTAGCGGTTGTGGCTACTGGCTTGGTGTACTCTGCACCGTTTACATTCACCTTACCGTCTGTTACCTCAGAAGCATCCTCCATTGCGGTTGTTACCACGAGGTTAGAGTTGGTGTAGTCACCAGCTACGTACTCTGCTGTAGCGAGGTTGCCGTCTGACATCGCAAAGGCGTACTTGAACGGATTTCTGAGACCTGATCCCTGAATTGACTGAATCTGGAACTGGACATCACGCATATCGTCGTCGGTGCCTACCTTAACGCCTACGTAAGTCTGATTGCCCTCAGTGTCAACTGCGTAAACGAAGTTCTTAGGGATGGTAACGTACATACGATCACCCTCACCGAAGTCTGCGATAGGACAGAGTGTTACACGAGAAAGACCTGGGAGCTTGAAGTTACCGCCGTCCTCGTATTCAACCTTAAAGTTGCCGTGGAACTTGTTAGCGTAACCTGCAGCGATGTACTGGGCAGTCAACTCGCTCATGTAAACGAGAACGTTCTGCTTGCGCAGACGAGCATCCCACTTCAGGTGCCATGCCAGGAAGTTATCGTATGGAGTAGAGTCGTTGTTGTCAGAAGGCTCTGCGATAGACTCGCAAGGAATCAAGTTGCCGTTAGCCTCGCTGATAAGACCATCCTCGATGTCGTGCTTGATAACGGTATGGAAACCGTCGTACAGAGCCATTGCCTGCTCTGAAGCTGGAGTACTCTCGTCGCCATTGTCAAGAGCGATGTCACCATTCCACAAGCAAGCGGTCAAGTTGTCGGCGTAGTTGCGGAGGATAGCAGTAGCAGCCTCAGTAGCGAGAGGGTACTGACCCTGTGCGTCTGTGCCGAATACTGTCTCGCAGTACTTGTCGATGTTGTCAGTGTAATGATCCCAAGCGAGCTTGACGGTGATTGTACGTTCTTTCAAGAAACCTGCCTCGCTGGTCACCTTGGTGTGAACGTCCTTACGGCGGGTAGTACCGCCCTTGCGGAGCAGGATGTGGATGGTACGCTTATACTGAACACCAGAAATGATGTCGATACCCAAGCGGTCCATCTCCTCTGCATCGGTGTAGCCTGGACCCATGAGGATTTCCTTGCTCACCTGCTCGGCTACGTGCTGCAAGACAGTAGTGCCAATAAAATCTTTAGGAAGTGTTGCCATAATTTTCAACTAATAATTAAAAAATGAATAAGAATGTTTTTTTGCCTGAATACTCTGTGTTATCCTGAATGGGGAAGTATTACTCCTCACCACGAGTGAATCGCTCGAAAGCTGCCTTGCGCTCGGCATTGGTCTTATACTTCGATGGGTCAAACTCACGAAGGTTCTGAGCCTTTGCTCCCTCACCGTTGTTCTGAGGTGCTGCACCCTGTGCCGGCTCCTCACCTGGATTCTCGTTCAACTCAGCAATCTGAGCGTCCTTGTCGGCGAGCTGCTGCTGGGCTGTTGCGAGAGATGTCTGGGCAGTCTTCAATGCCTCGTCGGCTGCTGCCTTCTCCTCATCAGCCTTTGCCTTTGCGTCGTTGAGGGCTTTGATGTCCTCATCGGCTTTAGCCTTTGCCTCTTTCAGGTTCTTGATTTCCTCGTCCTTCTGGGCGATGGTCTCAGCGAGTGCATCGTGCTTTGCCTGAAGGTCGGCAAGACTCTGCTCCGCTGTGGTGGCTTTCTGCTCTGCATCAGCCACGGCCTGCTCCTGCGATGTAAGATGTGCTTCGATGGTATCGAGCAATGGGGCATTCATGAATGCGCCTTCCTCCTTTACCTCAATCTGCTGACCATCCTGCATACCGCAAGCGGCGTTGATCTTTGGATAATTTGCCATATTGATGAAATTTTGGGTTTTTGTATGTTGATAATTCTCTTGTGCGGTGGATGATGTTGCCTGCTCTGGCTCGTTATCTTCCGGCTCTGGCTTTTGGATAGATGCCTCTCGCTTAATAGGCTCGGCTGTACCATCGAAAAGGGCGAAGCAACGCTGCACGCACCCCATAAAGGTGGACTGGTCATCCATGAGGATTCCCTTCACGTCTTCAGCATTGAATACCTTACCTTTCAAGTGAACATCTTCAACAGCATTCGGGCAAGCCTTCTTTACGTCGGCTCTGAACTCTACGCCCAACTCGGAAAGCTCTTTAATGAGTTCCTTGTTGTCGTTCTTGTTGGCGATGTCGCGGTAAGCCTTATTCTTGTCGAACGACTCAGGGTCGTACTCCTCGTGATAAGTCTCATCGGTATATTTATCCTTTGAGCCATTGGCCAAAGTATAGAAGGCAGCCATTACGCCGATGCAGCCAACCTGATCTTTCGGATTCAAGTAGTAGCGCTCATCGCAGAGAGAAGCGAGATACATGCCAGCACTGGCACACATACCATCTACCAAGGCGATAACCTTCTGCCCCTTGGAATGAGCATAATCGATGGCGAGCGCATAATCATTCTTAGCCCAAGCTGAACCGCCAGGAGTATTGATGATGAAGAGATGACCTCGGCAAAGCGGATGATCAGCCGCACGCATCATCATGTCGCGATGGTCGATAGAACCATAAGAGCAATATCCACCATTGCGGGTGATAGGACCATCTACGGTGAGAACCGAAACAAACGGGAAGTTCTGCGCACGCTCGTCATCATCCGGATAGTCGAGCTGCCAGTTACCCTTTACCTGTTTTCCGTCCTCAGAAATCTGATACTCCTCCGGATAGTAGGTATTACCTTTGGAATCTTCTGCGGTTACGAATCCACAGGTCTTTTCCGGTTTGGTAAACTCGGCATGAGTGTTAAGATTCTGCTCAATAGATTTCCGAATGCCATGCACGAAATCGGGGTTCACCATCCACTTCTTTTCGGTCAAGATTTCGTATAGACCTTTCATGTGGGTAATAAATTTTAAAAATAAATGTATGTTATCTGTTATCCTGAAATACGAATCTCCTTACCATTATTATGCTAGAAGACTTTCAATATTTTCCGATGGCAAAGGTAATGGGAATGCGTGGGCAGATAGGGACAAAAATAAGCCTATATGCCGAAAATGCTACGATTTAAGGGGAAAACAAAAAACCCTGCTATCCTCACGGACGGCAGGGCTGAGAAATAAATAATCAAATCTATAAATTAAAACAATTTATTTTTGAAACTATAATAATAATTATGAATTGGTAATCAACAAAGACATGCTAGGAAATCGTAATCGGAATAAACTCCGACATCGCCTTGCAGGTAGCCGTTATACTACGGCTCTCAGCATTGTTCTGATTGGTCACGGAATCGGTGATACTGAAGGTACCAGGCAGCGTATAGCAGAGATAGAGCGAATCATCCTGCTTGCGCAAGACTATATAATAGTCCTTTCCGTGCATATTCTTGATAATTTCCGGTATATTCTCCTTGCCTGCTATGACATTGGCGGCAATCTCGAAGCTGAAGACGGTACCATTGCCGCTCTCCTGAAAGGTCTGCTTGGCAGTTAGACCTTCTGCCACCACGTAATTATCGCCTTCACTCAATGCCAGATGCAAGGCTTCTCCGGCAAACTTGCATCCGTTCATCTGCAACACTCGCTGCACGCTGAAGGGGATAGGAAGGGAGCTATCCCTTGCGGCATAAAAATAAGCATCGGTTATTCCGTCAAGAAATAACTCTCTGCAATTATCAGGTAATTTCATATCGTTTCCTTGATTTATCTATTATTTAACATTTGTTATCTTATGAATTAACACCTATTATATAAGGTGTAAAATCATAGCCACTGTACTTCGTCGATACGATTTGGCTTATCCCGGCTGTCCTTATACTGCATATCCACGCAGGAATAGGACTTGAAGAAGCAGTGCTCCGTGCGGAACCATCGTCCGATGATGCGACGCAACACGTCTTTTTCTTCCTCACTGGCTTCTATGCCGTAGCGCATGAGATAGCGCTCCAGCATGGCGTTATGGGAGCGAGCAATGACCTTGCCTTTTGAGGTGCAGAAATCGAAGGTGGAGAGTGCCCATTCTACGAGACTGCGCTTGAAATCGTTGTTCAAAGATACTACCAGGGCACGGATACCGTGGGTATCGAGTGTAAAGGTAGGCTTTACGAGATAAACGGTATCAACAACTTCTACTTCGCTGGGCAGACGGATGCAGAGGTAATCATCGTGTGCACCCTTGCCATCGGTAAGGCGACCGTTGAGCTGCTGAACATCCTGAAAGGTGAGCCAACTGCCTACGTCACGGCGCATCATTACCTTGCCTCCGGCTGGATGCCTGCCCGTGAGCATATTGCACCATTGCTGCTGGGAGAAGCAGGCAAGGTCGATGCGGTTGCTGCGGGCTGGGGCATTGATGAGAGAATTGCGCATGATGAAGTGCTCATGGGAGTAGTTGCTGAACACCACAGGCTCATCCTTGGATAGGGTGAGCTTGGGGTCGCGGTGCCGGAAGAACTGGCAGCGGGAGGTGGGAAGACGGAGATAGATATTTGGCATTGCTTTTAAAATGTTGAATGTTGAGTGTTGAATTAGGCTAGCGCCCTTGAGTCCACTAGACCTGCAACCTGTAAGGAATGCTTACAAGTTTATTAATTACTTCAGGGAGATGCCTTTCTGCTGGGCATAGTAGAGCATGATGGCATCGGTGATGTTGAGGAAGTATTTCTGCATGCTGTTGCCTTCCTTCGGGCGGGGTACCAGCTTGTCGATTTTGGCAGTCTGCTCCTCGCTGAGATTCATGATGAGCTTCATTCCGTCGATATAGCAGCCGCCTGATTCCGTCTTGGCGATGAAACTCTCATTAAACTTGCCGTTCTCCTCGAAGAAGAGATTGAGGGCTTCTATCATCTGATCCTGAGTGAAACCAGGAAGCTGTGGATGCAGCTTCTTGTATTTCCCGGAATAGGTCTTCATGCGTTTATCCATGTAGGCATTGATACTGTCGGCATACTCGCAGTAGAGGTCATTATCCTTGCTGTTGATGTCCTTGGTTCGGGCAAAGTTGAAGAATCCCTGCATCTGCTTCAATACCTGCAGCACACTGTCAAACTGATTGAACTCCACATTGCCGCCAAAGATAGCCTTCATATATGATTTGATGTCTACCACGATGCTTTCGAGGGTATCGGTGAGGAATGTAACCTTGTCGAGATTGATGCCCAGCTTATCTACATTCTCCTGCATGCCAGGCTTGCTGTAATCTACATAGTAGCGGAGCAGCTGACCGAAATTCAGAAAGTCGTAGCTTTCCTCGCTGTGCAGGTTTATCTGTACGAGAAGGGCGTAGACATTCATGGCCAGCTTCTTGTCTTTATCCTGAATGGCACGGATGAGGGATGCCATCTGTGGCGAGTTCTGCGGAATGCGGTTGGCTGCACGGACCAGTTCGTTGCGGTTGCGCACGGCTTCGGCGAAATCAGGATTGGAGAAAAGAGACTCCAGGGCTGCGGTATATTTATCGGCAGGCACATCCTTGAAGTTGAAGGTGTAGATGGTAGGGAGGTTGCGGATTTGCGCCTCACGCTTTGCCATAGCCTGCTGCTGTTGTTTCTTGTTTTTTGTTCCCATTGGTTTTTTATTTTATACTCTATTTACCATAATTGGCGTTACCAACTTTTATCGCTCGTCACCATCGCCAGCGATTACATTGCGCTGCTTGCGGCTTGCGAGCTTTGCCAGGTTCTCCTCGGCTACTTCTTCAAGGCTTATGCCCATGACGTGGGCGAGTCCTGCGGTCTGCCAGAGAATATCGCCGATTTCGGAGAGCATCAGCTTGCGCTCTTCTTCGGTTACATTCCATATCTGGGTGTGACAGATTTTGCCATCCTCATCACGCTCGGTGGTGGTAATGTGGAGCTTGCCTTTGCGCATGTGCTTGCCGGCTTTGCTCGCAAATTCTCCTACTTCGCCGCAGAGGTTGGCGAGCATGTAGAAGAGGTTATCACTCTCAGGAAGGCAGGTGGTCATTGCCTTCTGCTGATATTCGTTTAATGTCATTTTTGCCATTTTTTCTTCTTTTTTATTTGTTATGGGACCAGCGATGGAATCGCTGGGAACGGAGGCTAGAGGGAATGAATAATGAATAATGAATAATTAATAATGAATAATTAATAATTACACATTATACATTGAGCTTGGCATTCAGTGCTTCCATGCGCTCCGTGATGATGCGGTTTATCTCGAAGCCTATTTCTTTGGCGTTAGGATGAGCCTTGCCGGTAGTTTCACGGAAACGGAGGTCTAGGATATGCTGCCACTCGGTGATGGTGTAGGTGTAGGCTACTACGGTGTAGGTATCGAGAGGGAGAATGCCACGGGCATCCTGCGGCTTCATGCCTGATTTCAGCAATCGGCGATAGAGCCAATCGGAAATCTTGCAGCCAGTGAGATAAAGGAATTTCTGCCATTTCGTACCTTCGTGCAGCCAATGCGGACGGGCTATCTGTACGCCACCTTTCTTCTCCAGGTTTACGTAGCGGGTACTCTGCTCGCTGATGCAGTTAGGCGATGTGCGGTTCAACTCACGGCTGGTGCTGATCTGCGTAGTGACAACCAGCGTCATGCGGAGAAGATAGAGTGCTTCCTTGCACTCGTATTTCTGCGCCTTCTCGATGAACTCGGCTTCCTTCACATTGAATGGAGAAAGCATTTGGAGGATATTACCATGCTCGCAGAGAAACTGCATATTACTGCTGATCCATACCTTCTTTTCCTGCACTGCATAACTGATGTAAGGCGATGCAACAAGGAAAGACCCAAGATGCTTCGGCAGTTTACTGTCATTCTTTACGAAGAAATAGAGGGTGCCATGGCGGTACATGGAACGATGACCGCTCTCCCAGAAACGATTGGCCAACTTTACTGCCTGCTCTTCCAAGAAATCCTCTTTCTTGTCTTCAGGAAGATTCTCGTCAGGCTGCTTACCCTTGCTCTTGTAGCAAATTCTGCCTACACGGGCAATCTGTTGTGCAGCGGTCTTCTGAGGCCACCACTCAACACCAGGAATTATCATTTTCATGTTGTTTCTTTATTTGATGTTTTATATATTAAAAATCTATCACGCCATCCCGATACCGCTTGGAGACAAAGGCAAAGATGTTACCTATCTTATGCAGCTTGCCTGATATACCCGCGATGGGTAAATGGGTAGTTATTTTTGCCATTATTTTATCTGTGCCCAGTCTGTACTCAGTCTGTATTGTAACGGTACTGGATATTCACTTTGAACTTACTTTACAGTAAAGTTGGCAATGCAAAAATCCTACTCTTTTATCATCTTTGCTACGAACGCAACGTAGTCCCAAAGATGAAACATCGTTCGGTTGTTTGGTATCACATAATCATAGCTGTTGAAATCAATCTGAACACGATACTGGTCTCTGTCGGTACGTTCCTCAGAGATACCACGTTTCTTCAGAGTTTCCGGCTTTGCCGAAACATAGACGGTGATGATCTTGGCCTTCGGACAGCGCTCCATCAGCTCCATCAGTCCTTTCTCGTCGATGACGTAAATGGCGGCACCATCTACCTGTTTCTTCTCCGTCCAATACTCATAGTTTCCGTATCGGGTATAAGCAAGCATTTCGCTTTTGGGAACGTTGCATTCCTTGACAAAATGATGCTCCTTGCCGTCAACTTCACCTTCCCGCATCGGACGGGTGGTGTAGGAACAGAGCACATCATATCCCAGAATATCAGACAGCATTTTTGCTACCGTGTCCTTGCCAGCCCCAGAGGGACCAATAATCGTTATCAATTTCATAATCTTATCTTTATATTTTATGAGTAGTCATCGCCAAGTGAAAATCTCCATATCTCGCCAGCGATGGGTATTTCTGCAAAACAACGTTTCGCAGATTACCATAATCACCCATATTAACTATATATCTTTTCTGTCCAAAATCGAAGTTGCAGGGGAAGTCAAAATTGATCTGACGGATGAACTTTTCACCCCCCCGAAACCGGACATTACATCGAATATTACTTTCATCCATCGCTGACCTTTCTGGTCGAGCCATGACCCCTTCGGGATTTTTACTTTTCTTTTTTCCATAATCTTTAATCTTATATGTATTAAAATTTTTTTTTCTGCTTGTGGACCAGCGATAGAATCGCTGGGAACGGGGGCGAGATAATGGAATTAACCTCGCTCTGCCCATACTTGCCGCAGGATGGAGTGATACTCTGCCTCACCAAGATTCTGCTTGCAGACGTGGATGAGGTAATTGTAACTCACGGTGGTGCTTCTGCCTAACTGCCGCCACTTCTGAGATGCCTGGGCAGCGTTGTACTTCCGGCTGCAGGCTGAAAGCTCATGAAACAGACGTTCGCCGTATGGGTGTGCCTTCAATGCCCAACCTACCTTCGTCCACTCATCGTAGCTTTCCGTGATGTTGATGTTTCGGCTCACCAAAGCTTTTACGATAAGTTCGATGATGCGGTCTTGCGTGCGTGGATCATTCCAGAAGGCTCTGTTGTCGCTGCCGCCGTAAGCGCTGGAGGCGTTACTCTGCGGCTGCCGATACATCGGTCTTGCTTGTGGTATCACCTGCGGGTCATCTGTCGCCAAGCCTTGATAAGGCTGCACATTGTTATTAATATATATGTGGTCTGCATCATCACATGAGGCGAAGCGCACACGTCCGATATTGCCGCATTGCTTGTCGAGCACGATGCCCAGGGCTGCATATTCCTTGAGGATAGCCTTGAACTGCTCCTTGTGCCTGTCGGGATAAGCCAGCCGAACCAGTCCGAAATATCCAGTACCCGAACAGGAACGCATCAGCAAGCCTATCTCCGGACGGAAGCGGGCCACCATGCGGATATTCTCAAAACTGGTAAGCTGCTGATTGTCCTGAAGGTCGATGTCGATAGCGAGCCATCCGGTATGCTGCTGAAGATGTGTTTCACGGCGTGAAACCATTACCCGCTGGCCGGGATGGGTCAAACTCTCGTCTTCATAAAGACTGAAGAGACCGCTCAGTGTGGCACCTGGAAGCATCTTCTTCGTTTCGATATACTCCGGCATCTTCTTCGCCTTGCTGCCATACTGCTGTCGCATGGCTCTCAGCTTCTCTACATACGGCTTCCATCTATCCGTCAGACAGAACTCACGGATAGACATCTGCTGAATGCACTCGCCCGTCTCTCTATCGACGAAGCGACCGTAGGCATCGGTTGCAGACTCATAGATGGAACATATTTCCTCAAACATACCTTACATATATTATTTATTCATTTTTCGCTGCAAAGATACAAAAATAAATCGAAAATAGTATAGGTTGGCTATATTATATTTGAAATAAGTTATATTTTTAACATTTAATATGGGTTTGAGAGGGGAAACCAGCGATAGAATCGCTGGGAACGGGGGTGCAGAGGATGTTTTTTCAAAAATGGGACCAAACTCCCGATTTTGGTCTCAAAAGTCTCATTTTGGTCTCATTTTTATTTTGAAGGGCGAAATGTTAAAGTCCCCTAATGAAGAAAATGAGGGATTTTGTCCCCCTGCTGCCACACTATTGTCACACTGCTAGCCCACTACGATTTTTTGCTATTTGTTTGGTTTTCAGCGATTTCCTTAATCTTGGTCGCATTTTTATATGATTTTTTAAAAACTAATGTACGCAGGAGAAACAAAATATTTCAGAAATATGTAGAATATATGTAGAAAATCCTGCATTTTCCTCGCTATCTGCCACTCCCTCAAACCCTCATAACTACCTTATTGTCTGATGTTTACGGCAAAGCCGTTAATGCTACTAACTTCTAGCTTGAGGTTAGGGGATTTTGATTTTAGGGAAAAGAAAAAATACACGGAAAATTTTATATATAGTAGTGAATTTCGGCGAAAAATGAGACCAAGATATGCTTTTGAGACCAAAAAGCCCACTAAATCAGCGAGTTATCAAAAGCCCACTAAATGATGGGCTTGGTCGCAAAATGGGACCAAAAAGAAATTGTGTCCGTTAGGCGTTCCTGCGGATTTGAAATCCGCAGACAAAAAAAGCTGCCTCGCTTCACAGCGAAACAGCCTTACTAAACAAATAACTAATAAACCTAAAAACTAATAACTAATAATCAACAAAACCTTCTTCTATTTATTCTTCATAAATTGATTAGCCTTATTCAGGCTATCATGCAATCCGTCACGACCGTACATGTTGATCTTGGCGTTGATAGGCTCATTCAGACGCTGAATCAGCGCATTCACGGCTTGCAGAAGCGCCGCATTACTTGCAATGCTTGCGGTAACCAGGTCGCCTGCCGCTGACGCGCCAGACGAAAGATTACCATTGCCTGCTTGCGTGCCTGCTGCAAGAACATCACCCACGTTGCCGTTATCAAATGCCCTTCTTGCTGAGTTTCTTCCTGAGTAGTTGCGGTCGTAGTTGACGAGTGCTTTCAGCAAGCCGGGATTGTTCATCATCATCGCATGGGTAGTTTCCCTACCAATGACGATTTCCGGTCCTCTCTCGGCTACGAGAGACGGTTGCCCGTTGACGGTGGTGGCGGTTGGAGACGTGAGCATCTTCACGCCCTGCATCTGCTTGCCGTCATCTTCCTTTGCCCAATATACTTCACCATTATCAGCCACAAATGGCTTCAAATCCTGCACGTTACCACTATCGTAGGTAAGCATACCAGTTACGAGCTTGGTGTTGGTAGAAGCTGTATTTTTACTCTTGCCACCGCTACCAATCTTGCCGATAGCGAAGTTGAGCAATCCCATCAGGATAGCCATCATAGCGCTGTAGGCGATTGGTCCAGCAATAGGACCCAGAGTACTCACACACCAGCCAAAGATACCGGCAGAACGGAGAGATGCCATTACCTGCTGGTGAACACCTTCCATTTCCTCTTCTGACAGATGAGTAGCTTGCTGCGCTCCGAGAATTGCGGTGCCTGTGGCGATTTCAGCGCCAACCTTTGCGGTACCAAATGCCTGCTGCATCAAAAGCAACTCCGTGTAATGTGCCGTTGTCTGCGCGCGGTCAATCTGCTGCTGACTGATCATCTGCAGGGAACTTGTGGCAAACTGCTTAATCATTTGTTTCAATGCCGTTCTGAGTGCCTTGCGGCCTTCTGCTGCATTCTCAGTCATGGTAGCGAAAGCATCGCCTACCGACTCTCCAAACGTTTGCAGCGGACCCATAAACGTAAGGAGAGAGTTATACTGACTGAACGTATCAGACGTGAGCTTCTGCACATAGCTAGCCTGCTCCGACATGATGTTCTTTCGGGCTTCAGCAAGCTGCTGCTCGGTAGCCTGATGCTCTTCGAGGAATGCGTAATAGGTTTCTGCATACTCCATGCGCATCTTCATCATTTCCAGTTCAGGGTCGGTAGCAGATATGGATTGCATACCCATCATCTGAGCGGTGGTACGATAATTGCCGGCAATAGACACTTCCTGCTGCATACCAGGCAAACGTTGCTGATATTCCTTATCTACAGCAGTCTGCGACCAGGAATAATCAATCAGCTTCTTGCGTTCATCATCACGCTTCTTGCTTGCAGCATCATATTCGTCATTATATTTAATCAGTTCGACATACAAAGCCTTCAACTGCTGTGCCGTGAGCTTGGTGAAATCGAAACCGTTATTAGCTACGGAAAGGAAGCCTAAGAATCCCTTCTGGAAATCTTCACTTTCTGGATTCAGCCTATACAACTCGACGATGGCGCTGCGAGCCTTCGATGTAAGACTATCGAAGGCATCATTCATCTTCTGAAGACCTTCCTCGGTAGCCGCATCTACTCCACTCGCTGGGCGAAGGAAGCCGATCTTATCGAAATTACTGCGAGTAGAACGGTCAACTGCACCCGTATAGTCGTGCTCATTGAGTATCTTCTGAATCTCCCGCTGCTGGGAAAGAAGTTTTTCGGCTGCCTCACGCAATTCCTTAGAACCATTGGCAAAGATTTGATCGAGAAGGGCACCCAAGTTTTCTGAGAGTGTCTGATTGTTCTCTCGTGACAAATCACCCGATAATTTCTGGAAGAGGGCGTGCAGCTCACTAATATCCGATTTGCCGATGGATTCAAGAAGAGCCTTGGATGTTTCATCGTCATAAATAAGCACATCCTCGTCCATGTGAGAGAAGAACTTCTTGAAGTCATCGCTCATCGTAGCAATGGATTTACGAGCCGTGCCGAGTGCCGTCTGCATCTTGGTATCAAGTAAGGTAAGCATCTGCTGCTGCTGACCCTCGCTTACCTTCTCGCCATCCATATTCATCTGAGTTACCCACTCCAGGTACTTGCGCTTCTGCTCCTCATAGAAAGCCTTGATGTTGGCAATAAGCGCATTGGCACGAGTCTTTGCTTTCTGCTCCTCCTGTTTGGCAGTGTTATCGGTTTTCGGGGTATTCTTACCGCCACCACCGGAACCGCCTTTGCCGCCACCACCTCCACCAAGGTCTTCATTTGCGGCAGCATCTATAGCCTTCAGATAATCACTGATCTCATCCTGAGCACCAGCAAACTTATTTTTGATGCCAGCGAAGACATTATTAGCAGAACGAGCCTGACGGATATAGCGAAGCGCACTGAAAAGGCGCTGGTCTGCGATAGGCAAATCCTCGTATTTTACGTACTGATGTACCGTACCATCACCAAGAGTATCTTTATAAACCTTCCTTACCTGCGCTGAACTTCTGCCCTCTTTTTCCGAAGCTAAAACCCTTGCAACATTTTTGGAGCCATATCTTCGTGCAAGGTCTGCGATAATCGTACCCATATTCTTGTTACGATTATCCTCTTCATATCCCTTCAAAACATCAGTACCGAAGCCCTTTGGCGCTACCTTCCCGTAAGCATCAAGTTTATCCAGACTCCAGCCGATACGAGGCTTATAATGCTTTTGAATATCATCTTCCTGCATCTGGAGGTATATCTTGCCACGGATAGCTTTCGCTGCCTGACGATAGGATTCTGCAAGATTCTGCACCATACCATTTTCATCTTTGAGCTTCTTGAAATACATGCCGAATTTATCGACATAAGTCTTCATAGCTGCCTGGTATTCGTTAGAACCTTTCTTGGCTCGTTTAATAGCCCCATAGTAAGCATCGAGTTCTGCAACCGCATGGTTAGCCGCCTCTCTTACACCTTTAAACGAACTATTAAACTTCTGAACGGAAGAAGAAGCTTCATTCGTCTTCTTGACTAAATCATAAATTGCGACACCTAATGACGTTACTACAGATATAGCCAATCCTATGATATTAGTCTTCATAGCAAGACTCAACTGCCTCCAGGAAACGATAAGGCGAAGCGTTGCAAAATGGCTACCCATTATCGCCTGCGTAAGCAGTGTGAAAAAGCCAACAATACTTGAACCTTTAATACCTATCATTAAAGGAATCAGCTTGGAAAACGCCATTACCAAACCTCGTGTTCCCAGGTATGCCAGCAGTCCAGGCAATACAAATAGCAGTGCCTCGACAGACTTTTTCAATTCCCAAAAAAGTATCTGCACGGACGTTAAAAATGGCTTGGATTGTGTCAATTCCTTCGAGAAATTATACCAGACCTTCGCCATCTCCTTAACGGAATCGATGCCATCCGGATTGACAAAAGCCTTTTCCCACATGTTGTTAGCACGTTCGAGAATAGCCTGTGCTGTCTGCTGCTGAATTTCATACTCCTTGGTAACGGCAGTACCCTCACGATATGCCTCATTGGATTCCTTCAGATGGCTTTTCAACACACCGATATTCTGAGCCATAGTTACTACTACGCTCTTCAATCGCTGACCATCTGAGCCAAACTCCTTGAAGTATTCATCCATGGAACTAAGATTCTTGTCGCTTACGTTTTCAAGAACCTTCACCAAGGCTTGCATAGTCTGTCCCTTACTCATCATATCCTTCAGGGAATCTTCCTGCATACCAAGCATCTTTTCAATCTCGTGATAGTTGGTCCACAAACTGGTAATCAATTTACCGAATGCAGTAGATGCAACCTCCGGCATCAACATCAAAGAGTCACTGGCAGAAGCAAGACCTAAAAGCTGGTCGCTCGTGATATGGGCAGATTTAGAAAGACCGGTCAGTCGCTTGGCAAACTCCAGGATATTGCCACCATTGGCAGTAGATGTAGAAGCCAGTTTAAAGATGGAACTTGAAACGGAATCGAAAGCATCGCTGATGTTACCGCCATGCTTCTCTACCTCTCCCATCGTTTCTACAAATTTAGAGAGAATCAGCATCGCATCATCGCCGAGATCTTCTTTCAGTGCTACATTTACACGGTCGCTAGCCTGTGCAAATTCCGCCAAACCTTGCACTCCATACTTACCCATACCCATACGAGAGCCGATATAAGCAAGCTGGGTAAGGCCTTCAAGACTGGTTCGGGTATCCACCTTAGAGAGCCTATCCGATAACTCTTCCACATTCTTCATCGACCAGTTAGTAACCTTACGGACATTAGCCAATGAATCAGAATATTTGAAATTAAGATTGATAACATCGGTTATCTTCTGCTTGATCATGTTGAAAGCTCCAAACAGACCAACATAAGCAACTAAGTTCTTTGCTGCCGTACTCCATGCACTACCATGCTTGTTAACCGATCCCGTCAATTTATCAATCTGCGCCTGCAAAGTCTTAACGTCCTGCTGTCTCTTTTTCAGATTCGGATCATTCTCGAAAGTCTTACCCAATTCGCTCTTGGCAGCTACGAGCGCACGGCGAAGTTCTTTGAGCGAAGTGCCGGAAAGATTATTGATAGCCTTTCTTATTCGCTCCGAATTTGTGATATTCTGCGACACGGCCGAGTTGTAAGAAACCAGCTCTTTCTCCAGTTTCTTAAACTCCTTCTGCCCCTGCTTCGTGGTTGTATCGAGCTGCTGCATCTTCTGCTTGATACCATCGATGCGCTGCTGCAACTCGTCCATCACCTTCTTGGCGACGGCGGCATTGGCAGTGATGACTATCTGAGTTTTTTTTGCTGTTGCCATTTTCTTGTTGTTTATTGATTAAAAAAGTTTAATAGGGCTTGCATCGGCAAAGGTATTCAATAGTCTTACCTCGCCCTCGTAGCCGTAGAAATCTACCAAATATTTTTTTATTCGCTCTTGCAGGTGGCGAAGCTCCATCATAATGGCAGGACGTTGAGATTTACCGCTCTTTCTATCCCATTTCGAGATATATCGGGTTTGATAGCGAGCCTTGCGAGAATTATCTACATCCTCGTAGCTGGTGCCTTGACCAACACCCATATCCACAAAGCGCATATAGTCGTTGAACTCAAAGGCCATCGTTACCTTGCCGTAATCGCCAGCCTCTATAATCTTACCAGCAAAGGATTTTGCTCCCTCACCAGTAGAATACCATCCACCCATCTCCTTTCGCTTCTGGTTTACTACGGCATAGCCGTTATACACCTCCTTGGGATAGATGCACTGCGTCATGGTGTTTACTTCCAACTGATTGATGGTTTGCTGGAAGAAACGTGATGCTACCCTACTGAAGGGAAACATCGGATTCTTGATAGGCTGTCCCATAATATGATACTCCTTTTCTTGAAAGACTTTCGCCCTACCCCTAACACCATAGGCAAGGATAGGGCGATATAGTCAAGATACAATTATTGTTCTTTGATGATATACTTGTCGTTACCGCCGCAACCAAACTTGTAAAGCGGTTGCAGACTTTTCCAATCCACTCCGGCTACAAGCCATTGTCCGGAATACAACTCGCCTATCAGTCCGCACGAGATAGAGGAAATATCAATAGACTGCAATTCGGACATGATGACCGGATCATCGGCAAAGGAACGTCCCGTTATCGGGCAAACTCCTTTCCGCTTCACCTCCACCATCCACGAAACGAGGTCTTTGCAATATTCCATCAAATCAACGGATGCCTGCTCTATCTTTGCGCCGTCATATCGCCCGAGGGTTTGAGGTGAGTCCTTTACTTTGGTTAGAAACCACACCTGGTGAGATACCTCCATCTTTCCAGCCGTTTTAAACTCGCCCGTGCTCAATACGCTATAGAGCATACAAGGCGAATGCACGATATTGGCATTTCTGGAAAAGATATTCTCCAGGTCGATATAGCGGATGCGGAAGAAACTCTGATCCTCCAGCTTCTTGCTTGTCGGGTCGTGGGATAAGGGCTTGTAGATCGTAGCCCAGTGTTCCAAAACATTTGATATTGTCATAATTCAAAGGGTTATTAACACATTATTAACTGATAGCGTACAGAAATTAAGAGATATTGGCACATTACATGCCCATTACTGGGTCTGCCGGTTTCTGCGGAATCCAGTCGTCATTATCATCTTCTTTCTTCTTATCCTCTTCCGGAGTAGCCTCTTCCTTGTTGCCCTCTTCTTCTTCCTTCATCAAGTCTTTCAGCTTCACGTTAAAATGCCTTTCGGTTTTGTCGGCTACAATCTTCTGCATCACTCTTGCCCAGGGTGCCCCATTGCAGGTACTCTCGTTTTCGAGAATACTCACGAGCTGCACACCACAATAGATGGCGGCGAGGTAATTGGCGAGGTGAAGAGGATTCTGGAAATCGAGTATCACAGTATCTACCATCGTGGCCAAGAATATCGCAAGGATAAGGACGGAGAAATCCTTCACCATCTTTGCCATTTTCTTAGATTTCAGTTTCCCGTCGATTTTGCATCGAGGGTCTTTCTTGATAGCCTCACGATAGCGAGAATAGATACGGCAGTTGCAGCGCCAAGCCGTGTAGCAGTCGCAGATAAGGGCGAAGAAGCATACGGCGATGTAGTTAAGAGATGGTTCCAGGGTACACCACACTAAGCCGATAATGGCTGCAAGAAACCTTGTAAGAGTTGGAATTAAACTTTGCATTTTTTTCTTTTTAATGTTATCCTATGTTGTCTTAATACTATTGCAAAGGTATCGTTTTTTAATTGAGAGATGGGGACAAAGGGATTTTCTTGTCCCAACCATTTAGGGGAGATTTCGTAATTTTGCAATCAGATGTACGGATGGTATATAGCCTTCCGTGGTCCGGGGTTTTTGAACACGAATGACACGAATGACACGAATTTCGTTTTTCGATGCTCCACCAATTATACATTTTATACATTAAACATTAATAAGGAATGAGCCAATTAACACAGAACACCCTGCAGAGGATAGACAAATGGCTATCCAATGGTCTCAGCATGGAGACGATGTTCCCCAAACTGGAACAGCGGTACCGCATGCAGATTTGTGCCGAGTTCTACAAGCGATGGGTGCAGAACAACGATATAGACCCGCGTACCACCTGCCGCAATATCGCACGGCGCGATTATACGCTCTTCGTGAACCAGGCAGGACAGGGCAACAAAGAGGCGCAGGAAATGGTGATGGCGCTGCATATTGATATTGACGATGAAGGCAATATCAAACCCCGAACGGTTACGGAACTGAATAATGATGTGGCGGTATGCAACCATATCATCCGCTTCTTTCAGACCGACGAAAGTCCTCGCCACAAGGCGATGTATCTGAGCAGCGCTGAATGGCTGATTCGTACCGGTAAACAGCAGAACAACGACCGCGCGGTGGATAAGGGTATGCAAGCCCTGGCTAATGTATATGGCAACTTCGTGGAGGATAAGGATGCTACGGATGAGATGCCGGATATGAGCCGCATTGCCATTACCCAGGATGTAAGCATCGTAAAGCACGACCGCATCAACTATACCGATGAGTATAAGCGCAAGATGGCTCGCAAGTACGGTTTGACGGTGAAGGATATGCAGCAGATAGCCGATGAGGAAAGTCTGAATGCTACTCCGGAAAAAGCTCCTGATTACTTCGACTATATGGAAGAGGTGATGGAAGAGAAGGAGGCTGACAAACAGGCTAAAGAAATGAAGGAGGAGCCAGCCGATGAGTAAGCGATACGAAAATCATCATCCCAACAAGATACCTCCCTTCCGTCCTGATCCGGAACACTGGACGAGGAAAAGCAGCCACGGTTGGAAAGCCAAGGTTGCCTACGAGAGTGAGGATGAAGCCTGCGAGTTTTTAAAACTGCATCCTAAAATTATGAATGCCGGATATACGGCATACCAGTGCAAGGTTTGCTCGAAATGGCATGTGGGGAAGTTGAGATAGTTAATAATTTATAGTTAATAGTTTATAGGCTTTATAGCAAAAGACTGGGTAGGCGGCAAAGCTGCCGTATTTAAGACTTTGGGCGCAAGCAATCACACGGATGGTGAGCGCCAAAAAGAAGACTACTATGCCACAGAACCCGCAGCTACCGAATGGCTCTGTAAGATAGAGCAGTTTACGGGGGAGGTAATTTTGGAACCTTCCTGCGGAGAAGGGCATATTAGCGAGGTATTGAAGGCGCATGGCTACGATGTAGTCAGCCGTGATTTGATAGATAGAGGATATGGTGAGGTTGCAGATTTTCTTTCCATCGACAACTTAGAATGGAACGGAGATATTGTTACCAATCCACCATACCGATTTGCGTTGGAGTTCGTGGAAAAGGCTTTGCAGATTATTCCGAAAGGAAGAAAGGTTGCTATGTTCCTAAAACTTACTTTTCTTGAAGGAAAAGGAAGAAGACATCTGTTTAGAACGCAGCCACCTTGCAGGGTATGGGTAAGTAGTTCACGACTGAAATGCGCAGCCAATGGCGATTTCGATGCCATGGCTGGTAGTGCCCAAGCCTATGCCTGGTTTATTTGGGAAAAAGGATATAAAGGAGAAACTATTCTAAAATGGTTTAATTGATAAAAAATAGATTTATAGAGGATGGAATTAAATAAGATATATAATGAAGACTGTCTGGAAGGAATGAAAAAGATTCCGGACGCAAGCGTGGATTGTGTTATCTGCGATTTGCCTTATGGTGTTCTCAATAAAAAGAGTGAAGGCGGTGGCTGGGATAGTATTATCCCGCTTGAGCCATTATGGAAGGAATATCTGCGCATAACCAAACCCAATGCAGCGATTATTCTTTTCTGCCAAGGTATGTTTACTGCACAACTTATGATGTCGCAGCCGAAACTCTGGAAATATAATCTTATTTGGAGCAAGCAGCGGGTAACAGGCTTTCTGAATGCCAACAAGATGCCTCTGCGCTCACATGAGGATATTGCTGTATTTTATCGAAAACAACCTGTCTACAATCCTCAGATGGTAAAATGTGCGCCACATCAAAGGAATCATCGAAGGGGAGATGGCTCGCATAGTTTGAAGCGAGGCTGTTATGGAGACCATAAAGAAGTGCCTACTATCGTATCAGATGAAAAATTCCCAAAGAGCATTATCTGCTTTGATAAAGAACATTCTGCCGATACCTTCCACCCTACGCAAAAGCCAGTAGCTCTTATCCAGTATCTTATATGTACTTATACTAATGTGGGGGGGTGCGTTCTCGATAATTGCATGGGCAGCGGAACTACCGCAATCGCGTGCATCAGAGAAAAGAGGAACTTCATCGGCTTTGAGCTGAACAAAGAATATTACGACAAGGCTTGCAAGCGTATTCAGCTCGAAATGGCGCAGCCTAGCCTATTTTAAATCTGCGAAATTATGGCAAAGATTATTTACTTCGGAAGCAATGGGTGCTCCGGGCACTACCCTATCGGTATTGATATGACACTGACAGGAGAGGAGTATAATAAATGGTGCGAGTGTGATAATGAAGTCTGGATAGAAAACATCCAGAAAAATCCAGGTCGTCACCTGATTCAACACCACGGCGAAACCTATACTAACTATGGCGTGCCTTTCTCTGTAGATGAAGATAGGGTCGGAGACCATACCGAACTCTTCTGGGAGGGAGTACACTCAGAAGAAGAAATGATAGAACTCATAAAGAGCAACCAGTTTTTGAAACGACAATTTAAAATGTAAGCAACAATGATAGTAATAAAAATAAAAACATGGAAAGACTGGAAACAGGACTTCCTTAAATGGGTGCAAGCACCTCGGCGCAGTACTTGCAAGGAGTACGTAGATTATATGGAGACTTTACAAAATCAGGTTCTCTACAAAATAATAAACGATACTTGCGATAAATACGGCAATATGCGTGAGAATCAAATTCAAGACATCACCGAGGCAGTCGAGAGATGCGTGGCTGAGTGTGCCAAAGAAACACGCAAGCTAATCGATGATTGCCAGCCCGCAAAATTTCTCTAAGACTGTAAAAAACTGGCATGTCTGCGGATTTCAAATCCGCAGGAACGCCTAACGGGCGCAAGGACGCGGCTAAATCAACATACATTCAGGATAACAAAATTTTAAAATATGCAACAACCACATTTGATATACCTAACCAAATTCCAGCAGCAATCTCTGTATATGGCTGCGAAGGATGAAAGGGTGATTGCCGCAAGACGTGTGGGTAAAACCGACGGTCTTGTGGCTCCTTACGTCTGGATGGCTTCTAACTCTATGCCCGGTATGCTGGGAGCCTGGGTAGCCGTATCACGGCAGCAGGGATTCGGCAAAACTATTCCTGGTACCATGGCTGCCATGGAGAGAATGTTCGGCTTTACGCAGGGCATTCATTTCGGCTGGGGACGACCACCGAAGCACGCCCGTGAGGCTATCTTTAAGCCGAAAAGCTATGACAATATTATTTGGTTTGCGAATGGTGCCCAGTGGGTGCTCATCTCCCTCTCGCAGACCGCAAGTGCCAACAGTTACACTTTTTCCGCGATGGTAGGTGACGAAGCCAGGTTCTTCCCTTACAAGAAAGTAACCGATGAGTTGATGCCGGCATTATCAGGCCAGACTCACCCCTTGGGCAACATCAACTTTACTGATTACAACCCGCTCTATAAATCGACAAGATTCCTATCTGATGCTTCGCTTACTACCAAGGGCAGTTGGCTGGAGCGCGAGGAGGAGAAACTTGACCTTACGATAGAATCAGGTAAATTTCAAGGCAAGACTTACCGATGGGTGCAGGAGCAGTTGGAAGACTATGCAAACAAGATTATCCGTTACAACGACCTTATTTATAATGCCAAAAAGACCGGGCATACCCCTCATGCCGTGCCACCCGATTTAAGGTTGATGATACGTGCCATCGCCCTCAAGATGATTAAGCATGAGGGACAGTTTAAGATTCTGCCTAACCATGGCAACCAGCTCACCAAGAACATGGTGGATATGGCGGTAAACTATAAGCTGGTGGATGCTGCGGATGCGGAACTCATCTATGATTACGAATATCTGTTTACGGAAGAAGAATGGTGGGAGATGCAGATGTTCGATAAGGCAGACAAGTTTCGAGACGACTATCTGAGGGAGCTTCGCCGCTCGGCATTCCTCGTTAGGCGTGCTTCTACCCTCGACAATGTGGATCTTCTTACTGAAGATTACATCCGAACCATGAAACGAGATTTACCTAATTATACCTTCATGGTCAGTATTTTGAACGTGAAAATCAAGAAATCGAACGATGGTTTCTATTCTAACCTGGATATAGATCATGTTCATGGTTACACCTGTGACGAGATAGACCCTCTGAGCCAAGCTAACTGGAGCACCCAGAAGGCTACGGGCATCATCGGCGGCAAGAAGATTACTTCAGAAAGTTATCAGCCGGATTTGAAGGAACTGTCCGAGAGAAACGATTGCCGTATGGATGCCGACTGCGTGAACGATCTCCCTCTCTATCTGGCATTCGATTACAATGCGAATATCAATACCCTGGTGGTAGGTCAGGTATATCAGCGTGACGGAGTGGAGGCAGTGAATGTTATCAAAAGCTTCTATGTGAAGAACGAGCGCAAGCTGAGGGAGTTGGTAGATGATTTTTCGCATTACTATGCTCCGAAGAGAGCCGTGAACAGAGATGTGGTTTACTACTATGATGCTACCGCAAAGCAAGGTGCATCGTATGCGCTGACCGATGAGCGATTCTACCAGGCAGTGATTAAGGAACTGGAGCGTAATGGTTGGAATGTTACGGCAATAGATATGGGTGTGCCGGAGAAACACGAGGTGAAGCATCGCATCATCAATAATGGTCTTGCTGGTATAGAATATCCTGCCATCCGTATCAATCAGACACAGAACCCTGATTTGATTATCGCCATGCAGCTCTGTGAGGTGAGCATCGGCTATCAGGGATTCCGAAAGGATAAGAGTCAGGAGAAAAAAGCGGAGACGGAAGACAACCTGCCTTTGCAGCAGAGAACGGACTTCACCGATGCCTTCGACTCGCTATATCTTGGATGTAAGTTCTGGCGAGGAAATTTCGGCTGGTTCGTACTGCCGGACGGAAGGAACGTCTGAGGAAGTGATTAGTGATTAGTGATTAGCCTCACGGACTCAAAGGCGCGAGCCTAATTAACCAATAATCACTAATCAATAATCACTAAACCTAGAGTTTCTTTACCAGCAACAAACGCCCACCTTCACTTCTTGCCCTTATCCGATAGCCAATACGTTTATACCATTCGAGGACAAAAGGCTTACTGCCTTTATCGTCCCATTCTAGCTGTACCGACTTACAGCCCAATTTCTTGGCTTCCTGCTCTGCGGTTTCTATCAGAAGGCGAGCCGAACCCTGTTTGCGGTGCTTCTCATCCACCCAAAGGCTATAAATAGCACAATCGGCATGCTGGTAATACTCGTCCTTATAAGGTCCAGGCTTCGGTATCTCCACCTGCACGGTGCCGTGATTGATTTCATCTACGACAACTATCTTCTGGGATGACTCCCAATCTTGAATCTGTATCATTATATCTATATCTATAAATTGCGGAAATTACTTACTAATCACCAAAAACATAGGATAAATCTTTCTTTAATTCAATATCCAATCCATGACTGCGCATAAGTTGTAAGCAAGTCTCTTCTGTAAGATTTTGCCAGTCTAAACTATCCTCATCCTCTTCGGTCAGCGGTATTGGTAGAAAATCTTTTATTTTCATAAACAGGTCTTGCGTTCTCTCAATTCTACCAAGTGGGCAGAAATAAGCCTTATAATCGAAATACCCGAACACCAAACTTTCCAAAATCTTGTAATTACGGAAAGGATCTACGATGCGTACCCATCTCAACATAGGAAAATGAGAAGGCTCTACCGCCAGCAAAGCATGAAAACGCTCCAAAGCTATAGCCTTTGCCTTGCCACGATTAATAGCCGCCAAATAGAAGGAGAAATATCTGTTGTCATCTCCTGTCTTCGAGAACATGACAGCATCAAAAGGTTTGTTTCCGGCAGTATAGGAGAGATTCAGCACCCGACAGTCTTTAGGCTCTAAAGACTCTCCTACGTAGATTTTAACCTCATACCAATCTTCCTGTCGAAGCATCTGCTCATCGTCAATATCATATTCTTCAACACCTCTATCACTTTTTTTATCAGCAAAGAGGTTAGCTTTTTCCTCATCAGAAAACACCCCGTCAATATGATAGCCACTATACTCACCCGATGTTACCACGTAGGCGGTTCTTAGAGGAACTACAGGCTGTGCAAACAACACGTGCATCGTTGTACGAGGGCAGCAGCGTAAGTTTACTACATACTCGATAGGCGAGCCAGTATATCCTATAAAGGAGGTTAGCCAACTTTTTTCATACGAGCCGTCCATATCAAAGTCGTAACTGCAAAATAATCGAAATTCTCCATCTTTATATTTGACGAACAAATCCGGGCGTTCGGTTACGCCCTTCACCTGGTCGATAGAATCGTTCTTACTGAAAGGCTTGATAGCCTCATAAAACTCATCATCGATGTACATATAACCGAAATACATATCTCGGAACCAGTCTTTGCCCTTCTCCGTCAAGTTCTGCGCTTCTTTGTCGTAGAAATCCCAATCATCTGCGTGATCATACATATCCTCGATACCATCTACGAGACTGAGAGAACAATCAGCTTCACAAAGCACTACAGGCTTACTGAAGTCAATATCAAAATCCTCATCGGTAATAGGGTGCCAAAGGGATTTATTCTTTTCCAGTTCTGTATATAAACTCATAATCTTTATATTGTTTGAAATTACTCTTTAGACTTCTTTAAGCTAGCGATAACCTCTCGCTCGTACATTAAGCGAAACTCGTTATTATCAGGCATGCAAGCGAAATAGCCAAGACCCACTTCATAGGCAAGCCACGATTTTAATCCATCTGCTGTATGACGATACGCGTGAAAATATTCTGCTACTTCCGCCTCTGATACATAGAAGAATACACATTTTCCTGTCGCTACATATTCTTTGCCATCAACAACCGCAGTCATAACTCCTACTTCCGCATTGATGCGAATTTTAGAAATGCGGTCCTTTGAAATGAAGAATATTGTATTTTTTTCAAGATTATAAACGGTGAAATACGCAGCTTTATCGCTATATCCTACGGCATCTCCGTTTTTCGAAGATGGTTTAGTTTTCTTGTCCTTTTCCATACTCAGAATAACACTACGTGCCGAGCAAATAACAACTCCTCCCCACGCAATAATGAATGCCAGAGCGAAGAAGTAAAGTAAAAAATTATTTTCCATTATCTTTTATGCTTAGTTGATGATTAAATGTATCTTATTCTCATGATCCTTGATAATATCTATCGGTCGGAAATGCTTATCCAAGTATTCCTCCGGAACTTCATTCAGTGGCCCCTCAAACAACATCTGTAGGTTGCGGGTATCGGGCAGAATTACATCAATGCTTACCTGGCAATATTCGTCGATGATGGTACCTACAAGGTCGCCAATCTTTAATGGCGAAGGATGAAGCTTTTTCTCTTCCTCATCGCTAAGACAAGGAACGAAAGGCTTCTTCTTCTCACAAATCACGTAAGGAGTCACGATACTCTGATGCTTGGAAGCATCCTCTATAAAGCCATTATAATGGATAGTGACAGCGTTAAAGTTTCCAAGAAGGTTGATAGGGCAAGCCTGGATAATCTCAGCAAGGGTCGGTTTGAATAAAGCCGATGAGCCGAAAGTATGCACTGCCTCAAAACTAGGCAGTACACTTCTTACCTCCTTTTGGTGTTCCTTATTATATATAGGCTCATCCCAGATACAGGAGTAATCAAACACATCTTTAACCTTCGGATATTCCATAAGCAAAAACTTCTTTGCCTTCGAGTTAGAACGAAAGCAGATAACGCTGATACCTTCAGCTATCTTCTCTATCTGTTCCTTTGTAAATTCAATCTTTTCCATAATCTATAAATCTTTTAATCATTAAAATGCGTCTTTAATATCACACCCGGCTACTGCCTTATATTCTACCTTGAGAAAAGCAATTTCATCTTTCAGACGTTTGATTTCTGCGGTAGGCTGGTGGCGTTCCATATTCAGCTTCCAGTTGCGGTAGGCGTAGTAGAACTTATCGCATAGCTTCAATTCCTCATTGGTGTACTTATGCTGATGAAGGCAATATACTCGCTTTACCTCTTTCAGTCTGCCATCCTCAGTAAGGACAATTAGGCCGGCATAATCGGGAAGGAGGGGAAGTACTTTTCCACTAAGGTACCAAGGTACACAGTAGTAGAAATAATTCGGGCGGCGATGCTCTCTGTTTTTTACTGCCTGGCTCTTGATGTAGATATTCCAAGCCTTGTCAGCCTTCTCGATATGGTAGCCAGGGTATGGCTCATATTTCGATAAGGCTTTCTCGTCTGTTTCTCTGCATACGAAAGTAAGGGGATGCCACTCTCCTGTCTTCAGCAGGTCATGCTTCTGCCATTTATGCGTAAAATCGTTCTTGAAATCAGCGAGGGAGATTTTGCATTCCACTTCATACCAATATCCGCTTCGGGTCTTGATAAGCATATCGCTCTCCCAATCAAACACATAAAGATTTTCCACGATAAACTTCGGGTTTGATTTCCAACGGCGCAAGTGCTGCTGAAGAAGCTGCTCTGTCACCTGCTCCTTAATAAGGAGCGTTTGTTTACGCTTTGTTCCCATCTATCTTCTGCATTTTACCGTTCCTGAACTCATAGTCTATTTCGTGCAGTTTAGACTCTAGCATCTGGACTTGCGCCTGGGAAGGGTGGTAGATGGAAACATCATCGAAATTGTCAGACACGAGATTGGTACCAATGAAATTGGCGAAACCTTTAGACTGTACGCTGCCGAAATCAGCATCCGGATCATTCACTTTTAGTGTAGGACAGAGACCGTCACTTTGCCATGAGAAATGCAAACCAATCATTTTGTTCTCTTTCCACAGATTACATTTCACGCAGATAAAACCCTTAATCGTACTGGTGACAACATTACTTCTCAGGAAGTAAATTCTACCCTCCTGCAAGTCTTCAGGAGAGATAGATATAACACCAATATCATCACCATAACCACAAGGCTTAACACGATACTTGCAATTCTCAGTATCAATATCGTATTCCTCTGGGTTAAAATCTCGCCAGTTAGGTTCTTCTAAGGGGCGAAACTCTACATCCCGTCCTTCCTTAATAGCTTGCAGCACTGCCAGCAAGCTATCGACATCGAACAAATAATTTTCTTCCATATCGCTTATAGTTTTTATTTAATAAAGATTACGCAGGAACTGATGAGGAACATATCTGTGTATCAGATAAACAGACACAACGACAATGATAAACATCAACACATACTGGATAATATCTAACACTATCTTAGAAGAAAGGCGAGCTTTATTTTTCTTCTCGACTTCCTTTTCTGCTTCCTTTATAGTGAGATCATATACTTGCTCTGCTTTGGCAAATATATAGTCTGTAATCTCTTTTCTTTCCTCCTCCGTGAGCTTACTTAATGATGCAGGTGGAGGTGGAATAAGATTCAGACGTGACTTTTCGTATAACATCTTAATATCCATATTACTTTCCTTCCTTTTTCCAAGAAATACCCACAGTATTATCACGATTGCGCCATACTTTGTACCCCAAGGCTTTAAAGTAATGACTAACAGGCTCAATATCTTCGGGATTCTCAAATACTACGCCATCAATCTCATTTTTCATATCATTGCAGGCTACAAATATCAGGGCATCAATCATCTCTAATTGTTCCCTATGCTTGTTCTCTATACTATTGAGAACCATCTTTATTGCCGTTTCTGCTGTTGTCATAAGCTTGCCGATTAAAAGTTCTTTAAAATATGAACGTCATCTGGGTCATATTTCAGATAACTACTGCAACCTGCTGCATAACGTTGATCTTGAGAACCAGAATGTTGCATCTTGATTTTAAATGTAAACGGATCAACTCCTACACCAATCGAGAAGCCTACTATAAGTAAAGGTCCATCATATCCAGCAATAGAACCTCTATAATTACGACTATCGTTAGATGGATCTTTTACCAAAACCTTGCGATTTACGTAAAGATTATAAATCTCTTTAGCCGTCAAGCCGGAAGTATTTTCAAACTCTATACCTTTATCACTAATCTTATCGAAATGACTATTTGGTGCATTGCCACCAGTAATGAATGCTCTAATAACCTCTTCTTCTTCCTTACGTTTCTTTTTAACCTTCAGAACCATGAGCTTTGTTTTTCTCCAGTTATCTGCCCAGACGAGAAGCAAAAAGCCTATAAAGAAGCCTACTAATGATATGGTAATTGCCCACAGACAGCAATCATATATCACTTGAGATATAAAGGAGGGATGAGTATAAATAACCTTCAGCTTGCCAATAACATAAATAAGGACAACAGCAAGAATGGGTATCAACGCTGCCAATAAGTTTACACCGATAACCTGGGCATAATATTTCAATTTACTTTTCATGATTTTCTTCTTTACATTTTGATTCATAAATTTCTCTTATTTCATCAAGCTTCGCGATACACATATCTCTATACGTATCATCGAAAGTTTCAGCCTGCTTATACATACTGTCCTTCACCATGAAGCGGCAATCGAGATCACGCGCCAGGAATCTTATCGCAATAATAAAGCCGTAAAATTCATTCGGATCGTATCTGTATTTCTTGATAGGCGACTGGACACCGATGCGTATCTCGTCCGTAATCTGATATGTCTTCTTGATGACTTCCGAGGCGACATGAATGCTTGTTATCGGTTCCAAAGATACGAAAGTCTTTATCTTGTATTCATCGTGCAATTTACGCAGCGCTTCAATACGTTCCTCAGTAGAAGGAGCGTTAGGCTCCAGCTTATCCTTTCCGGTGATGGTGAAACCGATGGTGAGAAGTTCGAGATGATTATCGCAAGCATAATATCTCGGATAGCATCCTAGACACATCTTCCAGTCTTCATCCTCCAGCCATGCCACATTTTTAGTCAGCAACGTAACAGGCACTCCCTCTCTAAGAAGCGCAATCGTAGCATGAAATGTACTACTCTGTACGTTCTCTTCGGTATCGAGTGGATCGCAAGTAAATGACATGAACACGCCCCCGTCTTCTTTCAGACGGCGAAAACCAATCTTCTCTATATCATTGCCTATAAGAGAATAAATAACGGTTTCAGTACAATTATTCACAACCCTTTGCGGAATATGCTTATGTATTGAAAGTTCACCTACCTTTATAAGCCAGTTTAACTTCTTGTCGCGTGCCTTAACGATAGGCGCTGCCAACTCAGGCTTATCACCAAAAACATGGCTCAACACCCCTCTGCGGTTATAGCAATAAGTGCACCCATTGGAGCAACCATGATAGAGATTGATTGCCCATTTGGCATATTCACCAGCCGCACCCTGCGGCTGGTAAATCAATGCTCCCTTAACAGGAGTTTCTTTTGTTTCTGTATTCATACGCTATTCTTCTTTATCGCTATTAACAATATCCTCATACTCTCCCATCGTGATTTCCGTGAAATCAGAATTCTTCTTCTCGGCTCGAATGCTATCATCAAAGAAAGCGAAAATGCGGTCTTTGTGACGCAAGAGCTGTGTGATGGAGAAGCTGCGGGAATCCGGCTCACATAAATCCAGTTCCTTCATTAAATCCCAAAAGCTAGTTACTGGCTTGAAGGACTTGAAGACGGAGGAGATAGCTTTGCCTTGCTTGCACCGCTTGTTAGGCGATATGGCAACATAGTTGCCATCGACAAACATATTACTATCGACCTTTCGCCACAATTTCTTATCCATTGTTTCGTAACGTTCGGTTGGTATCCAAATGGCGGTTATCTCGTACTCTCGCAGCAGACTTCGGTTAGGCTGATAGCCTTGATATTTCTGAAACTCGAAGCCTACGGCTTCTTCTACTCGCTCGATGTAGGCTTGATACTCTTCATATTCAGCATCAATAATACCCTTAATGTATTCATAGGCCTTTGTTCCTTTTTTCGCTTCGTATAACATAAGCTATTTCTTTGTCTTTCTAAAAACGTCTATCATTTCCGATTAATTACCCACCATTTTATCATACTCCTCCTGGGTGATTGCGCCTTTATTCAAAAGGCTCATCAGGTAGAAGCGAGCCACGGTACCAAGGGCGATTTTCATTCCCTCATACACCATACCGATAGTATTATCATCGGTGAGGATTTTCAGATCAGACTCCTTGCCATCCTTCTCGCAAGTTACCTTGACGCTGAACTTGTCGTCCTTCATCTCATAGTAGGAAATGTTGAGCTAAAAGAGCTGCTTGCCACACTCCTCTTCTTCTGATTCATTCTCTACATTCTGTTGTTTTGTTATTTCTGCCATATTTTTTTTGTTTTTATTTTGTTATTACTCTTTATTTTTGGCCTGCGATGGAATCGTAGGGAACGGGGGTGAGAGGGCGACGATCTCGGAAATTATGCAAGTTATCTCCATCAAAGGCCGACCCGACAACAAGCATATCATGAATTACATTATGATCCACTTTCTTGTGACAAGGCAAGGCCTGCGGATTAAAAATATCGCTATCGTCTATCAAGACGAATGTGCCATTAAAGTAAATCACTTCATACGTACATAGCGTTTCCGTATCTTTAATAAGATCATGCTCCCAAATCTCAACACCATGTCCGTCTTTTAACCCAGTGTACTGACAGATGGTGTAGCTCAATACCGGAATAAAGCCGCACCCAAGATAAAACGCACTTTCAGGTAAATCCTTACGTGGCTCGAATGTCAAAATGCAGGCTGCACCAGGGTATGTATTATCTGGAGCTGGCAGACCATACTCCCAATCAAGAGTATCCTTGCGTTTTGCTCTAAACTTAATATCTTTCAAATCCATATCCTACTCCTTCTTTTCTAAATCCTCACTCTGTTCAAAGTTCTCATTCCAACAGATGATGGTACCTTTTTCAGGTATTCTACATACGAAACCTGGGCAGCACCAGCATTCAGTGGAATCTGTTCTGACAGGGCTATCGTTTACTTCATCCTTTTCTCCGTGAGGGCACGGGATATTCTTGGGGTACTCCGTGGCTACGACTTTCACCGCATTATAAATAGAGCGAAGTCTGTAGTTTAATGCGCTGATCTTTTCATGCAGCTTACTATTCACTTTTTCTAAATCGCTGTTGCGTTTATACTGACGAAAATAGGAATCATCCTTCAATCGTTCGTACTGCTTACGGAAACGATGGTTAGTGTACTTACGAAAGAACTTAGACTTGCTGCCCGATTCTATGATAAGGTCGAAAATGAAACCCGCTATCTTCTCCTTTATATGTTCTATCTTTGTTTTCATACGCTTACTTTGTTAATTAAACAATATCGGCAGTCTGCGCCATACGCCACCATTAGACTGGAACTCGCTCTGCCATTCTCGATACTCTACATCAAAACGGACACCAATGTCTCGGTACAACTGAAGATTCAGCGTAGCAAGAAGCTCATCTGCTTTTTCCTTGCGATCCATCAAGATAAGCCTGCAGCTTTTCATTGAAGCAAAAATGTGAAAGAAACTATCCAGCGCATTCTTTCCTAACATTCCTTGTATGGCCCAACGTTCACGATTGGTTCCTTTGGGTGAGATATTTACGCCGTCAATATCGGTGTAAACCATGTTTTTGTTCCATTGTTTCACGTTATGATACATGGAATATCCTGATGTATAAACATACAGGTTTTCTATGTTCTTATACTGACATCGCAGATTTTGCACGAAATCGGCGAAGTATGGAATCTTGAAAGGTTCGCCACCTGTCAGCAATACGGTTCGGGCGTTGTTCAGCTCCTCTACCGTTACAACCGGAACAGAACTTAAATCATATTGGTCGTTGCAACACAACATGCAGCGATTATCACAATTCGTGTTCAACATCAAATGGATAATGCTGTGATCTGCATTCGGTTCATCTTCATATATTCTTATCATACGCTTTAAAATTTAATCTTCTCGATAATCTAAACCCAAACCAAAAAGGAAATGCTGCAACTCGTGGATGTAACAAATTTCCTTTCTTACCGGTTTAGCGAAATCCAATCTTTCTACATGTACATTCCAATAATCTCTTAGTATGGTACTCTTGCAGCTACGTGTTATTACAATCGGAGTACCATCCTTTTTGAATACCTTTTTATAAGGCACATCGCAACGCATTTCGTTCGGATCATATCCCGGACAGGAAAAACCTGCACGCATCAATCTTTCTGGTGTAATTCTGATACCATTCATGTTAGATACATGCACGACTAGGTGTCCCTTTTTAAAAAGTCGATTATAAGTGACAAGATATTCCGTTTCTGAAATACGCCCCAAGACTTCATATACAAGATGTGAATCTATTGATACCAAATCTCCAGTGATAAACTGAGATTCTATATCCCACTGGCACTTCTCTTTCCCAGTCCAAAGTCTATGACTTAGCCTATAAGACCTTTCTGTCTTTATCTTGTCGCAGATTGCAAATATAGTTACCGTTAAGAACACTAACAGAACTGCAACAAGAGGAGATGTTACTACAATCATACGCTACTTCTTTTTTCTTTTACGTTTATTCTGAAGATACTCCCCGTAATCTTTTGGAGAAGGAATCATCATAAATGATTTATCTGCCATTCTTGAACCTAACGGGTGAAGATAATAATCTCTATAATTTATTTTCATACGCTTATCCAAATTTATGTTTCTTACATACGTCAAAACATGAGGTTTTACATTTACGTTCTGCACACCAACCACTAGCCCGATGATCGTCATCTACATCATACCAATAACAGTTGCCGCAGAACTTATATACTTCGTCGGGCATACGCTATTACTTCTTGGGTCTATAAAAACTTTCCAGACCATTTTTTTTAAGATATTCTTTGGCAGCATCCGAACTATCAAACTTCATTGGTCGAGTGAAGCGGTCCTCCAGGTATCTGTATTTCTGCCACCAATGCTTTTTGTACATGATGAAATACTTGATTTCATCTGTAAAAGACGGAAGCCGCTCACCATTGAAAAACCTAGGAATACGCTGTGATATAATCTTTATCTTCATACGCTTATATTTATTAAAGTAAAAATATTCAGCTATCTGCTCCATCAACACGATAAGGGATATTACGAGTATCGCTAGGAGTACGAGCTGTAAATCTAAACATTGCACAAGTGTCATACGCTACTTATTTTTAATGAATACCTCGGTCTTGCTAAACGTTTTGGAACTCTTCATGTATTGGCCGTTATCGACACGTTGAACAATTCCTAACCTGTCAACAAAATCATGGATATATTTTTCTGCTGTCCGTTTCGCTATATGCAGCTTGTTTGCAATGGAAAGGACTTCGGAACGGTCGAACGTGTCAGGCAAAGAGGCATATAAACTAGCCTGCTTGACTGAGAGGTGTAGATTGCGACCAATCTTACAGATAGTAGGTATATCTACCTGCGTTAACTGCTTCACCTCCTCGCTCACAACCTGCTCTATAACCTTGCATTCTACGGCTTTCACTTCATTGATAAAACCGTCATCACGCAAGACTATGTAATTATAGAACGAATCGGAAATATGTTTATCCAACACCTCACCCTGCACCATTACATGACTGTAACTTCGTGGATCTTCATATTCTACTCTCATACGCTTATCTGAAATTATGATTATCGCAAACTAAATCGCAAGATGTTTCTTCTTGATTGTCGATGCACCAGCCTTGGCCGTAAGCATCCTCGTTGTCGAACCAGAAACAGTTGCCGCAACATTTCTTTTCTTGCTTTGCCATACGATTTTATTTAAATCTGATTACAAACATATTCTTTTTCAGCCACGCATCCGGGCACATGCCCTTCTTTGGCTTATCTACCGTTATCTCATCGATTTCCTTCTCGATATACGGCTTGTTATCTTTTGGATAACCGAGGAGGAAACGAACGTGAGTGAAAGGCTCCTGCACATCTTTGCGAAAAGCTCTATCTTCAGGGCTATCCGAAGTGTGCTTGAGTCCTCCAGTGAGATAACCTTGCACGAAAAGGGCTTTATCGGAAGCACTATGATATTTGGCTACGCCAGCTATCACGTATGGCCTATTCGGTATATCCTTTCTTAACAAACGCATCGTCCAGTATAAAGAGCATTCTAGATACTCCTCTGTCTTCTCTCCGCTTGCTATCTTCTGATACCACTCATCGGTTAAATGAATGGTGAGTATTTTCTTTTCTGCCATATTACTTACTTTATAACCAGTGATGGAATAGCTGGGAACGGAATCTTAGACTTCGTAAATTACAAAGATTCAGCGCTGTTTCCAGCTTTTCGAACAACTGCTCTTCTTCTTCAGATTCCTTTCGGAGGAAAAGAGAATAGATGTTTCCCATTGCTGAATAGAAGAAATTATGAGAGTTTCGGTATAGCTTAGTGTAGCTATCACGCAGTTGGAATGGGGTATGAGGAAGCGTAATAGGCAGCATAGACTTACTGAATACCGGTAATACCGTTACTGCTAACATTTGGGCATGATAACGCTTCAGGGCTTCATCTACCAACGTGAAAGAACACTTAAAGCTTCTTCTCGGTTCTTCTGCCTGGATTGTCGTATCACTGGTGAGGTCAATCGGAATGAAATGCGATTTATCAGCCACCAAAGTACCATCCTCATTTGTTAGCTTTTCGAGATCTTCCTTCTTAATGATGAAGCATTTATCACCTAAACCCGCAGGTACATGAGGCTTTTCTTCACTAAGTATTTCTTCTAACATTTTTGTCTTATCGTCCATACGCTATTACTTTAAATGATTCTTCTGACAACAGAGATATACGTTTTTGATGATCTCGCGGAAGACGGAACTTATCTCGCAGTTGTGATAAAGGATTTCTGCGATGTTGGCCTTCTCTTCAGGGGAGGCTTTATCTTCCAGGATATTGGTGAGGCAATGACCGATGTTTTGCTTGCCACGGGTATCTTTCGATACATGATCACCTTCGATATGATAGATGGCGAGGGTGGTAAGCTGCAAAGGGTGTTGCTTCTGGAAGGCTTCCACCTTTGCCTTGATTTCGTTCATTAACTGGTTGAAATCTTCGGTAAGATGATTTAAGCCTTTGACGTAGGCGATGAACTCATCAAGAGTTTCACGGCTATTAAACTGCTTCTTCAGTTCTTCGCGAGAGATAACTATATCGGGTTTCTGACGGAGCAGAGCATCTATCTGCTCGTCGATGTATTTCTTTTCTTCTTTTGCCATATTACTTACTTTTTTAACCAGCGATAGAATCGCTGGGAACGGGGGTTAGAGGAGGACAAGGAGAGGCGGCTGATGGCTGGCGCTCTTCGGCGATTCCTCTGCGGTTGTCATAAGATACTGGCTGTTCGCCGGCTGCTACTCGCTCCTTATTGTACTCAGCAAAGGCAATACCTATCTTATCCATATACTCCTCGTTGGCTCTACGGTTGGCTGTCTTGCTATCATATTGGGCTTTCTGATACTGGGCATGGGCATCGGTACGCTCGGCATCCATCAAGACAAAGAAAGATTTTTTTTCCAAGGTCTGCTTGCCCAAAAACTCTTTCAGACAGGCTTTCTGATGCGCCTTAAATTCTACCTCTTTCTCCATAATGTCCTTCTTGCGCTTCATGAATACTGCACCAGCCTTGGTCTTAATTTCCAAAGCTGCATCCTGCTTCTTGTTTCTCTCCTCACGCAATGGCGCGAGGACTTCCTTCTGGAACTCTTCTAATGTTCTCATTTCTAATAATCTTTAATGTATTAAACTTATAATGTTCTTATCATTAAATCTCAGGTAACGGCGAAAATGCAGCCTCGGTGGAAAATAGAAACCAAAACCACAATTCGGTTTACCTAAAATTATATCTAATCGAAAAACGAAGGATTTTGTCTCTTCTCTTTTTCTTTTCTTACTTTCTTCTCCAACTCCTCACCCCGCTTTTTCACATCGGCAGCCGCGGTAAGGATATTCTTCAGTTCCCCACGGGAAACTAAAGGATTTGCATTGACGATGGCGATAAACAAGTCTCTGCCCAGCTTCTTGTAGAGCGGGATAAACTCCTTATCTACCAAGTCGGCTGGCTCACCTTCAGGAATGCCTACCTGGGTCAGGTCTTTACCCTCCTTATTCACGATGAGAAGGGTTCTCGTCTCGCCACCCTCACCAGTAACCTGCACGCCACCGGAATATTTGGCTACGCTCAGTTGGCTATTCATCCAAGACTCCTTCGTGAGCAGGATGGTTTTAAATTCTTGTGCCATATCTTTACCTATTTTATATATATTACTAACTTACCTGTTCCATTTCCTTATCCAAGCAATCGGCGGTGTCCTGATACTGCACATACCGTTTATGCTTGCAGCAGTACAATCCGCCGATGCAATACCTACCGTGCAGGCATACCCAGCAAGGCTTGGCATCAGGCTTCTGTGAACAATGGGTGATATTAACCATTTCGTTATTTAAATCTTTAAAGTATAGCTTACCTATATTTCGGTTGCAAAGATATTAAAATATTCCGAATAACAATAGGTTATCTATCATTAAATTTAAATTACGGTCTAAAATTAATATTTATTATATATTAGAGACGAAAAAAGGTATAGTTTTTAAGACTATACCTTCTTTTTTTATTTTTCTTCTTTCAAATCATTCTTGATTTCGTCCCACATTGCCATTTCCACCTTCTTTCCATCGAAGTGGCCAACGGCTACAAGCTGACCACCTTCCTGGGTAGCATCGGCAGAAGAGATAGCGTTGCTGCGGATAATCATAATGTCGAACTCATGAATGGCATCCATGATGCTCTTCATGTCGATGGGCTGCATATCCTCGCGCGCATTCTGACGGATGCGCTGAATATCAATTTCGGTGAGCTTGGTCTGGGTCTGCTCCTGCGCCTTGCGCACGGCTGCCGTCTCCAGGTCAATGCGCTGCTGTTCGTAAGCTTCGCCTATCAATTCAGAGTTCTTGAACTGCGCCAAGAGGTCAAGAGATCTTTTGAATCCCTCTGCTCCTTGCGACATCATGCTAATGGCAAAGCTCTGCTCCAGCAGAAGGGTCTTGCCCTTCACCTGCCAATGAATGAGACCAGCTTGCTCCCATTTTCTGACCGAAGCATGAAGACTACTCAGATTTTTCATAATCTTCCTGACCTCCTTCTCTTTATTTTTTTTAAATGGATTCCACATAATCTATATCTTGTTTAAAAATGAATATTCCTATTAAAAAGCGCCCTATGCTCACGCACCGGGGAGGTATAGGGAAAATATGAGTAAAACACCCTACATTGCTTTGATTTACACATTGTATCACGGTTTTGCCTTTCGCTAAAGTGCTTACGTAATAACCATTTTTAATAGATTCACCTAAAAGATGAACAGTTTAGAGTTTTTTAAAAAAAATCTATAATCTATCCTAAATCTAAAAACATGAAGAATTATCATTAATGGGTGATGAACCTGATGCCGTCTACTTCGAGTACCAGGATGTCGTTCACTACCCTTATCTGCTTGCTGTTGATGAATTGCACCTTTCTCTGATGGCGCAACACATCTACCTTCAGGCAGACGCATTCGCCTTCATCTACGTGTCCGGTCTTGGTGAGGAACTTGATATAGAACGGCTTGCGCTCCACCTTCCTCGCTGTCTGAGGATGCACGTAGCCAGTAACCTGCTGACCGCTGCGTGGGTCTATCCATTGCCACTTCTCGCAGAACTGACGAAGGTTCTGATAAGACTGATGATATTTTGCCATAACGATACGTATTTATCGGTTCACAAATGCTTACACCATGCCGCCGAAGTCGTGATAATCACGATGGCTCTCCTGCTCCATATCCTCCGCATAAGGAGGCATCTGGACATGCAGAAAACGGTCCAGGATGATGCTCTTCACCTTTTGCTTCTCCTTGGCTACCCTCTGTCGGTGTCGCAATATATCGGGCAAACAGATATTCTTTAGCGGGTTAGACCAATCGGAAGAATTATCCCATGCCGAATAATCAGGATAAAGAACCATTGAATAATGCGACAGCTTACCGGTCGGAGTATCGAGCATCGGACCAGCCACGGTAAAAGCCTTTTCTTCGTTATAGAGAACCATGTGCGAGGTCTGGGCAGTCACGTCCTTGTGGCTTACGTATAGTATTCTGTCCTTATATTCCTGCAGGTGAATATCCAGCCAGTCCTCCACGCTCTTGTCGGTGGAGAGTACCAGGTGGGTGATCCATCCCCGCTCAAAGCAAGTCTTCAGGTAATTGATGATATAACCGGTGGCAGATGTTCTGCTTACGGTCATAGCCAATACCATCACGCAGAAATGGTTCTTCGCTCCACGGCTGGGAGTCGTGTCTGCCATATATCCGATGGCGTGAAAGAACTTATCCACCAGCACATCGCCGTGAGTATAGAAGCTCAATGCCCGACGTGGAGCCTGCATCACTGCCTTGGGCAGTTTTCTATCCACACAGCAGGGAGGGATGAAGAGCAATGTATCGTCCATAATCTCAATCTTATTCGTTCGGTGTAAGTTTAATCATTCATTATCATTGGCATGAGCTGGGTCAATGCCAGTGGTGATGACTCGTTGGCGGTGATAGTTGCTGCACGGCTTTGGTCGCCAAGGTGCAGGCAGACGGTATCGCTCGGAATAGGTGCAAGGGTATCGAGCAGACTGCTTGCCTTGAAACCGATGCGATACCCTTCCGGACAAGTGCTGTCGTTGATAAGTACCTGGTCGGTTGCCGACATGCTGAAATCAATATCCTGCGCAGCAATATCGAGGAACATGCCGTCCTTCTTCAGTACGATGAGGTTGCTGCTCTCGCTGGCGAAGAGCGCCACACGCTTTACTACGCTTGCCAACTCGCGCTTATCTACTACAACCGTATATGGATTGTTCTTAGGGATAACAGAGTTGTAGTTAGGATACTGCCCTGCTGCCTTCTTGCAGACAAAGGTAATATCACCCGAAGTGAAGCGCACCATGTTCTCGTTAGCTTCAATATCAATATCCTCGCAGTCGTCGAAAACAGAAAGGGTTTTAAAGAAAACGCTATATACGAGAATCTTACCTGGTGTTCCCTCACGAAAGAAATCGCTGCCTCCCGTCTCAGGGTTGTTGGTATGGATGAGTTTGATGAGGGTGTGACCGTTTGATGCTACAAATGTAACCTCACTTCTATCCTCGGCTACATCGATGCAAAGGCACTTCATGACTGGGCGAAGTTCTGAATCAGATACGAACTTTCCGGCATGAGAGAGGACGTTGCTGAAGGTTGCCATTGGGAGGGAGATGTGGATGCTGGCATCATCCGGCTGCGCTACACGCGGGAATGACTCAGCACTGAAATAAATCAGACTGACGTTTCCCTTCTTCACGTTGTCGCCATTCTGGGTGCAGTACTCGATATTCATCGAGCGCTCCTTGTCCTGAGAGAGGTCCATGGTGACTACGCAGTCGGCAGGGAGCGTGGAGAGGAGGGATAGTAAGGATGTGATAGGCAGGACAGCATCTTCCTTGAAGCTGCCTTCTACAATGGTGAGGGATGCAGGGATGGTAAGCTCGGAATCAGTGGTGGCTGATACGAAGAAGAACTTTCCATCTTCCTTACGCTGGGTAAGGAGCACATTGGTCAATATAGCGATAGTTGTCTTGCTGTCAATACACTTCGCTGCTTTCTGCAGGGCTTGACGAAGCAAGAGAGATGATTGTGCTTGTATTTTCATTTTTGCTTTTCTTTTTTTCGTTAATAATGCCCAGCGATGGAATCGCTGGGAACGGGGGCCTCTTTACCTTTTCTAGAACGGCAGGTCGCTGTTTGGATCATCGTAGCCTGGCATGCTTGAGTAATCATTTGCTCCGTCTGCTGGCGGTACATAGGCGGTGGCGTTGCCGGCTGCGCCGTAGGCTTGCTGCGGATAGGACTGCTGGGTGGCAGAGAACTGCGGCTGATAGAGACTGGCGATGCGCTTATTCATGCGGTTACGGATTGCCTTGAAGAGATGGGTATTCTCATCATTGAAATCCTGATTCACGATGTCAGGGTCTTTATCCTTGCTAAACTCCTTCACCTGCTCTACGAGCTTTGGGAATGCCTTGGCTATTGCCTTGATGTACTCAGCAGAGTAAGAAATCTTCATTTCGTGGGTAGGTACGCTCTTGTTGGTATCTCCACGCTCGGCATTGCTCTGGCGTATCTTATTCTTATACGCCTCGTTGTAAGGGTCGATGATGACTCTCAACTTAGCATTCTGCTTGCTGGCATCCTGCTTGGATGCCTCCACTCTAATCTCGTTTAAATCGATAGGAATGCAGACGTAAGGACGATTCGCATTCTTCTCGTCGAGACCAATCAAAACCTTGGCTCCATTCAGAGCCAGCAGGTCGATATTACCACTAAAACTTGCCATAATTTATACTTTATAAAAATTCTATTTCCTTGTTTACGAACTTGATATATGTTTGAAAGAATTGCTTTACCTGCTCGCAGGCTCCGCTGCCGGTGTAGGTGCATCTGCCTGTGCAGTTGGTTCGGGTGCCGTCGGGGTGTTCACAATACTCACCTGGGCCTGTTCCGCCTCGGTGTTGAGGACAGAGATACACGAAGGTATCTACCCAGGCTTGGCGATTGGCAACCCTTAAACCTTTCTTCTTCTTTATTTCTTCTTTCTTTGCCATAACTTATTTAATTTTGACCAGCGATGGAATCGCTGGGAACGGGGGCCAGAGAGCCAATTATCAATTATCAATTATTAATTAAAACGGCAGGGCGCTCTTATCCATTCCGGCTACCATACCTGCAGTGCTGCTGCCTTCAGCATTGCCATTCGGCATTTGCTGCCTTCTGCCCTGCTTGCGCGAGGTGAAGGCTTTCCACCGTTCCTCCTCTTCTGGGGTGAGGGTGACGATGTTGCCATCATCATCTCGATATGGTAATGGGTCTGGACCTTCTACGTACTCCTTGGCTATGCGCTTTAACTCATCGTAGCTTTCGGGGATATGATCCTTGCCGCTGCGGAAGAAGAAATAGACGTGCTTGCTTGTCTTTACCTTGCGGATATGCTTTGGCTCTACACTATCATCATTCTCCCACTCCCTGCCTACGAAGTATTCCTCCGTTATCCAGGCTCTAAGCTTGAAGCAGCCATGGCGCTTGTTATCCTCACCTACCAAAAGATTATCAGGATTGCAGATGATGTTCATATTCTTGCAATACTTCTTGATTTTCTTCTTGAAGGTGGCTCGGCTATATTCCTTACTCTTGCCTTCAGAAGCGTCAGCCCAATCACGCATAAACTCGTTAAACATTTCGTCTGCACAGATAGGTGCCGAATAGACCTCATTACGGCTAAAGAACCATTCAAAATAGTTCACCGTGTTCTCGGTCAGTTCTCTTACCATCAATCTTCGCTGTACATTCTTCTGAGGAGCGATAACGAAGGTGTGATAGCGCATGATGAACTGGACGGCAAGGGCACAGATGTATATCGCCTGATTACGGTCTCGCTCATTCAGCTTTTCGGGGTCGGTGGCGAGGTTCTTCATCACGTCTTTTGGAGAACGTGCCAGCTTATGCTGCATCGGGTTCTCACGGCAGAATCTATCAGATAATGATACCAATGGAAAACGACCGATGGTACTCTCATCATCATCGCTCAACTGCGAATTACTGGTAATCACATTGAGCGGCGATTCATCTAGCTTGAAGACTACCGGGTCTCCAAATTTCCTTTCCACCTTGGCACCCGCCGTTACCTTATTATAGAAATATTTCATCGGGAAGCCCGAAGGCTTATCCTCCCAATGCACTACCCTAAACTTGCCTGGATATATCAACAGGTCTGACAGACAGAACTTCGCATCGGCTATCGTAATGAAATCCTTCATATCGACGCGCAGCACATTGACCGCTGAACCTACCACGAGGTTCACCATCAATGATTTTCCGGAACCACCACTTGCCTGTTTTTCGTCCTCCACCTCATCTTCGAGGAGATAAGGACAGATACTTTGCATGTCAGCCCATGAGCGATAGCAGATTCTTCCCAAGCAGGAAATCATGTTGGCAAAATGGGAACTGATGTCGGCGATAGCTTCGGGTGACAGTGGTTCCTTGTTACGGATGCTATCCTGCTCCAGCCGCCATTGCGTGTTGCAACAGCCACGTATTACTCTCAGTATTGGCCAAAGCTCTTTCTCCTGCTTGCCTTGCCAATCCACCTGCCAGCGGAAAGTTTGCGCCCAGTCTTTGAGGTCTTTCTTCTTCTGTTCGATTTCCTCTCTGGAGAATACTGGTGAACCATCCTCATTAACCTGCGCCTCTTGCTGGGCGATAGCTGCCACCTTATCTTTATATTCCTGGCTCTCGCTGATAACGAAAGGAGGATTGAATACCCGCATCGTGAAATCATACGGTTTCTTTGCCAGGGATGGGATGAAGAAATTTAACCGCTCGTAGCTAACTGGCGTGATGGCTTCGGGGGTAATCCGCAATGCCACATTGCGGAAGAAGAAATACTCCGTATGGGCATCGAAAGACTCGGTGAAGTCTATCACCATGCCTTGCAAGCCTCCAGCTGATTTCTCGCTGAAATTCTTATCTATCAGATTAGCGCAGTCTGACATCATCTTGCGCTCCTGATCATTGTGTCGCCAACTCTGTTCCGTAAACTGCAGGAGTTGAGTCTTTGTGGCCTGAATGATACTCTTCTGGTCGATGTATTCTACGAAACATCTATCCAGATGGATGTACTGACCTACGAGGTCGGTGCTCTCTGGGTCTATCATTCTGTAATATCCGTGGCAAGTCATAAAGAGCCAAACCTTGGTAGGCGAAACCTTACAGGTAGGCGGTTTCGGTTTGCCACTTCTCGGATCACGAGGATATTCTATCTCGAATGGGTCCGTATTGTTGGCACCTCGCAGTCTTGAATATAGCGGCAACCTTATATCGTGGTCAAACTTAAAGTTGTCGGCATCATCCATGTGGTAACACATCAGATAATCTCTCACGCTTCTTGGAGAGCAACCATACAACCAGTTCCACCTTTGGTTATATCTGCTTCTGAAACCATCGGGCAGCGTGGCATAGCAAATATCGCAATACTTGGTTGCGATGGCTCCACAATCCCTTTGGCTGGTGATGTCGTTAGGGTAAATCATAATAACCCTTTCGGCAAATCGCTTCATCTTCTGATACTGCACGGCATTGAAGTCTAACTTTTCCTGCCTCCACTGCCCACGCTCGATATACCAGAAGTTTCTTCTGCCTAAAGAAAAGGCTACGTGGTACCAGCAGTATTTCTGAAAATGATTATCCTGCGCCTTATCTTGTCGCAGGGAGCGCATGGCATAATAGATGCTCAATGCGTCTTCGGGTGTCCGACAGAAAACAATGTTCTGCGCCTTGATTTCGCCAGTATCTATGGGTTCCTGCTCAGAATGGAAGGTGCCTTTCGGCTCTCCATCCTTGGTTTCGTTCTCTACCCATATTTCTTTCTCCTCTGTATAAGGCTCGTCCGGCTGCAACTTTTCTATAGCCGAGTGAACGGCAGTAGAGTTGCTACTCCGATGGTCCATAGCATAAGTGAAAACCTTGTCTCCCATCAACCATTTGCTCACCTTCCTTACGCTATGATCCTCGCAGGTAGAGAAGACTATCGGGTCTTGCTGCATCGCAGGACGGAAGAAACAGCCGCAACTGCCTTGAGGTGCTATCACATCTGTAGCGAAACAAACAAACAATGGATTCCAGGGGGTGCCGTAAATGATTTCACTCACCAGCTGCCCGTTTCTTACCACGTTTGGCAGGGTTACTTTATCCACTGCATAGATGCGAAAATCATCATTCAACATCTGTGTGGTGAAGTCCTTTCCAAAACCATATTGAGGAATACCCTTCACCATCGTTACTTCACACCCCAGGGCGGCAAGCTCCTGAGGGTTAAAGTCAGTCTTAGGGAGAAATGAAAATATTTCTATTGTCTGCGTGGCAATAGAACGGTAGTCCATCTTGGCAAAGAGCATTGGCCACTTGACTCTTGTCTTCTCATTGTCGCCATATACCTTTACCACAAGGTCATGGCATAGGCGCAGGAGACTGGCTCCGTGCATCGGCAGCTTGCGCATGGCAGCATAAAGCTCCAATGCTCCATAGCCATACTTACCTGTCTTGGTACACATCCAGCGCAGGGCACCATGCTCTGCCTTGGTATTGTCTTCCACGCCTACACCGTTATACATACCGCCACGCTCATTATTATAGATAATGAGGTGAGGGGTCTGCTTTGCCTTGCCCTGCCCGTCATCATCTACCTCTTCTTTTTGGCAGAACGGGCAAAAAAAGGCTGTCTGCCCCTCGATGCGCTGCTCATCGGCAGGCTTTACGAGGAAAGCCATGTCGAGGTTGGCTAGCTGGTTAAGTATAGGATGGAATAACATATCTTATATCAAGAGTTTATAAAGTTAAAAGAGATAGGGAAGGCTACACTTTTTACCAGCGATGGAATCGCTGGGAACGGAGGCTAAGAAGGATAGACCAAACTTCAAGTGTTCATACCTTGCCGGCTTCTATTCTGGAGCGAACGGTCGGAGCATTTGAAAATCTGTGGTACTCGCCCGCTGAATATCCTTAACGCCAATACGCAATGGTGAAGCAGTCCATGCGTATTTCCAGCACCGGCAGAGGTATGGCGTAACGCAGTCGTGAGGCATTGCTGCTCCCACTATCCCTATGTCGTTCAAGTGTTCCCAGGAGCCTCCCCTATTCTCTTTATATCAATATTTTCAAAGAAAAAGAAGACCTTCGGGGCGATACGGCCAAATTTCGAGGATGACTACAGCTACCTTCCGATGGGGTTTCCTCAGGCTTTTTAATCAAACTTTCCCCTTCTTCTTGAAGCTGTATATAGAGCGTTCGTGATGAGTGTTACCAACTTCATCTATCGCCCGTCCGGTCTTCCTGCCATTTTTACCGATGGCTCGGTTGTCTAAAATAAAAAATCGGATGGAATGTAGCATTCCGAAGCCGCATGATGTCATGCAATATCTTTATTTCTTCATATCTTCACGTTTTTATAAGTTTAAGAACTTTTCCAGGCGATAATGCCTTATCCTGCAGTTGCAGATGGTTTCCATACGGTGTACTATCATCTGCGAGAGACTTTCCATCGTCAGGAACTCGGTATCAAGACCGATAATCTGCACCTCCTGCCTCCAGTATATCTTGCCGTTTTTCCTGCGGCAACTATGCGAAGGCGTGATAACCATGTCCTCTATGCTGCCCGCCATCATCTTGCAGAGATATTCGCAGGCATCCTTCAGCAGGGCAAAAGGCGCATAGAAGATCAAGGTTGGAATATCATCCCTCAGTCCGCTCATCGTCTCGGTATAGGCGAAACGATGCTGCAATCTATATCGGGATAGGTTCCTATGCTTCTGCTGCATGCCTGCCCTATTCGGGATATAGGGCAAATCGAAGAGCCTAGGCATAGACTTCTCTTATCTTCTGCATCATCTGCCAGGTGCTATAGATGCTGCGCTTGCAATCAAAGATTGGGTCATGCGCGGCGCCTTCATCATCTGTGATGTCCTTATAGTCTGTAGTCAGACTGTAAGCCTTTTCGAGGGTGAACTTCTCCTCGTTTGGCTCGGCTGCATCCCAGAGGATTCTTGCCATTTCCAGGTAGAACGTGCGATGATCTCTAAACTGAGTATGCTTGATACGGAACTTGATGCCCATCTTCCAACAGATGTATTTCAGAATAGCTACATCGAAGTCGGTACCCTGCGCCCAAAGACAGAAATCTTCATCGCCAAGCTTATTCTTGATGTCGTCCATCCAGTCGAAGAGGTCGTTTACTACCACGTCGATAGGCTGGCAAGGCTGCTCGTCGCAGTCGTTGTCGAGCAAGGCGGCTTTCGCCTCGTTGCTCTGCTTGCTCCACCAATCGGCAGTGCTCTGGTCAAATGTGAAGCCGTTGAGGAACATGCTTCGCAAATCCACATGTGCGGAGAAGGTTGAATTTCTCAGCACGCCGTCGCCTTCATAAAAGAAGGGCGACTCTTTACCGTAGCGCTTCCATGCCACCGCAGCAATGCTCATCACGGCTGCGGTGGGGCATAGAGCGCAGGTTTCTAAATCAACAGTTACATCTATCATTTGTTGTAGTTATGCTTTTTTGGGGACCAGCGATGGAATCGCTGGGAACGGAGGCGAGAGGGAATGAACAATGAATAATTAATAATGAACAATTAATAATTATACATTGAACGCTTCTAAAAGCGCCCTTACTCCTTCCTGCTCCCATGGCTTCCAGTCATCGCTCGTAAAACGCTTGATGATGGTGGTACGGCTCATGCCTTTCTCCTCCATGTAGGCAAAGAACTTCATGCACAAGCCGTTGTTGGCTTTCTTCAGGCATGTGTAGAACACGCCCGGCTCTTCGCTCTTGGCAAGTTCTGCCAGATAACCCTTCTTGCCTATCTCGTTGCCCAGCGCATCGGTTTCAACATACTCAGCCAATAGCTTACCTACTTCCGGTATAGCTAAGAACTGCTTTTTGCAATCCCTGATGCCCTGAATCTCCCAGTCGTCGAAACCTTTCTGGAAGAAACGGAGATAAAAGGTTGATGTAGTGAAGCCCTTAGTCGACAAAAACTCAGCTAAGTTCTTCTTTTCCTCCACCGAAATATCATTTACCTCTAATGGAGTATTTTTTCTACATATTTTTTCCAATATTTCTTTTGTCATTTCGATTTTATTTCTTAAATTTGCTGCAAAATTAAAAATTAAAAGTGAAATTACCAAATGTTACCTATATTTTTTGCTAAAAATTAGGGGAATTTAACATAGGTAAGTTATATTAATTGTTTTTTCAGATGAACAGAACAGAGTTATTCACCTTTTAAATATAGATGAGATATGAAGTACTTTTATAATTATAGCTTTCTGGATAGATGGATGGAGGCTAACAAGGACATCACCAATAAGCAGGTGATGCGTGCAATGGGTACTACGAGTAATACATGCCTGGATAGCTGGGTGCGAATGAAGTCGCCGCTGCCTACCATCGCCCTGCTTCGCTTCTGCAATGCTTTCCACGTTCCGCTGTCGGCATTCATCGTGGATGCGGATGCTCAAGGGGAAGAGGACATGAAGCACGTGCGCCCTGGTGTTGATGATCAGTTTGAGCCGGATGGCGGGTATATCGACAATGACGAAAAGCGCAAGCTGGGCACACGTGCGCTTCGCAACCCGCTCGATGTGGATAGAATCAAGTCGGTGGTGCCTGGGTGGACCAGCGATGGAATCGCTGGGAACGGTGGCGCTCCGGAGTATAGACACGGAAGAAAGGAAGAGCACAAGGAAGCTGCTGCTTCTGCGCCTATGGATGAGGAGGAGACTATGCTTCCTGCTAGCGACAAGGGGGAAATCATGCTGCCTACTCCTGGTGTAGAGCCGGACATCAGCATGACTACCCTTAACCGCATGCTCGACATCATAGCTGAACAGCAGAAGCAGATAGGCGAACAGCAGAAGCTCATCAGTGAGCTGACCCGTAGATTGGAGACGCAGCAAGGGGGATGTAATCCTCAACAAACGGGATATGATACGCAACAGGGCGGATATGGCATGGTAGCGGAGGAGATTCACCGCGAGAAGTAGTAAACAAAAAACAGCCAGCTACCCATCACGGGCGGCTGGCTGATAAAATTTAACCTTTAAAAACTTAGATCTTAAATAAAACCTCAATATTATGAAAAAATAGTAATTTAGCCTTCGTTGATTGCTGCCATCTTGCGGCGAAGGAACTCCTTCTCTGTAATCACCTGGCAATCCTCACAATGGCTTGCATAAGGTACATCGGTGTAATAAAAGCCATGATGCAGAAAAAGAATAGGTGTGGTATTGCCAAAGGTGAACGGAAGCTGCACTTCCTTTCCGTCCTTATCCTTCGCCATTATAGGCTTGAACTGCAGGATGGCGATAAGAGCCGCTTCGTTTACCAATGGAAGCGCCATCATTTCCTTCTCCAGGTCACTACCCTCATCTGGAACGAAAAACGGCGTGTTCTTCATCCCGTCCTTGGTAGGCTCCTGGATGTTCGTCCAGCCTTCCTTGCTGATGGTGTTCTTGAACTCTACCATAGCCACACCTCCGGCAAAGCCTTCGGGCGACTCATAATAGGTATCAGCTCCCTGCTTCTCAGCCCAGGCTCTCGCCTTCTCGCTTGCTTCACTGCACTCGGCAAAGAATGCTTTCAGCTTCTTGCCTGTTTCGCTTTCCTCGGCTATCTTCAGATAGACATGAGGTCTGTTGCTTCTTACCATAAATCCTTGTATTTTAAGTGATTAGAAATCTATTATATATTTTTGGCGAAATATTGTATATATTTGTATATATTTTCGACGAAATATTGTATTTTTGAGACCAGCGATAGAATCGCATTCTGCCCAGCGATGGAATCGCTGGGAACGGGGGCGCAAAGGGGTTAAGGCTCTTTTTACCCTTTTACCTTTTTATCTTTTAGAGGGGGCGACAGTAGATGACTGGCTCGCCACTCTCGTCATGCTGCATATGGAAACCTTTATAGCCTAGCTCCTGCAGATATAGGGAAAGCGGATCTCCTAGCGGACAGACAATCGCCTTGAAATACTCCCGAAGCCGGGCATCATTGAACACCTCGCAGTCTTCCGTCCAATGATCCATCGGAGCAAACTGCTTGGAGAAAGCGAGTATCTTAGATGGAATGACGAAATCATCCAGCGTTACCTCTGCCTGCTCGTCATTATCTACGAGGTCGTAATCATTCTGTTTCTTTCTTCCCTTTCCCATTGTCGGTATGCTTTTTGATGGTGGTTAATAGCAGAACTACTACGAGTATCAGGAATAATGCAAAGGAGTTTTTTCTGGCTCTCTGCTGCCACGCTTCCTTTCTCGTTTCATCGGTGTTCTTATCCTGGGTATCTGATAGGCTGTCGGTGGCTGCCCAATGGATGCCCACATCACTCCGGCTGCTGACAGCAAGGCTGTCGATGGTTTTCTGCATCTGATTGATTTCCTGCTGCTGGTGCTGAAGCTGCTCATCATAGGATGACTGGTTGTTGTAGCTACCCTTGCGGTGGGTGGTGCGCTGGGTGGTCTTCTGTTTGTTGCCGGCAGAATCGGTGGTCTCGGTGATATGCTCCTGGATGGTTTCCTCATATTCGCCCGATTCCGATGTGGTGGCAGAGGTATGCTTATCCTCGCTCACCTTCATGGCTGCGCTATCGCTCACCGTCTCCTGCTTATGCACGCTGTCCTGCTGTTCGGTTCTGGTGCTGTCCTTTGTCTCCTGATGGTTATCAGTAACCACTCGTCGAGAGGATGCGCAGGCCGTGAGCATCATCATCACTACTCCTATCAAGAGTAGATGCAAAATCTCTTTCCTTTTCATACGTTGTCATTTATTTTAATGTTTCTGATGCAAAGGTACGGGAAAAAGGGGAAATGGGCGGGACAAAAAATAAAAGGTAAAAAGGAGGAGAGCCTTTTTACCTTTTATTATAGGACCAGCGATTTTACTATTGGGACCAGCGATGGAATCGCTGGGAACGGGGGCGAGAGATGGACGAGCTATCCTCGGTAGAACACCGGAGCAAGGGAGCCTTTGCAATCAAAGAACTCCCTAGCCTTTTCCTCGATACCGAGATTCCGGATCATATCGAAATCATCATCGCTGCACTCCACGCAGAACCTTCCGTTCTTCATGCCGATGAAAGAAATACGGGAAACCAGTGATTTCTCAGCATCGCCTATAAGGAGCTTGCAGAATGCCTTCCACTTGTCGCTACCCTCGCCTACCTTCGTCTTAATCTTTGAAGAAGCAGGCTGCACGTTCTTCTTTACGTCGAATGCCTTCGCATCGAACAGCTCGCCCTCTGAATATTTTCCAGCCTTATGCAGTCTGCCCAAAGGAGTATAGAATACCTGGAAGGTAATATAATCGGGGTTGCCTCGCTTTCTGCCTTCAGGATAATGCTCCGTATAATCAAAGGTAATATCAATATCATTCTTCTTTGCCTGTGCCACAAGGTCAGCTTTTGCCTTATCCAGAACGTCCTTCTTGAACTTGGAGTATTTGGCGTATTGATAAACCTTTTCCTTCGTCTCAGGATCAATCTCGTAGCATCCCAGAAAATCCTTCAGCTTCTCAACCGTAACCGATAACGGGTCGCTCTGCCCCTTCTTGCGTGGTCGGTCCTTATTCTCCATCAGCCATAAGTAAACCCTCGGTGTTACTCTTCGCTTGCTGGTCTTCGCTACGCGAGCCATGTGCGGCACATATCCCTTGCTCAAGTCAAAAGCATAATCTGCCACGAAATGATTGATGCTTAACTCGACAACACCCGAATAAACATCCTTGATGGTACCATCCTTGCCTACCCACGTTTTCTTAGGCAGCGAGATACGGTCGAATACAGGATAGAAGTCGGAAATCTTATCTTTCTTCACAAATACCCTCAGAGCGCCAATTTCTTCTACGATAGGAACCTTGCCATCGGCAAACTCCTGAAACATTTCCTTATAGTTGCTATGATTATCTACAAGTTCAGACATATCTATACGGATATGAAGAGCTTCCCTTTTCTGCTCCTCAGACAGAAACGGAGACTTAGGATAAGTCTTCTCCTTATATCGCATCTGGTCGTAGTACTGATTGATGTACTCCTGTAGCTTTGCGCTTACCTGTAGCATGATGTCTTGCTGCAAAAGCGAGAAGGTACTGCCCAGCGAAGCATAAGAGCATGGAGTCTTGATCCATCGCAAATTACAAAGCTGCTGTTCCGTAGGCTGGTTTTCCAGGTCACGGAAAGTAACCTGGTTTTCATTTATCCGCTTATCTTCATTTGCGCCCATAACTATTACTTATATATTTTCATTCATTTTTGTATATACAGATATAATAAATAGTATCAGTATTAGTATAGAGGTTTGAAAATCGCCCGAAATGCCGATAAACACTAGGGTTTCCGAAAAATCGAGGTTCCAAGAACTATACCTTTTCGTACCGAAAACTATACCCTTACGTACCGAAAACTATACCCTTCCGGATTTTAGAACTTCGTACCAAGAACTATACCTTTTGGTACCAAAAACTATACCCTTACGTACCGAAAACTATACCCTTCGGTAAAAGACTTTAGTAAGAAGGTAAAAGACTTTAGTAAAATTTTACCTCAAACTTAGCCACAAATGTAGTGACTTGTTTTGTACCAAGAACTATAACCCTTTTGTACCTTTTGGTACGAAAGTCACTACATTTATGGCTAACTTTTCATCGTAACCATCTAGAAATCAATCATTTTACCATTTGGTATAATGAAAATTACAATGGTACAACATATTTTATAGCGCATAAATAGCTATAAATCAACGCCTTACAACCTAAACTTAGCCATAAATGTAGTGAGTTGGTACCAAGAACTATACCCTTCGGTACTATTTCGGTACCTCAGAAGGTAAAATACTTTAGTAGGATTTTACCTAAAACCACTTTCCTGTTTACCTGCAAATCTGACTTTTCGTTTACCTACTCTTTCCCGAAATGGTCTACGAAATCCATAACAGCCTGCGCCGCCAAATCCTGAAGGCTCTTGCCCGTGCAAGCCTTAATCTGCACCAGCTTGAAGTAATATTCCATAGGAAGCAGGATTTTTACGCCCTTCTCGGCTTTCAAAGGTTTCAGCTCTGCTACCTCACCTTTATCAGATGATGGTTCCTTCGCTACCATTTTCGCTTCCGGTACAACCTCTTCTGCTGGCTTCTGCTCTACTGCAGGAGCAGCCGCGGTTGCCGTAGGCTGTTCTGCTGCCGGAACATCCTCTGCTGCCTGACTCTGCCCGTCAGATGGCTCAGAGTCGTAAATCTCTTCGATGCCGTGCATCGCTTTTGATTTTTTAATATCAAACTTGGAAAATCCGTTTGTTGCTTGTCTTGCCATAATATCTAATCGCTAATCATTAATCACTAATCACTAATCACTAATCACTAATCACTATTTCGGCATACTTGCCAATATCTCCTTGGTGAAAGCCTCGTAGTCGTTACCTACCCTGCTATACGGTGCATAGGTGAAAATATCCTGCGCCATCGCCTGTGCCTCCACCATCTTGGTATCTCGGCGGGTGTAAGCGTCGAACATATAATCATCAAACTTATCACCCAGATACTCCTTAAACTGCTTGGTGGCTTTCGTCTGATCGTTACTCATTACCATCAGCAAACCTCGAATATCCAGGTTAGGATTCAAATCCTCTCTCGTCTCCTTGATAGCATTCAGAATCTCAGCAATACCTTTCGTAGCCAACATTTCCAGCTGCACAGGTATTACCACACTCGTAGAACATGAAAGCGCATTGTGAGTGAGCAGAGACATGGCTGGTGGGCAGTCTATCAGGATATAGTCAAACACTTCTTCCACCTTCTGCTCTCCCTTACCTGCAAGCTCATCGCCCTGCATCACGGCAAAAGGTTTAGCCAGCAACTTAGTAAGAGCCTTGCGTGGTACGGGCATCTGATTGAGGAATGGTTCGATACCTATCAGGTTGGCTGATGCAGGAACGAGGTGAATGCCTTCTCTTACCTGATACACCGGCAGTGGCGACTGCTTGATGAGCGCATCGTAAACCGTAGGCTTACCTACATTCTGGACTTCACTCCACCCAAAGAGGAAGGAAAGGCTAGACTGCGGATCGAGGTCGATAAGCAAGATACGAGGTTTGCGCTCCTTGCCATCCTTGCTCTTACCAAAATAACCCTTACCATAGCGGCGCAAACCTGCTGCCAAACTCTGTACGGTTGTAGTCTTACCAACACCGCCCTTGTGATTCACAAAGGCAAGAACTTCTTTCAATCTAATTTCTGCCATAATCTTTATTTTATTTTAAAGTATTAATTTATATTTTTTTTTCTTCTAATATTTTTGTCTTGTCTTCTAGACGTACCAAAGTACTAAAGTACCAATGTGCGAAAGTACAAACGCACGAAAGTGCAAAAGTGCAAATGTACTGAGACATAAAACGTCCTAACGTTCTAACGTACGAATGTACCGAAGTACAAAAGTACTAAAGTCCGATAGAACGAATGTACCGTAGTGCATAAGTACTAAAGTACTACGGTGCAAAAGTACTAAAAATAATTCATTCCTGCAAATAAATACCTTATTAATTTTAAGAATTTAATCATATTTAAATATTAAGATACATAATAGTACTAAAGTACTAAAGCACGATAGTACGAAAGTACTAATGTAGGATGAAATTAAAGTACTAATGTACGATAGTACGAAAGTTCCAATGAACGAAAGTAAGTTTTTGCTTTCTCACATATTATATATATAGAAGAAAACGGGAAACTATATCTACGAAACTGTTTACCTCGTACCAATGTACAAAAGTACTAACGTACTAAATAATAGAGGTGTAAACGTCGATAGTACGAAAGTACCAAAGTACGTTTGCACCCTCTGATTTCTGCGATAGCCTATAATCTATAAATTATAAATTATAAATTAAATATATACTTCAATTCCCTTCTTATTCCATTCCGTCTTCAGGCTGAAGGTAACGCCAGACTGGTGATTGAAGTACTGGCCCTTGATAGTCGTAATCTTGTTGCGCTCAAACTGCACATCGGGAACCGTGAAGGTGGAGTAAGGTTTGTCGCTATCCTTCCTGCCCATGGTGAACGTGATGTCCGTAGAATAACCTTCTTCAGGTACCAGCAGAAAGTAGGTGATGAAGACATTGCTGCTGCCAATGTAATTCGTAACGTCAGAAACACGCTGGTTTTTCTCAGCGCCTATAACGTTGAAGTCTGACCAGGAAAACGACTTGTATTCGTCCATATCCATCTGCAGGGTAGAGCAGTCATCTGGAAACTGATCCGTACAATTCAATACCAGCTTCGCCACGATACGCTCCATCAGGATATTCACAGCCTGGACCTTGCCGGCAGCCACGCTCACGTCCTTCTCGGCACCGAAACTGTCCGAAGTCTTGTCGCTCGTCCAGCTGGCAGGCTCCGAGTTAGAAATGGCAGTCAGCACATTGTCATCTATCGCCCAGTCAGCCTTGTCAGCATCCAGAAGGGTAGGGGAGATGCTGCGGGTAGCAATCACCTTCAGCGTATGCTCACCGTAGGCAAGCGTCATGTCAGGTTCCGCAAAGTCGGCAGCAGAGTTCGTCTGGTGGAGCACCTGCAGCAGCTTCCCGCTCGTCTTGTCGTAGTCCAGGATAAAGATGTCGGTCAGTTCCTTGCCGTCTACCTGCAGCGAACCACGGGTCTCAGCTTCCGGAACAGCCGCAGAAAGGTTCAGCTTCACATGTTCCTTGCCATCGACAGCCTCCTGGCTGCCTCCGTTCTCCACTACATCGTCCATTGCGTACTTGGTGCATGAAGTATTCATCATCATGCACGCTGCCATCATCATGAAGGTGGTGGCAAACAAAAACGTTTTAGTTTTCATAAGCCTTTATTTTTTAAGATTATATATTAAAACTCTGTTTTTGCATCGGTGAAATTTCAGTGATATTTCACCGATGCTATAACGTAGAAATCCCTATTCCGTCAGGTTTGGGTCTTTGTCGTATTTGCTGGCGGCTTCCTGCTGCCAAACATAAGACTTGCTTTTATATGCTTCCTCCTGATACTCTTTATCCAGGAACTCGTTCCACTCCTTTTCAAATTCCTCCTTAACAAATTTCCTTATCGTTCCGAGATATTTCTTTTCTGCATCATAGATGATACGGTTTTCCTTTTTGCGGTCGTCAGCTTTCCAGGAAGTTGATTTCCTGAAGAATACTCCAATTTCAACCTTAGAACGAAACAGCTTGCGGTATTCTATCAGGAAAGGAACTAGGCGGTCTCTCAGCTTTTCTAATATCTCCTCTTCCTCATCCTCTAAACCGCTAGCCGAAAAATGTAGAATCTCATTTAAAGACATTACTACCACTTTCTTGTCTGTTTCTACCGTCAGTTCACAATACCAACATTTATCTTCAGAATCTCCGTCATTATAAAAGCAGTGGTTTATGAATACCTTTAAGGAACCAGTCATATTCGATTTATCTATATGAACATCATAATTGTCTAGATCAGGAATAAGTGATGAAATATATCGAGTATATCCAAAGACATGACATAGATTTTCAAAGGGTATCGTTTCGCCACGATGGGCGATGACTGGGTTATCATCAAAGTCGTCCTTTGCACCTGCAGGAATGTGCCAATAATCATCAGTGCCGATATAATACGGATTATCTAATCTATCTGGAATATCTTTGTCTTTCTTCCATGCTATACCAACACGCTCACTCAATATGCCATACTCATCAACGAAAATGGCATGATCATTATAAGGAATGGCTACTATTTCTTCATTATCTTTCATCATTCTAAGTTTTTAAAATTATTCTATAATTGATAACGCAAATGGTGCAAGAATATTGCGCCCCTTGCGATATTTTCCTACTTGAATGCTCCAGCCAGAAGTGGCAGGAAGAACACTGCTACGCCGATGGTAGAGAAGAGCAGCACGGCTACACCTACGAAGGCAAGGGCTGCAAGAGAATATGTAATTGCTTTTTTCATAATGCTATAATCTTTTTGAAGTATTAAAAATTGATGTTTATATTTTTGTCGCAGCATCGGTGATGTTCCACCGATGTTATAACGAAGAGTTTTCCTGCGCCTGCAAGGTCGTGGCCTTGATAGCTCGGAAAGTTTCCGTGATATATCTGCTGCCTCCATGCTTCCTGATCCAGTCGTGAACGTCATCGGGCACAACATATTTGTGGACGCTGCCCTCTGCTGCTGGTCTGCCTTTCTTATTTGATGTTTTATTGATCTCCATATCTTTTCCGCTTATCCGTGATGCGGTAGGGCTGAATGATTATATTACTTTTTCTTCTTTAACCAAGGAAAGAACCAAGAACCTTCCAAACATTGTTGCGCCCTGATAACGGCATACTCCCTGGTATGTATGCGCAAATCGGACGGAATCTTCTCTATTATCTTCCCTTCTAACTCGTGGTCATAATTCACTCCGCACTCTTTCAGAAGCTCATAGAGAGGATCATCGAAGAATGAGGCAAATATATGCTCCTGAGTGTCGAGGTTTAGAAACTCGAACGAGCAGAAGGGATAATCAAGGAAGGCGTGCAATATCTTAAACATCTTTATTCCGCTTATCCGCGATGCGGTAGGGCTTTAAAAACTTAAAATTCTATAATTTTTCGGGTAAATTGATACATCGTATTGTTTTATTTTTTAAATTTGCACCGTCTTCGGAAGATTTCAATCGTACCTTTATGGAATAGAAAGAAACATAAAACTTCCGTTGACGGTCAGACTTTCAAAAGTCTGTGGATTCAAACGCTCTTAAAGAGCCAAATTTCTACTATAGTAGATTCGAGCCGGAAGGCTCGCGGTTGCCCCGGCTTCGGTCGGGGCTTTTCCGTTTTATGCGTAAACGCCAATTTTATGAAACTCCAAAGTCGTGTGATTATCAGGATAGCTACAATCCTCAAACATAACCCAATAACCTTGCTTATCAAGGAATATCTGACCGATCGAGCTTGCAACGTCTTTCGGCTTGCCTGCCAATCTATTGCATATTATCCTAGTCAGGTCTTTATAAGGTTGACGTTGTTCGTCTATGATACGGAAAGAATATATATTCTTATCTCTTCCAGTAATCGTCAGTGTGGTTATTAAACCTTCAATCGTTCCGACTCTCTTGTACGTATCATCCTTGCACACCAAAGATTCACCATTATCAAACAATCGTCTTGCAAGAAACGTTGTTGTATTGTTACAAATAATCTCCGACATAATTATTCCTCCTCTTCTTTTTCGTCCTCATCCTCGATAGGATTCTGATAGTCGTCGCTATGTGCGACCAAATCATCGAGAGCTGCCTTGAAGCTATATTCTTTCATCGAATAATATGCGTCATCATCATTTAAGTCGTCGTAAAAGTCAAAAGAACGGCTACAGTCAGCAGCTTTTAGAATACCGCCATCTGGGTCAATCCAAAAACTAAACCAATAACTATCATTATTACTACCCATAAAGTTTATCTCATGGTCGGGATAATCTTCGGGATAATCTAATGTTATATAGGATACCTCGTTTAAGAACTTAATACCTTCTGAGTCGCCTGCTACCGCATAGATTTTACCATTATCGCATAAACGTAAGTCAAACCATGCTTCTTTTTCATTTGCCTGGTACCATGCAGCAAAAATCTCAGAATAGAACCTGTAATAATCGAAGTATTTTAAGACTTCATCATTTATATAATCATCATCAAAAAAGTCCTTTCCAAACTTTGAATATTTAGGATCGTCAACGGACAATTTTACGCTTAACAAACAGTTAAGGTTTTGATTGTACCCTTCTATAACAAGATTTAATTTATCCATATCTATTGACTTAACCGTGATGTCGAGGGCTAAATAATTATCACTTAAAATCTACACCTTTGAGCGGATCATTATCGCCGCCGTCTTCAATCTCGATGCCTTCCGGCTTAGGTCGGGGCTTTTTCGTCTCTTAATCTTTGGTTAAAGAAACTTCTTCGTAATCTACAAACACCTTGAAGTTATCACGCAACAAAGTTTCAATAGCTTCTTTCCTGAAACGCCATCCAGGAGCAGACCAGAACATATCACACTCCTCCAGGAAATCGTGGTCGTAATATACGCCGAATTTCTTTATCTTTAAGAACACTTCAGCAGGTATGCGATGCGTCAAGGTGAAGGAACCTGAATTTGGGCAAGGACGGGTTAAAATGGCCTCGCTCAAATCTTCGTCATGTGGCGCCGATTCGCAGTGAAAAGAGATTGCGCCATTTTCTATAGCCTCTTTAACTCTTCTGATCTTCTCATTCTTTATTACATTCTTTTTCTTTCTCTCCTCAATCTCTTTAAGTTTCGGAGCAGCAAGCGCAAAAAGTTTATCCATATTCGTACTATCAACACGATAGGTCGTATCATGTCCTTCAAAGCACGACGTAAACTTCAGCCTATCCTCAAACTTATCTATCGCCTTAAAAGCATTCAGGATGTTTAATGCCTTTTCGTTGAAATAAAGAAATCTATAATTTTCCGCACAGTCGCTACCGCAAATGAAATCATCAGTAAACTCTATGTAGGTAAAACTCAGTTCCTTTGCTTTTTCTTTAATCGACTTGAGCAATTCTCTATAAAAAGCATTAAACTCTTCTTTAGGGGTAGAATCGAGACGGATACATATACTTTTCTTGGTGTTCAGGCCCAAAGCGACTTTTGCATCTTGACACAAACAAACAGCCGGTATTACCTCATTATTAGATATTCCGGCCTTCATTAAACAATGATACCATTCTCCGGATATATTTATAAGACCGCCAAAATCTTGCCAAGATAGTATTCTTCCGTCCTTCTCGCATAGATATAAACAGAAAGGGTCTTTAGTATTCAAGAACTTCACATCATAAACAGTTCCGCTTTTCGTAATCGCTTTCATATCTTATGACTTAACCGTGATGTCGAGGGCTAAAAATAATCTATAAATCCAGTAATAAATCTCCGATGTTATAACGAATAAACTTCGTCACCAAGAAGGCGAGGAATGATTTCTGCATCCAGGATGCTATCGTAATCCCATAGGCGGGCACCGAAATCTTTCTTCAGCTTCGCTACTGCCATTTTATATGCCTCCTCGCCGTTCTCGGAATAGCCTTCGTACTCATAATATTTATATGAGAAATTGACGGTGGCATGAAGGCAGACGGTAAAGAAACCTTTTGGCATCGCTGCCAGCTTCTTGCGGCGCTCATTGATTTCTCTGGCGATGCGCTGCTTCTCCTGAATCTCCTCATCCTGCTTGCGCTTGCGGTCTGCTGCCTCCTTCGCTATGATAGCCTTCTCACACTCCTCTGGGGTACCAGCAAGGGCAGGGTAGCAATAAATAAAGGATGAAGGGCTACAGCCTGTAGTCTGCAATTTTCTGCCCGCCTTCTCGTCCTGATAGATCTTTTTCAGAAGGGCGTGAACGTTGTCGTTAACCTCCAGCTTTCTGCCGCCCGGCTCGTTCTTGTCGGTCAGGCTATTGATAAACTCCTCGGCTTCTTCTACTGAATCGATGATAACTTTTTGGTCGAAATATACAAAAAACTTCTTCATGTTGTCTGCGCTTCACCGTGATGCGCCTAGGGCTGAATAATTTATAATTTATGATTGATAATCTGCTTAGTTTTCTTTATCTGCTCACGCGCCCACTCCTTTGCAGTTCCTGGCTCAATATCGCCATAAAGCTCCATATCGTGCGCCTCGCTCAGAAGATTATCGTAGGTCGTATTATTATGCCGTTTGCTAGCTGCGATGATAGCCAGGGCGTGGTCATAATCTCGGATAGGGCGAAGAGGATTTTCACGCTCCATCTTTGCGATGAGCTTACCGCGCTTTACGCTATCGCCTCGCTCAAACTGACGTGAAATCATCGCTGATATTCTGTCGTTCTTATAATCTACCTTTTCCTCTGCCATCTGCTGCGCCTCCTCGAAGGTAACTGCATTCTCAGATTTTCTAACCAGCGAGCGCGCCCAGGCATCGCGAACGTCTTCCCAGGTTTTCACCTTCTTTACAACCTTCTTCTTTCCGTCGAGCATTTCAATGAATGCTTTTCCGTCCTTCGCGTTCAGGTAATACTCATGATAATGATCCTGATAGCCATAGCCGTTGTAGTTATCACCGAAGGTATGATAATCTACCTTCTTTTCCTCGACGAAAGCCTTCAGCTTACCCAGAAGTGATTTGGTACCATCAAAGATACAAATGTTCACTACGCCGTTCTTTTCGCGCGCTGAAACGCTGCTCTTATGTTTCTTGTTAGCATTCTCAACGGATGAAAATTTGGAAGGAATAAATACTCTTCTATAAGTTCCCATATTGTCTGCGCTTCACCGTGATGCGCCTAGGGCTGAATGATTATTATTTTACTTCAAACTCCTTAATCTCGTAAACAAAGGTTTCTTCCTGGCACTCTACTTGAAATCCCATCACGTCCTCTGTATGCTCCGCTACGTGAACATAAATAGGGGTGTTCAGATAGAAATTATCCGCTGTAGGAATAATTGCTTCCTCACCGTCACAAGTGCGTACAGACTGAGAAACTTCTGTGAACTCATCTTTCTTAGGAAGGCTATTGAAAGCCTTTTCTGGGGAGTCGAAAACGTTTGCGATAATCTTATTACAAAGAACAATATATACTTTCTTGTCGTTCATATTCTCGTCGCTTAACCGTGATGCGCTAGGGCTGAAATGATTATTATTGTTTTTATTTATCTTCTTATTTTATTTTCTGATGCAAAGGTACGAAGAATTTTTGAAACTACCAAATAAAATGCACTTAAAATGCTATTTTAGGTGCATTTTTTAACCTTTGTTTTATTTGCAAAGTAAATTCCCGATACCTTTTTATCTTCTTTTCTTCTCTTGTCGCCCACCTGGGAATCGGACCCAGAAGGATGAAATCTTTTCATCCATCGCCAACGTGGGCAATTTTTCGGCTGCTGCTATCCTCACGAACCGCAGGCAGCCTGTAAACAAAAACGCGGACGCTTCCGCAGTCAAACACTTAAAATTTCAAAGTTATTGAAATTCATAGTTCCCCGCAGTGGTGTCGATCCACCCTTGCCGGTCTGCCGGACGGGGTAGGGGAAAGCTCTCGGGCTTCCCCAGTATGAAGTGATTGAACATAATGGATGGTCATCCTATGCCACATCACCTTGCGCATGGCGCTTATTGTAATCAGCCTTAAATTCTTCCTCGGTCATACCCCGGAAGGCAAGTAACTTCTCCCATTCTCTATCTCTGGTGTACTCCTCCTTAAACTCCTCGAAGGTATGAGGAGCGAAGCTCTCGGCAACGTAGTATGCCTCACATCGCAGTTCGATACCGTCACCGATCCATTGCCCTGATAAGATGCGGTTCTCTTCGTCCGGAGTTTCCTCATCCTCCTCCAGAAGCTCGGCGAAATGTTCGATGGAGTACTTAATCATCGTGCGGATGTCCTTTGCCCATGAGCAGGTATCATCCGGCTTGATATTGCATTCCTGCAGCACCATCCCCACCAGCTCGTCGATGCTTGCACGGCTCTTGATATAGGCGTTGTGGTAAAAGTCGAAAGGGATAACGTGGTCCAGCTTCCATCCCTTTTCCTCGTTAACGGATGGTCGGCCGTATGCCTTGCGGCTCTCTTCTGTCACCTCACACTCAATTACCTTATTCTCAATAACGTTCAAACCGTTGTTTTTATTATTCTTTGCGTTCATAATTTTCTAATTTTTAAATTGATTCTATAATAATGTTTGTGATTTCCGAAGCCCTCTATAATGAGGGCGATTTTTCTACTCGGTTATAATACATTTACCTTCTGGTGTCTCGTAATCTATCTGATTATTCGCCCAAATGGTAATTTCTTTCGGCTTATATACGTTATAACCTTTATGATCACTAACGTATTCCCATTCCGTTCTATTCTTTTTCTCGTACACCAGAATGGCAGCCGTTTTTTTGAAAGCATAAGCCGCGGCAAACATATCACCAGCAATCTCATTAATTTCTTCCGGCTTATTCCACCAGCTCTTCGCAATTACCTTCTTAATTTTTCCTGCAATGCACAGGATGTAAGCATATTCTTTTTTCATACGATTTCTAATTTTTCAGATGTTCTATAATATATTGTTTGTGATTTCCGAAGCCCTCTATAACGAGGGCTTACGGCTTTTTGATGTCTCTCCATACCTTGCGTGCCTTGCACTGTGATACGCTGCCGATCGCCCAGCCTTTATGCTTGGCGGCAATCTGATTAAAGCGATACCAGATATTTATATCGGTGAACTCAAAGTGCATCGTACCTTTTTTGTAGAACTTCACGCGGAACCAGTCGAAGTAAAACCACTCGCCGAAATTGGTGCAGCTCTTTACAATCTGCTGCTCAAATGGGCGGCCGTAGTCATCGCTTAATGGCTGACCGGTGAGGAAGCTCATAGCTTTATAAAAATCCTCCATTTCTCCCTGTCGACCATAAGAAGAAAACGTACTATAAGACAGATAACCTCGCCAGATTTCGCAGTCCAGGTAATCGACGATAAATTTCTGATTGATCATATAGTTACTATTCGTTTTCCATTTTTCACCCGCTGTCGAGTTCTCAGCAGACAGGCTGCAAATGGTGTCGAATGCCTTCACTACGCACTCCTCCATGATATTGCCGATGTTCTGTAATACGGAAGATACGACCAAATAGATATTTTTCAGGTTGAAGGGGCGAGCCTCTGAAGTCTCGACGAATCGGGCGATTTTCTCCTGCAGTACGTTGGTGGTGTACTTCTGCATGTTGAGTAACTGGAAGACGTTTTGCCATGCTGCATGCTGCAACTCCTTGCGGAAACGGTCGCGGGTGATGTTCTGGAACTTGTTGCCCTCTCTGTCTGACCCGTGAGCGCCGAAATGAATGCGGCAAGATGAGAAGGTTTTTATATCTGCGTTTATCTTTTCGCTCGCCTCCTGCACTGCATCAAACTGAGCCAGGGCAGCGTTGTAACGTTTCACCATATCGCGCACAGCATCGTATTTTATTACGCCTTCCTGTCCGTTGCCCATATCCTCCCAGCCTTCCGGGGTCTCGTCAAAATCGAGGTTTTCAAAATCCTCTGTTTCATTTGATGGCTTATAAAGACGAAGGAGAGAGATTTCCGCATCTGTTCTGCGGTCTGCGGTTGCGATATTGAAGACATCGCCTAATTTTTCGCAGCTTCCATAAAGATCCGCCAGCTCCTTTAATTTCTTATCCTCGCCATAACAATGAACGAAGCGAGAGGAAGGGCAGAGGGCTAAGATGGTGCAACCATCGGGCGCAACCTCCCAAGCGTGCAAAATATGCTTTTCTACGCTGGTAAATGGCGGGTTCATAATAATATAGGTAACGTCTGCCACCTGCTCGCGCTGCACCGTCAGGAAATCTGGCGCAATCACGTTGCACTCATTATAAAGGCTATTCCGCAGGGTGTCGTTTATCTCGCAGGCCTTTACGTACCTTGCGCCGTCTTCCTTGCAGAATTTTACGATATTCCCCGAACCTGCGGAAGGTTCCAGTACCACGGCATCCGCCAGGCTCTCGCCCTGAGTCATCATATTAAAGACTTCGCGGGGTGTGATGTAAAAATCACGGTTAAATATATTTTGATAATTTACCATTTTATTTTCTGTTTTAAAAGAGTGAAAAATTTTTCTTGTGGCGAAATTTCCGGTGAAATTTTTCGCACGCTATAAAGAGGGATTTTCAAGCCTCCGAGGGGTAGGGGGTGAGGGTTAGACCCTCACCCGGTGGCCTCAGTTCCCGGTTTATGCGGCTTTATTACTGCCCGGCTCGGTACCTGTGCGAGTATAAAGAGCCATCAGAACTTCAGGAGTACAAACAACCTCCGCCCGGTTCGCTGCGAACTTTCGCACCTCTGCGCACCTCGTTTTCACTTCTGCCGGCTCGCTGTCTTCGCTCATGGCTTTTAGCCTGTCGATGAGGTCGAGCACATCGACGCCGCAAGCGCAAAGGGCGTAAAGTTCTGCCAGGGCTGCCCGCTTATACTCGCCCGCCATCGTGAGCCGCTGCGCGTCTTCTGCTGCTGCTCTCAACATTGAGAGACTGACACCCGAACCGCTGCCGCTATCTTGGCGGCTCTGTGCGGTTTCTTCGCTCTGCTGGGCGTTTGCGTCATCCTGTACGGTTTCGCCCGTCTGTGACTCTGCTGTCGCTTCCTCGCTCACGTCCTGCCCTGATTCTAGGGCGTTTAATCGCTCCTGCATCTGGGCGAGGGTATCGGACAGGCTCGCCACCTGCTCAGATACATTTTTTATCTGTTCGCGAAGGATGGCGGCGGCCTCCTTGCGTTCTTCCGCCCTGTGCTCTGCCTCATATTTTGCGGTTGCTTCTGCTGCCTTGTCTGCTGCCTTCTTCAATGCCTCGTTTGCCTTTTCGGTTGCTTTTACGATGGCAGAGATCAGGAAGGAGAGGGCAGACGCGAGAGCGCCGACCACTTCCACCTGCTCGCAGGTTTCGGCATCTGCTGCGCTCTGCTCTTCGGTGGTCTCGCTATCGTTTGCGGTCGTTTCGTCCTGCTGTGGCTCATCTGCTGCGCCCTGCTCAGTCATGCCGAACCACTCGCGAAGCTGTGAGACTGCCTCCAGTGTGGTTGCTTGCCACTGCTGCGCGTCCTTATTCCATCGCGCGCCATGCGCTTTTATTGCCTTACGGTTTTTATAAGTTGTGCGCTGATCGCCTACGACTGCCACACCCTCGGCGATCTCTACCAGTTCCAGACCCTCGGCAGGGGCCGCGCTCATGTCTACGCCCTCCGCTGCCTTCTCGTTCTTCGCTGCCTTCTGGTTGCGGTCTGCCTTCGCTTTCTTCTCTGTCTGCTGCTTTGGCTGTTCATTTTCTAACTTGTAGCGCTCGCAAAGGAACTTTAGCAATGTATCGTAGTGCATTTTTCCATCGTATCGAATGCAATTTAAAATCTCGCTGCTAAAGTCCTGATACTTGCGGGATGCTTCGTAATAGGCTTCGATCTCGTCGAAATCTTCTGGCTTTGGATACACGAAGCCGCACAAATTCATTAGCTTCTGCGCGTCCGGGTTCTTGCCCTCAGTAGTGAAAACAAAATTTAAATCTTCTCTTTCGTTCTTCTCGTGTGCCGCTCTACTCTCTTCTGCCTGTAGGAAGTTCTCGGCGATGATTTGACGCACTTTTACCATACTTTCTTTTGAAAAGGTACGTTTGAAAGCGATTGAGGAATCAGAGAAAGACCCGAACATCTCACGGAATCGGCACATTGTTTTTTTATAGACATAGTGCCCATAATCTGCGTACGGGTCGCTTTCGTAATATTTCCCCGTGAAATAGTAAAAGGCTTCGCAGGCTTCCACCTCTTCCACAATCGGGCCATCTTCCCAAGTGATTTTTGAACCGTGAAAATATTTTTGATTGTCTGAAACGGTCACTTTTACGCCCGGCCAAAAGTGGTTAAAAACCGCTTTAACGTTACGCTTGAACGCTGCCAGGCGCTTGGCGTTCGCGCTGCGCGCTGCCTTATCCTGCGCTTTTTTCTCCTCGCGTGAGAGGTGGAGCCATTCCACGCCCATCTTACCCTTGAACGTTGGCGGGAGTTCTTCCAGGATGCCGGACCATTGCGCAATTATTGCGGCTTCCGCGCGGTCTGCCTCCTCCTGTGCAATGCGTTCCTTTTCTTCCTGGTCTGCCTTCCAGTTCTTCGCCCATGTGTCGAAGTTGTCGGCGATGCGCTCAAGGTTCGCAATTTCCTGCTCTGTATAGGTTTTATTTGTCACGTTATCCCAATAAAGACCGCAACCAAACTCTTTGCTTAATGGGTCGATACGGTCATATTTGCCGAAGGTTCGGCGGCTCTCGTGGCTCTCATATTCTCCGCTCATGATATAGTCGACATCTTCCAAGCTCTTAAAGTCGTGACCGAATAGGCGAACGGTTTTAATATCTTCACCATGTACCGACAAAACAACATACTTTGTTTCTCCGCTCGGTCCCCAAATGCAGACGATAACAGAGCCGCGGCGGATTCCCTCCGCTTCCTTCTCTTCGTCCTTTGTCCAGGCTCCGGCGTTCTTCATTGCTGCCTGATACTCCGCCATCATGTTTTTAAACTCCTCAGGGTCGCCGCCCTTGTCTGGGTGCATACTGACACAATAAACGCGGAACTGCTTTTTTAACTCTTCGACTGTGGTAATATTATTAAAGTATTTCATGACTCTAAAATTTTAAATGTTTGTATATATATTATATTATTAGAACTTAATAGAAAACAGGAGACCGCAGACGATAGCAACCGCAGCGACTCCGAGATATTGCCAGCCGGTCAGCGTGACCGCCTCGGAGTCATCGCCGAACAGGTGGCGAGTATTGAGCCAGCGCCAGACGATGCGGGAATATCTGCCCGCCGTTCTTGCGGTCTGTGCTGCGCCCTGAATGATAAACAGGGCGCAGAGGGTTAAACACTTGGCGAGGGATTCCAAAACCTCGCGGGATGTAATATTGTTATTTGCTGTTATTGTTGCCATGATGATATATATTTATAAGTTCTTTAATCTCGTTTATTTGCTATTTAGATATATTGTATACCAAAAGGAAGCGGGCCAAACGAAATGCGGCTTTTGCGCTTTCTCAAACTCTGACGGGAAGAAATGGGCAAGAATTGCCATAACATTAATAACGACAAAACACATAAAATCAAGGCCAACCGTAAGCAGGAGAGCCGAGCCCAGAAGGGCACCCCAGAAACTGCCGCAGAGTCCCAGCGCCTCGACGATTGAAGCAATAAGGGCGATAGATCCGTACATAGTCAGGAGACCAACCGCGAAGACTACGAGCAAACAGAAAATAAAGCCCATCTTTTCCGCTGCTGCCTTTGCGCTGTTCTTCACCTTCGCCAGAATGTCGGCGAGGTGTGAAGGCTCGCAAGCTGTTGCGCTCTCTTCGCTCTCGCTGTTCTCCTCGTCCTTCGCTGACTCGATGCGGTGTATCATATAAAGCTCGCCGGCTTCGTCTTCCTCACGGTCTGCGAGTTTTCCCGGATTGATTCCGCGAGCCTTGCAGGTCTTGACATACTCCCAAGATAGATCAATTATAATTTTAGCCTCTCCGGTCTTCTCGATGCTCTCGATAGCATCATTTACCATTTTGTTTTCTCTTGCCTTCTGCTCCAGCATCTCGCCTGCAATAAACTCCGCGCGGTCGTATCTGCAAACTAAGTACTTGTTACGATTGCGATCTACAAAGTAATAGCGGCCGTTGCACTTGCGAAATCCTGTTATAACTTCGTATTCGTTCGCGCTGATATTATAAGCCTGCACACCCTGATAATTCAAATCGAAAAACAAATCATTGTTAACGATTTCCTTTAACTGCTTGATATTATTATTTGCTTTCATAACTTTTAAATTTTAATTGTTTGACATTGTTTTTATTTTCTGATGCAAAGATACTAATAAAATATTGAACCGACAAATAATTTGCAAAGAAAATACTTAAAAGATAGTATTTTTAACCTTTATAAACAATAATCTAATAGTATTTTAACAAAATAAACAATATCTTACAATTATAGACGGTTAAAAGCTATTATATTATATTATTATATATACCTTATTATATATAGAGAAAAACAAAAGCAAACAGAAGAGCGAGGAACGGGGAAGACGGAAGGGCAGACAAAAAACAAACGAAAAAGAAGGAACGAAAGAAAGGAACGAGGAAGGAGAAAGAACGGGCGAAGGAACAGAAGGGAAGAGAGCGAACAGGAAGAAACGAAAGGAACCAGGGCGAAGGATGCCGCCGACCTCTTCGCCCTGATCCTGTCCGCTCGCTCTCTTCTGTTCGCCCTTCCGTCTTCCCGTTCCTCGTTCCTCGCTCACTCCTTCCTGTCGACTGACTGCCCAGCCATCGCCAGCCGCTCACCCGGTCACACCCTCGCCAAGGCGGGAAGGAGTCCACCCCGTCCGGCTCTGGGTGATGTCATCGCCACCACCTCGCCACCATCGAGCCGCCGACCGGCAACCAGCCGAACAGCGCCTCAGGCTGCCCGATCTCCTGCCTGCCTCGTCTCTATCGTCCCCGCCTGGTAGGTGGTGAGGGTAGGGCAGAGAGCCAGCCAGGGCGGGCCATCCCTTCCCGCTCACCCTGCCGGGGTGCCTTCGCATATATGCGGACACCTCAGGAGGTGGGGAGGGGGTCGGTCAACTCCCTCAGGGCGGCGGGGCTCATCGGCGTGAATCAAAGACTCCAGGATAATCGACACGATGGGATTGCTCTAAATATCAATTATTTAGATTCTCCGACGGGTTTGCAAAAACATAGAGATTTAAACGTAACTAACTAAAATATAAATAGTTATCGGGGTGAATAAATAATTCACTTTAGTTACAGTATATGTTTTTCATATCATATTTTAAGGCTTTTGCCCTTACTGGGCGAACTGAAACCGCACGCCTATACCCAGGGCGATGCCCTGGGCTAGGAGCTGCTGCCCCTTCATGACGTGCGGGACTTTTTGTTGTCTATATCTTAGGCATAGGTATCGGAATGGAATCATCTCCATTGGTATATCTTACTGCCTTCAGATATTCTATTCCGTCACACTTTGCAACACCCTCTAAAAAGATGAGGTCGCAAATATTGCAGCGGTACATATCATATTCTCTGTAATAAGCATTCCATGCCTGAGTTACACTCGGACAACCGTCAGTCATTTCCTTCAATCGCTTGAAACGAGCCATGATGCTACGGTTAAGCTCTGACAACGGCTCCAATGTATCGGTGAAGCTGATAGGCTGGAAAGAGGAAATGGTGGCTGATTGCACCGTATCTACTACCTTGTGGAATACCTTGCGGTAAACCTCGAATACTGGTCGAACCTTGCGGGCGATAAAGAACTCCAGGCAAGGGACGGAAAGCATAAAAACTTGCGTGGGGCGACCCATGAAATCTAGTTTTTTTCCCTCTTGGGTAAAAACTACCGACTTTTTAACCTTTTGGTTAAAAATTTGATAATCAATGCCTTCAATGAATAATTCGCTCTTTTTGAGCGTCTGCACCGCCTTTCCTTTGGTAGCATATACCAATGGCCAAACATCTTCCAGGTTAACTGGAAACTGCTCATTGCTCTGCATCAACTTGGCAATACCCTCGAAGTATGCCTTAATCTCACTCTCACTACTCTGCTTTGTTAACTGAAACTTGCTGTTTACCATGATTTCTTACTTTTAAAATGAATACTTACTTCTGACCAGCGATGGAATCGCTGGGAACGGGGGCACAATTAGACATTAACTGCTGATACTGCGGGTTTGAAAGTGGAGCGCAAGCAAGTGCACAATACTTCTACTCCCATCGTATAGGAAGTAACTCTGTCGTCGCTCATCTGTGAGAAATCGGGTGGCGCAGTGGCAAGCTGCTCGATTACTGCCGTAGCTGCCTCCTGAAGGTCAGCTTTACCCATTGGTAGGGTGATTGTTGTTTCTTTCATTACTACATTACTAATTTTAATCAGACATTGGCGCACATATTTATATATAAAAAGAGGCAGTACGCCCTTAACCCCTTGTCTAATGACATAAAACGCTCGAATGTAGGAAAGAGCTTGCCACGCCAGCGACATTACTTCGCAAGCAGGGGAGTTCGTACTGCCATATATCTATACGCAGCCTCTGTATCAGAGACACATCACGTGCTTCGATACTTTCCCACATTCCGAACATTTTATTTTTTAGACGGTGCAAAGATAAGGAGATTTATCGAAATTACCAAACTTTTTCTAAGAAAATTCCATTTTATGAGTAATTTCTCTCCAAAAAACTTGCGTAAATCAATATTTTGTTATACTTTTGTACCCGAACAATAATATATTAGATAAAGATTATGAAGAAACTGGATATAAAAAGAGCCTTGCGTGAACATAACATGACGCAGGTAGAACTTTGCAAAAGAACCGGATTGCTTACTCAGAACATGAGTCCGATTATAAACGGCAACCCTACCATCTCTAAACTCTTCCAAGTAGCCGAAGGCATCGGCTGCGACATCACCGACCTTTTCTATCCCGACCCATCAGAAGAGGAAACAGAGAAGGAAAGCGCTCATCTCTCCATCTCGGAACTGAAAGAGATAATGAAAAGGGCTTACCCTAGCATACCGAAAGAAGGGGTGGAGGAGATTGTGAAGATGATTGAGGAGAAGGGGTTGGTAAATAAGACTCCGAAAGAACTCGACGAGGCTAGGCGCAAGCATGAAGGCGAAACCCTGAACGCTACGCTACGAGGAGATTTGCCGGAAGGTGTTATTAATAGAGATGTGAAGTTCGTACAGGAGGCAGCAGAGAGCGAGCCGGCCTACCCAGTTCACGAAAACGGACTGGTATCGGATAATCAGCAACAGATGCTGAAAACAGAAACCTTCTGCCCACATTGCGGACAGAAAGTTAGGGTAGGAGTTGTGCTCTTGTCAGAGCAATGTTAAATGTTAAATGCTGAATTAGGCTAGCGCCGTTGAGTGGGACCAGCGATAGAATCGCTGGGAACGGAGGCTTTGGTCCGTTAGGCTAATTCAACATTCAACATTTAACACTTAACATTTCCACACGCCCCCGTAGGGGCGGGTGGTTTATCCTTCGCCGCCAGGGTTGCCGGAAGCGCCGCCTTCGGTGGTTCCGGTATCAGCCTTGATTTCGCCCGTGATGTCGAGGTCGCCAAGCATCACCTTCAGGTCATCGGTGACGAGAGAACGGAGATAGTTGAGCGGATTGCCAATCTTGTGCTGGCTCTTGTAAGCCTTCATCACAAGCTGATAGTTGTCGCTGCCCTTTGGGTTTGCCTCAGACGGCTTGTTAGCCAGCCACCAGGCAGTGCCGAATTTAGCTTTCGACGCAAAGAGCTTGCGAACGGTCTGCTGTGCCTCGGTGTTGGCATCTGCATGCTCGTGGCGGTCGGAACGGGTTGTTTTGCCCGTCTGCTTGTTTACGGAATAAATGATACCCTCGCGCTTGCAGAGTCTACCGGAAATGGACTGAATGTCCGATGGAAAATTTACATGTGCCATAATCGTAAAATTTTAAATTGTTAAACATTTAATTTACGGAAAAAGGGGTGCGGTAAAAACGGATAAATTCCGTGAAACAATTCGCTGCTTGAGCGTGAAGAAGGATATGAAAATCGGGCTGGAATGATAACCCTATCATAACCCTATCATAACCCTATCTTAACCCTATGTTATTTACCTGTAATATCACATCGGATTTTCCACAGGTAAAGGTACAAAAAAGCTGCGTGAAACATGGGACAAAGGGAATGGCGGACCAGCGATGGAATCGCTGGGAACGGGGGCGAGAAGGGAACGAAATTTTATTAACAACTTAAATATATAAACGGTATGAAAAAGAAGACTTTTAATTTCTTCGCTGCCATGCGAGGGAAAGCGATGGCAGCAGCTATCCTTGGGATGGCGATGATGATGGTGATGGGCTGCGGCGTAATGACAGGTTGCAGCAGTAGTGATGATGACAACGAGAAGGAAATGGCTAAGGTGAAGGAGTATCTTGCCGGCAATGAGTGGACCGTGAACAGTACCAGCGGTACTTACTCTTATTACAAGAACCATCTGGTTATCTATGAGAATGGTGGCGGTTTGACTCCGGGCGGTTATGTTATCGAGCCTGACGTTGCCTTCGGCTACTGGCAGATGGATGGCGACAAGCTTACTACCCGCTTCGAGGTGGGCCGTCCGGAAGGCTTCAATATCAAGAATCTACTGAATGAGACGATTTCGGGGGTGCATCTGCAGGAAAGCAATAAGATTACGGGCAGCAGGGTATCTGTGAGCATCGATATGCGTCCGCTGATTGTGGGTACCTTTGCCAATGGCAATGAATGCCAGATGAGATGCGGCAAATCGCTGGATGATATTTCGGACGAAACGGAACATGACGGGGCACTGCGCGGCACCTGGTATAGCGGTATCTCCATATCCGATTCTCCGGGCAAGACGTATGTAGGCTCCATGACGTTTAACGATGATGGAACAATGCACATGGTGATAGAAGGCAAGCAGGATTTCACTACCACCTATACTACCAGGAATGGAAAGGTTACTATCAATGGTTATCTAGTGAAGAATCACGTGGCTACCTTCTATTACCTGAACCTTTATGGCTCGCTCATCAAACTTTATAGCTGCGAGAACGGATATATGTCTTCTATCTGGCGAAAGAATAAGGAGGAGATATATCAGTAAATGTTATTGCTTTTAAGAATAAAAAGAAGCCTTCTGCTCCTCTGATTGAGGGGGCGGGAGGCTTCTTCTTTTCATGGTGGTGGACCAGCGATGGAATCGCTGGGAACAGGGGCGAGAGGGAAGCGGGGAAAATATTAAATATTCAAAATTTGAAGGCTTTTCGGATTTTTCTTCGTATCTTTGCAGGCGTTTCCATGGTCCACAAGGGTCATGAAAGCTATAATCTTTATAAAAAAAAAGTATTAAATTGATGAAGCCCTGCCGTCCGCGATGGATAGCAGGGCTTTTTCTTTCCTCTATGGACCCAGCGATGGAATCGCTGGGAACGAAGGCTTTCTTTTTTTTAGAGAGGGCTTCTTTTGGGGGGAAGGCTTCTTGGCAGAAACGGGCGCTTTTACTCTTAACGGAGATAAGTAAGCCATCTATATCGCTTCCTGCCTTCACGGTACGCAAGGTTCTCCTGATTTGCGTAGGCTTCCTGCTCAAACGATATTGACCGATAAGCTTTATGACTGTCTCTAAGGATGATAAGCCTGATGAGCCATTCTACCACATACCAAGCGTAGAAGAACACATAGAGCATTTCTTTCATCTGCTCAGTATGTATCATTTCATGATTAAGAGTCTTATCACTAATCGGTCTGTCTCTTCGTGTGAAGAGAACCCCGAAGAGGTTCACGTAAGCGAAACCTCTAGGGGGAATGATTTTATTCTTGATAATCTTCATACTAGATAATGAATAATTCTACAAATAAATACGTAAGGAACACGTCTACAAACCCTGATATCTCAAGCCAATACCAAGGATGGAACTTAACATCCTTACTGATATACCAGATACCGTTTGCCACCTTGAAGAAATCAATGGCAACTAGGTAGATGGTGTATAGGAGAGCTATCACGAACGTTATCCACCAGCACACAGACAAGCACCAGCCTACACAACCTGCCGCTGCCACGATAGCTGCCGACTTATGCACCGAATAGGCATCACGGTCGCAATAGTTAGGGGCAAAGCCTACGAAGCACAAGCCTGCACAGCCAAGGAAGGCAAGGAACTGGATGCCCCTGCCCATATCGAGCAGGCAGATAAGCATAAGGAAGGCTACCGCAACCATGATCAGCGAGAAGAGCCAACCCATGTTGCGGGGCTGCTTAAAGAGAGCGATTTCGCTGCCCGTAGTAGACTGCAACTGATAATATGTATCGCTCACCATATTAGGGATGCCGAAGCGCAAAGCCATCAACAGCAGATACCCTCCAAGCAAGAGAAACGAGATAAATGCAAGATACCACATAAGCCTACACCTCCATCTTTAGTTTATCAGGATAGCCTGCACGATAATCATAGGTCAGGACACCCTCAATGTTATCCAACTCCATCACTGCCTTCTTGTGCGCTGCCGTCACGTTGAAGCACTCCAGGGCATACATTTCGAGGGCTGAGAGCAACTGTATAGCCTTGTCGCAGTCTACTTCGAGCTGATAGCTTCCCAGCCAAAGTGTAGTCTTCTGCTGCCCCATGCTCTTGGCGATGGTGGTAGAGTTCATCAGTCCTACTCTGGTAGCCTTGTCGAGCCATACCTCCATGCCGTTCAGCAGGAAGGAATTGACGGACGAAGAAGCATCGTACTTTTCAATGTAGGCAAGCATCGCCTTCTTCATATATTCCAATGGCTCTGCGCCAAGACCCTCACTAATCTCTTTAATCTCCTCCATGCTTGCCTGTTCTCCACTCGACAAGATGTCGTTCAACACTAAATCCATGCTTGGCTTGTAATCATATCGCTCAAGCATGTAATCACACAGGGAGGATTCCTTTACTTGCCCATCCTCTGTTTTTTCAACCTGCATGGTCTTAGCCCATGCTACACGATAGATGTCACCATCTATCACCCTAAAAGCCGTGAAATCGGCTGATTCTCCAAACGTTTTTACCATATTATTACAATATAATTTCGTTTTAAAATATATTCTCCATTACTACCTTTTTCTTGCTTAAAGAAATGTGGTAAAATAACAAAGTCTAAGTGTTAAATAGAGCACACGGCAATGACTGCTATTTCATTATACTTATAGTCTTGGAAAATTTCGGAATTGTAAACATCACACTTCCAGGCTCTGGAGGCGTTTGCCTGAGTGGAAGTCCAATAGTTGGATGTCATATATTTACTGCCAATTTTGTTCATTGCTACATTGATAGCCTCTTGATTAGCGCAAGCATTCATTGCTTCGCCTGCTGACCATAAGTAGCCTTTCTTTCCATTTTTAAAGGTATAATTGCGACAATACTTAGCAGCTTGAGCAACAGCAATACCGAGTTGTGCAATAATCTTGTCTGTGTTCAATTCTCCTGCATAGTCTTTCTGTGCTTCTGTAACACCTTCGCTAGTGACAATTCCAGATATAGCTACTCCGGTATCTCCCCAATTTACACCTAATGAATTGAAGGTTGGAGCAATCACAAAATGACTATTTTCAGTTCCAACGTATACACCTACTGCCTTGCTATTATTGGCAGTATCCCAATTCTCAGAGAGCGTAAAGTGTCCATCTGTATCGTATATATATACACCAAGCGGTAATTTAGTATAAGTTATTATTACATTTCTACTTGTACTAACACCTGCTGTGTAAGACTGACTTAAAGGTGTAGCATATTCACTTATGCTACTTACACTTACTGTATACGTATTAACCGAAGGAATCTTGAACACAAGCGGTGTTCCCTTCCAGGTCTGCGTCTGTGTCTCTCCACTCATCGTGTTCTTAACGGTCACAACAGCACCGTTCAGCTTGCTATCTGACGATGATACTGTACTTTTAAGTGTCACTGTCACAGTTTCATTGTAATCACCTCCGCTAATCTCTCCCCATACAGCTTTTATACCTGTAGATGTACCTATAACGTTGTATAGCTGATAAAACTTATATCCATGTTCAGCAGAAGAATCTCTTACTCGGCACATGTATCCTGCTCTATATAGGTGAGCAACTCCATTATCAATGTAGGTAAGTGTACTTGATGTAGGAGCAGATGAGAGTGTAGGAATTATATACTCTGTATCTGTAAACTTAGCATTTTCAGGTACATCTGCATTGACTGTATGACCATTAACTCTGGCAGCATTATCCGCAGTTGATGCGCTCGCAGCCTTCTCCGTCTTGCCGAGATACTTTTTGTCGGCATCGACTGTTTTAATGTATGCCGCCAGACTCTGATGTGAGGTAAGGAATCCGCTATCGTTAGTGAGCTGTGATACCTTAGTTGGTATTTGCGAAGTCTTGGCGTAGCCTGCGAGAGATTGATGAGAGGTGAGATAGTTACCCAAATCCACAGGTGTACCACCAGTGGCAGCAATCGTCTTAGTCACACCATTAATCTTAACACTGTGAGTGTGAGATTTATCACTCTTTCCGCTAATATCTTGATGTGAGGTAAGATAATTACCCTTAGGCTGATACTTGGCTGCTGCGTCAGCATCTGTGATATACTTCAACCCCTTTACCCAAGTCTCAGTTGCATATCCTGCAAGACTCTGATGTGAGGTAAGGAATGTTGCACCTTTTATAAAAGATATTGTCTTTCCGCTCTTTGTGACTGATGTTACCGCATTGCCCGAACCGCTTACGTTTATAGCATTCACGTATCCGTCAAGCGACTGATGGGAGGTCAGATAATTGCCTATTGGCTGATACTTAGCTGCCACATCTGCATCGGTGACGTACTTCAACCCCTTGACCCAAGTCTCAGTTGCATATCCTGCGAGACTCTGATGAGAGGTAAGGAATGTTGCACCTTTTACAATAGCTATTGTCTTTCCGCTCTTTGTGACTGATGTCACCGCATTGCCCGAACCGCT